CGCAGAAGCCACATCTCTCAGCCAAATATACTCGTTGCCAAAGATGTCTGTGTGCTTATATTTACGGAATACTTCAAGCTGCTGATCAGCTTCACCAGTATCATAACCACTAGAGCTCCATACTGTACCTCCATATACTTGCATCTCTGTGAGAGCACTAATATATTCTTCGCTCCAAGTCCAACCAGATGAACAACCAGTAGCTTCACCAAAACGGTTATATCCATTCTGATTTACTGCATTACTCATCAGTTTGTTGTGCGCAAGTAAGTTAGTAGAACCAAGATCTGTTTGAGCCATTGGAAGAACTGTATTCTTAAGATAGTGATGAAGATCACTATTCAAATAACCAGCGCCTCTATCATCTGCCCCTGTATAAGTATTACCACTTGCATTCCAAGCTTGAGTTGTATGAGGGATTACAATAAGACCTACATGATTTGTTGTACAGGTGTAACCATGAGATCCTTTCATACAATTAAGACCTGCAATAACATAAGTATGACCGTTAATTGTTTTCTGGTCACCTACTTTAAGTCCGTGTTTCTCTAAGTTGCCATCAGCAACTGCTGCTTGCAAATCTGCTAAACTAAAATCAGTTAATCTTGCACGACTAGAAAGGAACGTTACCTGATCTTCCGTGTCATTTATGGCCTGACGTCCTTCAATATCTGCATAATTCTTTGTATTACCGTTTACTGTACGTTTTACAACGTGAGTAGACAAAATGTCTGTAGAAACTTTTGTCATGATTTTCTATTATTAATAAGTTTTAGAATGTGAATACGTCAGCGCCAGTAGTTATATCATTTGTTATTGTCGCAGTACCAACTGCTGTAAATACATCAGCGCCAGTAGTTTCATTTGTAGTTAATTGGAATCCACTTGTTACTATTTCGACAATGTCACTTGCTACACTATTTTTAACCATAGTGAGTTTATGAGTAGAAGAATTATAAGCAACATTGTTAACAATATCAGGTGCATTTAATGTCTATTGAGAATCTGTACCTCCTATTCTAACTACAGTATTATCAACAGAAAATTCTCCATTTGATAAATCCAATCCATCTCCTGCTGTATATATTTGAGGAGAACTGATTGCGACATATACAGATCCAGACCAGCGATACGTAAGATTAGTAGATTTATCTACATATATCTTATCTGATTCTGCTGTAATTAAACCAGAATATGTATCTGGTTCATCATCTTGACCTGGAGTTGATGTAGTATAGAAGTTTCCATCATTATAATAACCTTCTATCACATCATCCACGTAAGATGGAAGCTATGAACTTGGCACCTTTCCAGCTGCATCAAGTGTAGCTACACCATTAGCTGCACCTTTCTCAGTCTTATCTATAAGAGCAGATCTGGCTTCTGTATCTTTTACATAATAAACATCAGAGCCATGTGCTATTTTTGCAATATATTTAACCATGTTTTATATTATATACTAATAAGTTTTCTTCCAATCCGTCATATACAACCATTGTACGATTATCTTCTATATATTCGTATACTTCCTGTATATCCTGATCATGTTTTGCTTTTGTCTCCTATAGATCAGACTAGCATTGGTTGATGTCGTTTGTAACCTATTCGAGTGATGTATTTATCTACTCTACATCACTAGTATGTCTATTATTTAAATCCTCAGCAGATTGACGAGTATATTCAACAGCATTGTCTACTTTTTGAGACATATCTTCATACCCGTTGTTTATATTTTCAACAACATTATTAACATTTGTCTCAAACTCATTAATCTCCTAGGATACCATTTTGTATACCCTATCTTGATCATACGCACATTGTATAAGATTAAAAGTAGCGTTGCCATCTAGAATATCTCCCTCCTTAAACATTGGAATAGGAGGATGGCCTCCAATTAATACATCGGAGTGAACATGTTTTCTAGCTCTCGTACCGAATCTGGCAAGATCAACTAAGGAATATTTTTCTTTTATCTATGGTATATACATAGTAATGTGTTATTGCCTCCGAGTACGTTTGATCTCGTAAGGATTTATTAAAAATTTAAGGAAGAGGGGGGTTGTGTATAACCCCCACAACCTTAAATATTGATTAAGATACAGTAACGCTAACAGAGCTACCAGTAAATGTCTGAGCAGCAGCAGTAGCTGTACCAAGACCAGTGATAACACTCTCCGTTGTGAACGTAGCAGCGCTACCTGCATTAAAGCTATCAGCAGCCTTAGAAGGCAGTGTACCTGCACTGAATGAGTCAGCGGCCTTAGAAGGCAATGTACCAGCACTCCAAGTATCAGCAGCCTTAGAAGGCAGCGAACCGGCATCAAATGTACCCTGAGCAGTTACAGCGCTAGAAGTAGAAGCTGTACTAAGTGTCAGCAACTCATTAGCCTCGTTTACAGAAGCAACAACACCCTCAGTTGCAAATGTACCAGTTGTAGCATTGCCAAGTGAAGGCAGTGTACCTGCGCTGAAAGCACCCTCTGTAAATGAAGGCAGAGTACCCTGGCTGAATGTACCTTCTGTAAATGAAGGAAGTGAACCAGCGTCGAATGCACCCTCAGTGAACGAAGGAGCAACAGCAGCATCGTCAATAGCCTTCAGCACAGTCTCACTAGTAGTACCAGAGAAGCTAACAGCTGAATCAGCATTAGAACCAGCGCAAGCTACAGTACCTGTTGCATTATCTTTGAATGCAAGAGCCTTCAGAGATCCAGTTGAACCATACTCATGCCACTTTGGAGAAGCACCACCCCAGATGAACTCAAGCTCACCGTAAGTAGCAACGTCACCAGCCTTCAGGAGAACCTGACCCTCAGTAGGAGTACCGCTGGCAATATAAATAGCGCCGTCGATAGTCCAAGGACCTGTAGCATCACCATCAGCAATAGCTGTAGTAGAAGCACCAAGATAGTGCATAGCACCAGTGATAGACGCTTTGATATCAACGATGTCTAAGCGAGCCTCGGCATCCTTCAGATCATAGGTAGTGCTACCAAAGGTAAGTTTCGATAAATATTTCTTATCCATATTATATAATTATAATTATTAAAGCAGGTCATAGTCCTGGGAAGTTGGCATTCTCATCATCCTCATCTACCGTCACCTGCAATTTGTCTCTTACTTCTTGAGAAAGATCGTCCATTAATATTGATCCGTCTATGATTTGTTTTGTACCAACAGTATCATCTCCAATAAAACCAATTCCAGATCCAGTATGATCATCTACATATGTTTTTACTGTGTATGGAATAGGTTCGATATATTCAAGGATCATTTTGAACTTATTAATATCAAACAGATTATCTCCGTTGATATCAAATAAGTTATCATTGAATTCTGCTGGAATAGAAGCACACCCCCATTGTTTTTGTCCTTCTCTGATACCAAATACAGTATCTCCCCATGGTCTTACATCATCTTTACCTTCATATCTAAATATAAGCTTAGAATTAACGTCTCTTTCAAAATGAGGTATGATCCATGGATATCTAGCACCAGGAGCATTTATAGCTCCTTGCCAGCACTGTGGGCACTTTGTATCGTCCCAAGTACCATCGGGATTCTTATCGGTTGCTCTAGCTGGTCTATTCTCTTGAATATTCCATCTATCTTCATCAGGATACTTAGTATAGTATAACTTAAGTCCTCCATTCTAATAAGATTCATTCCATGACTCTTCATCATGAACATAATCGTACTCTGTAGAAGGTTCATAATATCTCATTCCAAGATCGCCAATATATTCTCTAATTTGCTGTTCAGCAGCTTTAGCTCTAGCGATCTCTGAGATAAGTTGATTCAATGTGCTATGTGCAAGTTGATCTAATTCTCTAAGTGTGTCATGCTATTCATGTGCTCCGTTTACGATCACATCAATAACAGTATTAGCATCCCAGATTTCTCCAATGGGATATACACCTTGGTCAGATACTCTGACTTTAGATGTTATTTGTTTTCTAGTGTTAGACCCAAATTCAACTAGGTCTTTCAAATATACTTTTTTCTCCATAGTAATATTATATTTCGTAGCGGCCTATAACACCACCACCTTTAACTCTACCAGTCTCTAGTTGTTCAGCCTTTGCCTACTTCATTGCTATATCTAGAGACTTGACGATATTGCCTACATCCTTAAGTATTCGTGTTACTTTAATTGCTGTATCAATATCCATATTACCCTATGAATACTCATTAAGGGCAGCTATAAGCCCCTCTGCTGCTGATTGTGACGCACTTAAAAGCCGGGTTCCAGGAGTCTCTTGAAACTCATTGAACCGCTTCGCCAGTTCTTTCACTTCCGCAGTAGGTACATATTTCTCGTCTTTGAATACATCTTTGGCTACTATCTTTGGTCTCTGATCAACTGGATATGCTTCATATGGAGTATTCCATTTATATAGCCATATTATATATTCTATCTCCTTCAACGCTAAGGACTTGTCTTTCGCATTGTTATAGTGATCCTTAAAAGGAGGTATAGCCAAGTCCTCTGCGTTGAGAGATATTTTATCACCTCTAATATCGAACATTTTATATCATTTTAGCATACGATCTCAGTATCTTTCTGAGCATCCCATACATTGCATATACGCCAATAGGGGGCCTTGAAAGGTCCCCTATTAACTTTAAATGAAATTTATTATGATTTGTGAGGCATTGCCATCTGATGTACGCCGCCCCTTGAAGCTTTTATTACGTAATTATTGTGCTTCCTCAGAGCCCTCCATTGGCTCAGCCGCTTGATCACTTGTAACAGCCTCAGCTGATGTTACGTCATCTTTAGCATCGATGACAGAATCTTGCTGCTGCAGAGGTGTATCTGCGCTCTCATTTATATTGTCAGTAAAAGCTTTATCTCCAGTAGATCCAAGTCCATTGCTTCCACGATCGCTATCGCCAAGTGTATCAGCTTCGACCATCTCCACTTCTGGAACAGGAAGTATAATCAACTGAGCAAAACGCTCACCTTCTTTATATACACTGGGAACTACCGCAGGAACTGTGCATCTAAACTTTGCTACGACCTCGCCTCTATAACCCATTTGTTAACTTATAGACTCTTTATTCTATAATTCTACAGTTTCTTTTGTTATATCTGTAGTTCGGACTATATCTTCACCGGTATTACCGGGCAGGGCACTCGTGGTAGTATTACTGTCCAATTGGACTCGACTACTAGTCTCTGAACCTTCAAGAATATTACTATTCAAGCTCGGCTGCTGATTGGCCACTTCTGGCTTTTCCAGCAATTCACCCCGTTTAAAGACGCCAGTTATTCTACCATTAGCAGAATTTCTAACAATAATGTTTTCAGCATTGTGTATTATTTTATGTTCTGCCTTTGTTACTGGAATTAAATTTTCAACTCTATTGTCATTTGGTTGCGTTGATTCGGTTAAAAAATCAAGCAAATTTTAGCGTCTATAACACCAACTGCATTTGTCTGTGACAGAGGTTTCTTTGAAATAGAAGATCTTGAGAACAATGCTCCGAAATATCCTTCGGGAATTTCCATACAAAGATCAGTATGATATACTATGATCAACTCTCCTACCTCATTCAACTCAGTCGTAATTCTAGATACTACGAGATCAAATCCTGCATCAGACTTATGTGCCTTCTGAGGGAGAACTGCTTTTTCAGATAACTTCTTTACTTTTACTTGCATAATTCTATTATTTTGTTTAATAGTAATGGTCCCGGCGACCGGTTCGCTCCAGTTACTGCGGGGTTCTTTAATCGACTGTTACATCCAGGTCTTAAACCCAGTCTTCTCGTTCAGTCTGTCACGCTGCTTTCGCTTGCGCCTCGTCAACATTGTCTTCCGAGTCTATTAGAGAAGATTCTAATAACGGATTATTTATTATCCCGCTACCATCCAACGTAATCCAATAACTGTTCAACCATAATTGTTTTTTATTTGCATTCATTTGTATAGAACGTCTTCCTGTAGATATATGATTTGTTTTTATTTCACCAGAATTCATTAAATATCTAGCGCATTCGGACAAACTTCCAAATCTAGTAAGTTCATTCCAGTTTTCATCATACCTTATAACATATAGTTGATTTGAATGTTTTTGACCAGACTCATTAACTATTTGTGTTACTACATTTCTACGTATTCCTAATACAGTAGATACTCGTTTTACACTTTGCTCTTTTTCGTAAGTAAGTTCAACAAGCTTTCTAAGGTTTTCTGTAATTTCATATTTAGATTCATTTCGTTGTTGATTTCTACTTCCATAAGTTGTTGTCTGGCTATGACAATTAGGACAAAGAAATCTTAAGTTTTCTAATCTATTGTCGTTGTTTATACCGTTTATATGATCTAATTCCAAGCTTAGTGTTTTACCATTCCATTCTTTTGTTCCACATATAGAACATTCATATGGAAGTAAATTGTTACTTATTATAAATCTCCTCAAACAATTTCTGTTATGATTACAATTTTCTTTTAATAACATTTCTGCAGTAAGCTTTCTTTCTTTTCGTTTGTCGGCAATAGCAGATTTTCCTTTAAACGCTGACATTGGAATATTTAAGTCGTCCATTCTTCTACGTATTTGAGAAAACCCCCAAGAATTACCTTTTACTGTATAACCAAGTTTAAACAAAACTTCAGATATATTTGTACTATTTTTAACCAATTCAACAAACTGTTCGTCTGTTATTTCGTATATTTTATTTGTCATATTTATATATTCAATTAATCATCGAATTGCTTTAAGAGCCCACTGTGTTAGCATCATACACCACACCGAAGTGGTTGGCAGGGGAATCGAACCCCTCGGTTGATACCGTTCCAAAACCACCAATCAACATTTTAACTATATTCACAGGGGTTCAGATGGCCATCTGAATCTCAGCCTCCCCTGTAGTGGCTGTATTGGGCCAGCATGTTAACGAGTTGCCGGCGTCCATCTCGTTTTACTTCTTTCGTGTAATCCACTTCCAGAATCGCTTGTACCAAGGCTCCTTCTTTGTAAGGATCTTGAAGATCTTATCAACCTTCTCCTTGCTTACATTATCAAACTGAGCGATTGGCTTCATCTTAGCCATACTCTCGTCAATAGCCTCAAGAGTAATCTTAGAACCAAGCTTTACAAGCCACATAATCTCGTTATCTGTAAGTTTGACTCCAGCCTTAGCCTTTGCGCGAATAAACTCAAACTTAATGTCCTCTGGAGTTTCTGCCTCAGTAAGATCTACGATAAACAGTGGTTTAATTGCCTTTGTATTCTTCATAATTCTATATTTTATCTGATTATGCTTTCTTAGATTTCTTTGTCTTTTTTACAGGCTCGGCTGTCTTTGCATCGCAACATGCACACACATTGCAGCATGTTTCACAATTGCATGCAGGACCGTTTTCATTACGAAGAGCCCACTCTTCCTTTTCCTTCTGCTCAATAGCACGACGGTTCTTTATGTTAGCTGCCCACTGCTTTGAACGAATAGTATCGAGGTGATACTTATTTGCCCTATTGTTATAAAAAAGAAGAATAATCTCGCCTTTCTTAACGTCCGCCTCTTCGTGATATTCTGCGCTATCGTATACAACATGCATTGGCTCTTCGGCATAGTATATATTGCGAATGTCATATCTATCTTCACTCGGTAAAGAACAAACGCTGTTTGTCTCTGGGTCCAATGCAATATTTGCGCTGCTATCTGTTAAATATAAAGTCTTCATTTTGAACTGTATTGTCTTTGTTTGTCTTCTTTATAACGACGTTTCAACTTAAATTTAAAAGCCTGATTAAATAGAATATCTCTAGTGTCATCACTTTTCATTTGATCTACTACACTCTAGAATGCATGTTTACAAACTTTATCTACTAGATCAATATCTAAGTTTAGTCGTTTAGAGACTATTTTTATAACTCTATTTATATCTATCACTTTTCAATTCCAAGAATGTCGTATTGTCTAAGAAGTTTACTGTCCTTAATTAAATCGAAATTCATTCCTGTAGTATCTCTAAATATAACAGTACTACCGATTTCGATGTAACGAGGTCCTTCATATTCAGTAGCCTCATAGTACACAGGACGTTTCAATACAATTCCTCTGCGATAATCAGAATTAACTTCTTTTACCTCGGTCTCAACTTTATCGTAATCCTGTGCTTCAATACCGTTTTCGTCTGTAGTAGGAGTACCAGTTGTTACCGGTTTACTAAATTCTTTTGTAACTTTGATCGGATCCAGCGGCTTTACAAGGAAGAAATCAAAAAAGTTGTATTTAATCTTACTTGATACGTCCTCAGCAAGCAGCGACTGATCAATTATATTATTCTCTTCCATTCTATTACTTTTTAAGTTCCTTCAAATGATCAAGTACAGAAAGAACATTGTTCAGTACTGTAGCTCTCTCAACCTTAAGACACTCTGGCATGTTTGCCATATCCTCCTGAAGATTATTTTTCTCGTCCTCATACTTGTCAATCAGACGATTAATCTCATCGAATACATTTGTGAACACCTTCTTAGGTTCGTTAGAAGTCTCCTCAAGATATCCATCTGCGATCAGCTCTTTTGCATAATCAGCAGAGATCATAAAGTTAGATTGATATGTAGAGCGGATCTCAGAATCAGAATCGTCTGACTTATGAAACTCTTCTGAGTGATTTGCTGTATACATATTCTCATCGTCGTTCCACTCGAATGTATCACCAACTTCCATAACAAAGAATGGATCAATTACTGTTAATGTTTTTGCCATTTTGTTTTTGAATTAATTCGTTAATTTGGCCACATAACGTAAATTTTTAGCAATTCGGTTGCACAAAGATAAATATTTTTATAAAAATGCAACTATTTTTGATATTTTTACGTTATTAGTCCGTATCTCCTGGGGAAGAAGGGGGACTATAGGGGGTTATTAGGGCCCTATAATGTTATATCTATTTAGTATAATAAATATATACTGGCCCTTTCTCTTTGGTACTTTCTCTTTCCCCAGTAAAACTACAATTATGAAGAATAAAAAGAAAGTTTATATAGACACGTATGAATCCATTTATCCAATACTATTAGTAGTAGCAAATGAGTATGCCACAGCTAAAGACTTAAATAAATATTTTAGATGGGGAGACGGAGAAGATATATTGGACACAGAGATAGGCAATTGTAAATGCTGTGTTGTAAAAGTAGTAAGGCGTTCAGACAATGCAAAAGTATTACTTGTAAAGCTAAATTATGCAGAAGGTAAGAAGCTAGATGCTATGTTAACCGCTGTACACGAAGCCGGACATGTAATATTGACTACCTATAACCACATAGAAGACAAAATTTGTTCTGATGATACTAAACAAGAACCGTTTTGCTACTACCTTGAATGGATAACTAAGTGTATATATACAACCATGTCAAAGAAATAATATGACACATATCGAACTAAATGCCATTCTATACTATGCAGATTTTTTAAGCCTGAAACATACGTGTCACCCTGTAACTGACAATTGTAAGTATTTCTTCATTCATGGATGTCCTATAAATAGTGCATATATTGTAAATATGGAGCCTGAATATAGTCAAGAGGACCCATATTTTTAGTAGGCCGTATAGGAATTCTAGATGATTTAGGATAAGTACGATGACGAGGCTGTTATGAGTTTTATAGACGATATATGCAGTATAAAAGCATGTGGCAGCGTAAATGCTGAACAGATACTTAAATGCATACATCAGTATAGCACAAAACATGAACGCAAAGCTGCATTTAGTAAATATAATAACTGGTTAAAAGAACAAACTTATTGTCACATAACGATCAACGAGAATGGAGACCCCCAAGAAACACCGTGCACAAAATATGTCAAACACGCTGAAATCAGCCTTGCAAGACGAGGCTTACTTAAAAGCCCAAGAATTGATGATTAGGGCATACAAGAATGCGATTAAAAACGGACTATATTCTACTGATTATGAATGATTTACACGAAATTGAACCATATGACGATGAAGAAGTAAGACATCCATCAGAAGACTATTATAACGAAGATTAAAATGAGTAAATTAGTTAATAACATATACGATATCGACGGTAATATTATCCGTAAAGCAGGAGAAGGCCGTTTTACAATCGAAGAAACAGAACAACTAGTAGATGATTTAACTAAAAAAGTACAGGAAAACCCTGATAATGAGGTTTATAAAGTCTACTTAAACAACGCTCAGAAGTGGCTTATGCACCTTTATGACAATATGAGCAGAGAAGACCTTATGAAGCGTATGTCTATTATACAGGATAGTATAAAAGACGCTAACAATGAGGCCACAAGTGCTGAACAGACCATGCTGGATGAGGTTAATAAGGCAGTTGAAGAGCTTAAAAAAGAGTATGAAAATGAAAATACAGAGTCCGATATTGCCCCCACAGAACCCGAAACAGGAGGAGAGCCAGAGTTGGCTGAAGAGGTGGAACAACCTGTGGAAGAGTCTGCACCCCTAACCCAAGAAGATATGCTAGTAGAGCGCGATTCGGCCCCAATAGAGATGGAGGAAGTAATCGATGCGTGATATTAGAAGGATTTTCGTACATTGTACAGCAGGAAACCAAAAACAGACCAAAAATGACCTATTGCGAGAGTTTAAATAGCGAGGCTGGAAAGCCCCTGGATACCATTACGTAGTTTTTCCTGATGGGAAGGTCGAGTCGCTATTATCGGAAGACAAAGTATCCAACGGAGTACAAGGGTTTAATTCCACAGCTATCAACATCGCCTACGTTGGGGGAGTCGACTCTAAACTTAAACCTATCGATAACCGTACATAGGCCCAAAAAGACGCTCTCTACGACCTCCTATTCTACTTAAAACAGCAGTACCCCAATGCTCATATAATGGGACATAGAGATATATGGGGTAAGGATAGTAAAAAATGGAAGAAATGGTGCCCTTGTTTTGATGCAGAAGCCGAATATGCATCTATAGATGATGAAATAAAGGCAAGTAAGTATTCAGATGCTGTAGAACAACCTAAAAAGTACACTAAACAAGTGCCTAATTCCCCTGTTAAACCTATAAGTTATATCGATAAAATAAAGAAATTAGCATTATGGCTACGGAAATAATAATAACATTAGCACTTATAGCTGTAGGATTAGCTATAGCTGCAGGATTAGCAAGAGCATACTATTTAGGCTACATCAAAGGCGTAACAGATAAAAATTTAGACAAATGGAGAAAGAAGAACTAAAATACTTCATGTATGCCTCTATAATATCAGCAGATAATGACGAATTTACTGAAGATCAGAAACAAGAAGTAATACGCAGGTATGGTCTAGAGGAAGAAGTCCCATTCGATGATAAAGATTGGGAATTTATCTTAGAACCTGTAGATAAAGATAATAAATTATTGAAACTGTTCAAATGATAGACCAGATAATAGGAAAATACACTGTAATACAGACAAGATCTTTTAAGACAAACGGCAATGCCATAGAAGCACCTGTATTACGTACTGATAATTGTAGAGAAGCTGTATGGGTAGCTAATAAAGATCCTGATAGACTTACTCCAGTACACTTATGCGGAGAAAGGGATTTCTATAAAGGAGATGATGGTAAATGGCATAGTTTTGAGTTATAAGATCCTGAGGAGCAATCCTCAGGATTTTTTTTTATTTTTTTTACAAAATTTTTATTTTATAAAAATTTCTAAACATTACTTCGTAACGGGGATTAATTTTGTTGTGTGAGTGTGGAGAGGAGAAACAGCAATGAATCATACCCCCTTATCAGCAATCGGTATAGAGTACCCCCGTGGGGGTTCTCACTTATTGTTTCACTGTTAAAACGTTTTGAATTATGGCAACAAAAATCATTCGTTTGGCGTCCTGTACGCCGACAGCCGATTTCGGTAAGAAGGGAGAGCGTCAGACTCGTAACTTAGTTGTTAATTGCACATTTGCGCAGTCAGTTGGCAAGTTTTCAGTCACTGGTGAAAAGTCCGTTTTCACTGCTAATCTCAATGTCCCAGAGGAAGATTGGGAAAAGTCAGAGAAAGACGTTGACGCTTGCGTGAAAGCGTATCGTAAGGACTTAGAGGAAGCGTTGAAAGACGGCTCTTTCGTGCTTTATGGTCACGTCGTTAGCGTAGCAGATTTGACCGATAACGTGCATGATAGTGTTTACAACGCGTCAACAAAGCACACTATCACACAATTTGCTCAAGCACTTGAAACAGAAAGCCGTGATGATGCAATCGCTTTCTTAAAGCGACAGCTTACACGACAGATTGAGCGCAAACGCTTTCTTTGGGAAACTCCAAAGGAGGACTAAGTGCAAAAGGGTAGAGCAGAATTGCTCTGCCCCTTTTTTGATTCGTAAACCTATTCCGAAAACATAGAAACAATTTAATATATAGCGTAAATACCAAAAATAACATATGAGTACATTAGATGAACTCAATGCACTCTTGGACGAGATATTGCCCGAGTTTGCAGGTACAGAGGCAGACCAAATTGCCTTAGTGAGCAAGATCGCTAATAGTGTATTATCCTAAAAACATCTAAACGTATGAACGGTTTATTTACATTATTTCTGTTGACAGTATTAGTACTGGCAGCATATGGAACATTTGACGGAAGTAAAAAACACCACGAGTCATGATGTTATCTATATTAATAATGATTGTATGCATTTTATGCATATGGTATCTGGTTTTACGTTTGTTTGAGGATTAAACTATACAGAGAGCTATCAGCTGTAAAGAGATAGCAACAAATTTTTTAATCAATGATGCAAATTTGAAGTGAAAGAAATTTGATTCCCCACTCCAATATTATTAATATTTTTCTCTTGTATAACACACTGGTTCGTGAGAATAGGTGTGTTTAAAACTCAGCTTGAGAGTATAACACCACACTGATGAGACAAGCCGAAATAGAAATATCTGTGGACAAAAAAACCAACCACATCATCTGGCTACTGCGGTCGACTAAATGCCAGAGATGCACGAACACCCGTGAAGCGTGCAAAAATAAGTTGTGTAATCAACCCTGCTCACAGCTCCCCCTGTACACCAATAGGGATGCTATTAAAGGTGTGAGAATCCTGTTGTCTTTATGACCATGCGGTCCGAAAAGCGGCATGTAAAACAAGCTTAATTCATTTTACTAATCAGTCTTAAAGCCAAAGCAAATAATTACGGTACTCAGCCCGAAGAGAGAATTTTGGTATTCCGAAAAGACAGATTAAAAGTAACAATAAAGTATATTTACGAACACTAGCGTACGCTTTTAGTAGTAATACACATCAAATCGTCTTGGAAACACGAGTTGACAATGTAAGGCCATCATTGAATTGTTACTTTATGGGGAATAATCAATATTCCCCTTTTTAAATGCCACACCAACCAAAACCATTATCATAGTCGTTTATGCGACCCCTGTTATCGCTGGATGTCAGTATAACAGGGTTTTTTGAACGTTATTCGATTTGTTTCATATATTCATAAAATTATTTGTTTTTAGGTTAACACTACCACTCATGGTCTGAGAAGATGTAAAATGAGTGGACTTATAGGGAGAAGTTATTTTACTTACGAAATTTTGCTCAGAGGAACTTGGTTTTAATTATGTATGTTTTTCCAACTTAGTTACAGCGGTAACGCTTCTCCCTTTTACATTGAGTATTCATTTTTAATCTATATATAGCATGAGTGATTACTATTTTCCGGAATGCACTATGATCAATGTACGTTTGACAGGTTCAGCAGAAATTTCAACAGAGATTATCTGCCTATATCCAGTCAATTCAACGTCTTGTGATTAGTGTGTGTGAGCAGCAGAGCGCCCAAACATTCTCCTGTCACTGCTGCTCACTTTACACGATTATTCACTTTTAATCAATAAAAATATGAAAATCAAGAATTGTTTTGGTCATTTAACAGGCCTCGAACTCAATGTTCTTAAGGTTTGTGCGTTTATGATTGTGCTTGCATTTATTGTGTTTTGCACAAGTACGCTTAGTTCTTGCACCAGCTGTCGTAGTACAGCACGTGCTAAGACTACTGAAAAAGCTCTTACTCAGCCTAAAGAGCAAGAGATGAAAATTTATGAATTAGAATGCAAGATTGGACATCTTGAGAATATGCTTCGTGCATACAATCATTTGGTTCATCGTGTGTGGATCGACAAGCCTACTTATTTTGAGGAGTGCTTAACAGAAGGAGATGAGTTTGCTACTCTAAATGATTTAATGGGAAAAGATTGGTCTGATACATTTACATTTTATAATGCAGAAGATTCAATTGCATACCATATGAATTGGGATTCAGATGAAACTGTGAGGATTGTACGCCACATTGTACAGATTCCCGAACCAACAAAATCACGGTTAAGACAAGTATTTGGTGATGATTATGAATGAGATTAGTGAGGCTGTAGGACTATTTGTCCTCAGCCTCATCATATGTTTTGCAGGATTATTTGTATCAATTTATAAATCAAACAACTATGATAAGAAAAGCTCTTGTTTCTCCCGTAATCATAATAGCTCTATATAAGCTAGGCTTCGAGGAAGAGTCTGACGATGTTTATCCATTTACAAAACTTGGAGGTGAAAAAGAACTATTATGGCGACCAAATGTAGACCATGTTATAGATTGGTTACGCCGTAAACATAACATCGTTATTTATAATGCGATTGAACCATTTGTTGATCCTACTGCAAAGAAACCTCGTATTCTTTACAGGTACTCTGTTAAGAAATGCAATCTTCGAGATGGATGGAATGGCCGTAAATATATCGGTGAATCCAAACTTGTTGAGAACATTTACTATGCTAAGCGTCAAGCAATCATGATTGCTCTTCGTTATATCAAATCTCAGAAAAATGACAAAAGGTGTAGTACTCTTAATGAGTAAAATAGAACCTCCAGCAATTCAAATATTGGATAGGCCGGAGGTAGATATTAAGAAATGTAATCGTCGTACTTGTCATCAAGATAGAATTAACATGCAAAAATATCACAACAAAATAAAATGTGGAAAGAAGATGAAGTAGTCAATCTGAATGGTAAAGACTACATCATATCTCAGATTGAGTGGTCTAAAGGTCCTAAAGCCTGCATGCAATGCGCTAGTATAAATAATCGTCCTCCTTGTATTGAAGCGTTTGATTATCCTGAGAGTAATGATATGTTTGACTCACGTGCATGCTTAAAGGAAATACCGGAATTTTGCATACCTAAAAGAGTAGAACAATGAAACTGTACAAAAGAGAAGGTCGAAGGTTCGTAGCATGCGAACTTGTAGACAACACTGGGAAATACTATCAATCAGATGGTACATTTTCGGACTATAAAACAGAAGCATCTATAGGACTGTGCATTTTATCTTCTGTTACAGAAGATATAGTAATGTATTTAAAAGATGGAGAATTTGAATTAGGTATTATACCTACGTCTACAATAATGATAAAAGCATTACTTGAATTTAGACAGAAATTGAATCTATCTTATTATACATATTATAAATGTATCCATCCTGTTAATTCTGCTACTGGTGCCGCTTATGCGTACAACTACGGCGGTGCGCGCCTTCTCCCTGCTTCGGGTGCTGCTTGTGTCGCTGCGCTTACACGGCAAATAATAAAAGTTCGTAAAACACCTAAGCGTCTCTAGGTTAAGTGAACGCAAGTAAAATAATTATCAAAATTTAAACAAAATGAATTTATCAGAAGTTATTACCGAGATTGTCGGTGAAAAGAAAATCAACTTTGAACCTATTAACAAGGTTCGTGTACAAATGATCGAACAAAAACTGTCTGTGGTCAGCATTATTGGTATACCTGCCAATCTTGCAGATGTAATCCGTAAGGATTCGGGCAAGATCCTTAACAAGATCCAGACCAACCTGCATTCATGTACACAGTTTGGTATTTTGCCAAGCAAGACAGGTCAGAAGCATAGTACATGTTCTACATTGGCAATCACAGTGGATGCACACCACAATGATCTGAGAGAAATTAACGATCTTGCAGATGTAGCAATAACTGCACACCAGGCTGTTCTTGACGCACTGTCAATGGATATTATACTGAACAACCTCCAAGCTGATATGAAGCCATATGAAGATTAGAACCCAAAATCAACAAAATCCACCGCTTCCCAAAAGGAAGCGCGTGGATGTACAAGGCAATGATCATAGACGATTAATCGCTAAAGATGGCGGTACTACTATGATTCTTGTAGAAGGGTTAACAGAGAATGGATGTAAAGTTCTTGAAAACAGTTTCAGAAATACTGTCGAAAGACTCAATGGTAAAGTAAAAGTGGGTTTTAAATCAATACGATGATGGAAGTTGGTGAAATTATTAGGAAAATGTCATCGTCAGGTGAACCATATGGTTCTCTTGCGATAGTAGAGAAAATTGAAGGTGAGATTATTATTGCAAAATATATAACTCCACCTACAACAGACAAGCTAAGAGTTAACATTGATCATGTATATTCATGTATTATTAGAACAGTTCAAATAGATGATACTGTACTATTTAACATAATGGAAAATGATTTAGGTACGTATACATTAGAGGTAGAACCAATAATGTCACGTATACTAATACAAGATCCATGTGATTTACTATGTCTCGAAGGTAAAACATCTAAGAGAAAAGTATATTTTAGTAACTGTCATTTCCAGGCTTTGTCTTTACCGCAGTACATCCATGTCTACTTTGGTAGTATGGTCTACAAAGGACGATAGTCCCCCAAAATACACATGGGAGTTGTGTATGAGTTATTAAATCTTTAAAATTATGGTAACATGTAATAATGAAAAATTACCACCCGGATTCTGGATAGGGTTGGTAATGATATCTCTATTGATATACTTTACTCATGGTTGCCAGGGAGGTATATCATGAAAATACGTAAACCAGGCCAAATCTATAAACACAATGGATTATGGCTTCGCGTAGTGAAACGTGAAAATGGTTGCATAGGATGCAGATTAAAATCGCCACTTCTGTGTCCAAGAGCAGTTAAGGACCCTCCAGAAGATCCTGATTGTATTAGAGATAATATTATATTTGTAAATTTGGATTCTTGGTTTATACCATCCAAATAAATGCCTTATTATCAATTCTGCTGAGAACTCGTCTGTTGTGAAACACGCGAGTTCAACTTTTATATGCATAGAAATCAGCTATAGTAGAAACCTCAAGCCTACTAGAGTCACACATTGCAGGTATTAGAACCGAAGAAGCACGGTTAGCTAGAATTAAATAGTTCTGGTATCTATTTAGTCACCTGCAGAAAATACCAAACTCGAATGATGAGAGGGTGCATATGAAAGCTGAAAATAGTCGTGGTCAGAGGAGACTTAAAAAGAAGCTGACACCTATTCTTGGGTATATTCAAGTAGACCGTAATAGTATTCGGGATATAAATAACTATCCCACAGTACGTAGTATTCGGGCATTGCCGGAAAATGCTAGACGTAGTCGCGAAGACAACTGTGGGTAACTATTCGTTTGACATACGAGTTATTCATTTGGATTTGCTTTTAGTCATTATCATGACATTTTTAAATTATTAATGATGTTTTTGTTAACTGTTTAGCTAAAATCCAATGGCATACTTATCGTGAGATAATTATATGTCAGACAGCGTAGGGCTCTGTGAAGAGCTCTACGATTTTATAATGAATATCAAATTATTATAAATATGAAAAATAAAAACAGAGTAGAACGTTACATTGAGAGGTATTGTAAGCAATTGATTACTAAAGTAGTTTATTCTACACGCTCAACGTATTACCATATGGGTGCTCGAGTAATAAGAGTATCTGATCATGTGGCGATACATAGCGATGGTCATTTGTCTATTATACTTGATTCCCACGACAATGAACATTTTATTGTTCATGCTGTACAATCTGGTGAAATATCAGTGTTAGATTACAAACAACTTAAAGAGTTGATACGTAGCTTACGATTGCTTCCTGCAGTAGTGTATTTGGCAAATACAAAGCCAATAGAAGAAAAACCTACTAAAAAAGAAGTAAAAGTAGCAGATCCGACATTGGTATTTGGTCGTCCATTATCTGAATTTGGACCAAAACATCAAAATGTTTTAAAAGACGTATTAAAACGCCATTTAAAAGGAAAAGATAAGTAACGTCAAAGCATCCGAGGTTAAGGGACAGGTCTTCAGTATCTGTGAGGTTGGAAGATGTAAAGCTTGCAAACATCTGGTAGGGTGCTTTTTAATCTGAAATCTTTTTGGGTTAATTAACATAAGTTTAACAATTTAAATTCATTTATCAAAGATGAAAAAAACAATTATTGCCTCTATTGTGGGGCTGTTGGCTGCTGTATTTATTTGTGCAGGCAGCGTGTGGATGTTCAACGGTACATTTCCGTGGGACAAAGAAGCGCCTCTTACTGAGGCAAATGTGGACAGTCTTGTCCAGTTGAGCATTAAGGATGTGGTTAACCCTACATTCTACTCTATTGAAGAAGTTATGGTGTATCGTAATCTCGATGCTGACCAGAAACGTTTAGACAGCACATTCTACGCAATGCCTGACAATATTGTTGAGAAGGTAGCTGGAGTCCTTATTAATAGGGACGGTACAGCATCTAAGCGTTCGATTGTGATGGAATACCAGGCTGATACCAGGGGTATATTCAACAATTTACCCAATGAACCAGTCGCGGAGCAGCAGAAGAACCAGAATACATCTACTTCAGAACCAGTCGCAAGTATAAGCTTAACTGCAGAAGGAAAGACTACAGTGACGGAGGCACCGCAAACCAGAGTAGTAAGTACTACGGTAAAAGATACTACAATCGACGGCAAACCCGCAACAATAACCACAAAAGTCGAGCAACATGAGTAAACAAGCCGTTGTAATACTTTATGAAGGTGAACAACCTTCAGAGAGCACAATTAAAGCTCTTCATGCAGCTCTATGTGAATCTGGTGTCGTAGGAGACATAGAGAAAGTAGAGATGTACAAGATGAGCGAAGAGGAGATTATAGCTGCTATAGCGATTAAACCGCTGTGTGCCGATGGTAATTACGTTAAGGTTACCAAAGACGAAGCCATGACTCCTGAAGCCAAAGCTGTGATAGAAATATCAAGACGCTATGGCAACGAGATTGCTAAAGGAGATATGTATTATCTATTCTATAAGATGCTCTTGGACGCAAAACCCAAGACAGATCATAGTTTAACAGAAGCGTTATATGTATTGTCGCGGGAGCACTCTGAAGACCATATTATAGCAAAAACAAAGAAAGATGCTGCTTTATGGGGTAAAATTATTGATGTAATTCGAAAAGTTTACGTAGCAGTGTATGTCTAGAACGTATCGTACTATAGCAAAATCTAAACCTCATCACGCTAATGTAACTCCGTATATTCGTACGGAAAAACATAAGCCTGCATTCGGAAATTATCCCAACGCAGAATACGAGGAAACAAGTAAACGGTGGTAACACCAAATAATAACCAATTTAAATTTATCAAAAATTATGGCAAAAGAAACAAAAAAAGGCATCATGGAGATGCTGAACGGTGAGAATGTTAATGTTGAAGAGGCTCTGAAGAACGCCAATGCTATGGACCAGGAGGTTCTTGAGATGGCTCAGAACAAGATGAAGGAAGAGGAGAAGAAGGAGAAGGCTGACCAGCTGATCCGTATGTCCAAGCGTGCCGGCTGGACTAACCTGCGATTCCTCATTGAGAAGCGTTACACGAAGGAGTGCGACGAGATTGAGTCTGGCCTTCTGAAGGAGAGCAAGAATCTTCTCGACTGTCTGAGCAAGGGTGAGAAGGACAAGAAGCCCTTCACTCCGACAATGTACGAGCAGGAGCTCGACAGGATCACCGACGAGTCCATCAAGAAGATCGCAGAGGCTGGTAAGAAGCGTCGCGAGGCTATGAAGGAGCTCGATGCCTCATACGTCAGCTATTATTGCTGGGGTTGGGCTAACCCGTTCCAGCGCATTAACCGCGCAATCGAGGACAATAAGCGTAACTAATACGTAAAACCTGCAATAGGTGAGAGCCTTGAGCCAGTACCTAAAGACAACAGTACTTTTTACTATATAGGCAGAGAGCCGATGATTATACCAAAGCTGAGTCAAAGGTACCTGAATTGACAGGTCCAGCGAGAGCCTGAGTATGTAAAAGATACTGACTAATTGAAGTGTTGTGTAGAATAATGGAGTAGAGAGCCTTGGGCCAAATACAAAATTATTCTACACAACTATATGGATATTAGAAAAGCCTTTTAATGTTACGGGAGCCAGTCTGGCAGGTAAGCAGTGAGCGAACGCTGTTAAAACTATTCGTCCATTGATCAAATCACTGTTATGTGCGAGCCTTGAGCAGGTGCTACTGCGGAGATAATGTCAAATCACAGACACTGCATAACATATCAAAAATGTGAACTGTAAACTAGTGAGAGTCTTGAACCAGAGCTAGTCAATGTAGGAAAATTTAAGTGTGAAAATAATGCGATTTAAGCCGTTTTAATACCCTTGATGGAGTAGCTACTGGATAGGGGGCTAAAAACAGCTCAGAAAGCCTGAAAATAGCCTTAAATCGAACGTTTCGGCTGATCCCCGATATGTTCAACAAAGAAATCTTAGCGTGTCCCAGAATAAGCTGTTGGACGAGGGTTTGTAACAGAGCTCTCATTAAATTGGGTGAATTCAAGGAAAAACTAAAACAATAAAGGCTCAAAGCCAACATTGTCATGTTAACCCTGAGCCAAGCATAGAGTACACTCTATGAAGGTGCAACGACTACTGGAGGAGTATAGTCTCCTTAATTACCAGCTTGAGCGCCCAACATCTCATTTTGAGATGAAGAGATAGTCTCATCTTTACAGAAATGTGAAGTGTAGGAAGAAATTAATTTAAGATATTGTTTAGTCTCTAAGTCAGACATTGTAGACTTCATAAGATTTATTGGAGTAGAAACAAACTGTACGTTTCCTACAACATATCCTTTTGAAGAATCTATTCTGTCTAACGATGCACGATGCCATATATTCTTACATTTGGTATAAGTTGGTAATTCCAGCTTAAGTCCAGTATAAGGGCAAATACCAGCTTGTTGTTCCCAAATTTGTTTGAGATCTTCAAGAGTAAGATGAAATTCTTTAAAACGCTTTTTAGCGTTTCTAAGAGAATATCTAAACGGTGTCCATTCATCTTTACGAGAACCAGCATAATTCTTAATATTTTGTTGTGCTTGGATTTGAGCGTTTGTAGGTGTATCTTTATAGAGATTACATCTATATGTACAAGAACAAGCTCTACAACAAAAATTCTTCCTACCTAATTTAATGTTCCGATTATATTCGGAGAGAGGTTTTTGAGCCTCTTTACCACAATTATCACAAATAAACGTCACTAGACGTCTATTCTGCATATATTTCTTTTGTTCTTCCATACATATATAACGTGGAGGCGAAGGAAAGTGGTTGCATTAGACTAGAAGATTTTGTCGAATCCCTCCAGGTCCACAAATAACAAAAAAATATGAAAGGATTTATTGTATTATTTAAAGTAGAAGATAAAAACTCCGAAGAGTTTGAAAAACTCTTAATGGAAGATTATGTTCACGAAACACACAACATATCTAAAATTGCAGATGTAGAAGGTGTTTGTGGAGGTGACGATTATGAAAGTAATGCAGAAGTGTTCTTTCATGAACTATAAAAACGGGCTTGATTGGATTAGACAGCAGTGGAAAGTAAGACATCAAGCGCTTTGATATAAAATTAAACGGCGATTATAATATCGTTGACTATACGGGCCTCCAGGAGGCAGCGTAAAGTCGGTGAACCCTACCTAAGTGGGGGAGAGTGAGTTATATCAGTCTGGTCTAGAACTGTGGCCAAAAGCCTGCAGGGTCGGGGGTTCGAATCCCTCACTCACTCCTATTATGTTAAACAAAACAGGATACCGACAAATGCTTCGCGATAGAACTCCGAAGCTTGTCAACTTTGCACTTAAATGGTGTAAAGTCAAAGAAGCATGGCTAGACCATGTATATAAGAACTGGATTTGGATTTATGTTGATAACAAAGAACGGCTTGAGGCTACGAGACGCGTTCTTGGGTATAAACACCCCAAAAACATGAAAAGCAAAGAAAGGTTCTTTAAATTTGAGGATACTATTGCATGGGACTCTCTTACTTCGGAAGAAACAATGGAGTGGAAGCGTGTGGCAGAATGGGTATCCTGGTTCTGTAATACTGTTCCTAATATTAAGGAGGAGTATGAAATCTCTAAAAACAAAGGCATAGATTTAACAGATATTAAGCGTAGTATAATGCTTAACTATTTGTATAATTATTGCCCAACAAAGGAAGATGACGAAGAAACTCGTAAGAAGAAAAATAAGTATTTAAACGACTTAACTGACTTCTTAATAAATTGTTTTGAAAATCTTACATAAACAATATGAGCGTATTTTCCAACTATTTGAGGCCTTACATCGAAAAAGGCCTATTACAAGACGTGGATCAAACAAAGCCTAGTAATGTGTACGCTCAGCTGAGTATCGCATACAATCAAGGCTCAGTTGGTGTTATTAACACTACTCGATTGTTTGTTCCGTACTACGAAGAACAGGATCCAGATGAATTTGATTATGACCTTCTGTACGAAATATGGTCTCATAAAGAACTACAAGAACTTATAAGATGGTTTAACTTTAAAGTTTTACCAGATTTTGAGAATATAAGTTATAAAACTATACAAGTGAGAGAACGCATATTTATATCTAAGCTCAATAAGTTAGTAGACGATGGGATTATTAGTAAGGAGACAGGGATTAAGTTGCATCTGAATCTTGTTGACACATTGGAACGAGAATGCTTCGACTATATTAACGAAGATCTTCCGTTCTAGGGTAGTCCTTTAAGGTAGTCTTTGATGACAGCTACCCACAACACAGCACCGTCTGTTACAGGAGTGACACCTTAATAACCGGTAAATTTGTTTTGATATGAAAGCTAAGAATCCGAAGATTACTGAAGAAGAAATAGCTCTTATCAAAAGTGCTCAAGCAGGCGAAATGTCTGCGTTCAATAAGCTTTATCACAAGTACAGTGGATTTACTACAAATTTATTGTATAATTACCTCAAAGATTACGACGAGGCCCGCGATATTAATAACATCGTATGGGATAAAGTTTATCGAAAACTCTCTAAATTCACAGACTATTCTTCATTTGGAGGATGGTTACGTGTTTTGACTAACCGTACTGCAATTGATTATTTACGTGAGCTTAAACCACAAAAGTATGTGCCACAGGATTTGGAAGACTCAAGTGTACAAAGAATCCAGGAAGTAGATTATGGGGAATCAAGTGTCGACAACATTTCCTACAATCAAATACTCGAGTTGTTTAAACAGTTCCCAGAAGACGTTCGTAGAGTCTTTGAACTGCATTACATAGATAATTTAACTGTAAGTGAGATTAGTGATATTACCAAGATTCCGCCAGGTACCGTAAAGTCGCACCTGTTTCGGAAACGTAAACTTCTTAAACAAAAATTAAAATTATGATGACTTTATTTGCACTTTTGGCTATAGTAGCAGCAATTACTGCCATTGCTCGTTATAACGAGAGTGACAAGCTGTTCTGGAAACTGCTGGTATCGTTTGTCGGTGCTTATGCAGCAGCCTCTTTCGTCTATACAATGACGGAAGACAAGAAGCAGGATAAAGTTGTTATGATTGAAAATGCCCCCATGCAGGTGCTGAGCGACGTACCGACACTTGACGGTCTCGTGACAGGTATGCTGTTCTCAGCATCCAAGCGGGAGAAATCCCCAAAACCTGCAGGTAAGGATTCGCTTTTCAGTCAGAACAATATTATCCTAAGTAAAGTCCATGCATCTCCGCGTGGGCAACCAACTTGGCGTATGTTCTTCGATGATGGATGACTATCTATCCTATCGCAAGCGATACCCAAAAAGATCCGCCACAAATTACGGCCTGGCAAGCCATAGTAATTAACAATTTAAACATTTATCAAAAATGGGAAAAGACAAAACAAAGGCACCTAAAGTAGAGGCGCCCGTAGTAGAACCCGCAGCACAGAAGCCTGAAGAGGCTGCTACTGTTGTTGCGGATATGAACGCAAAGAAAGGACTTACCCAGTCTGAGAAGTTGCAGTTTGCAACTGAGTTGCGTCATCGCGTAAGCGAACTAAAAGAGGAGGAGAATCCTCCAGTAGCACTTATCGCAGGCTACAACATGATGCGTGATGTCACTTTCATTGACCTCGCAGCTGGTGAGATTGCTTGTGGTGCTAGTGCTACAGGTTTCATATTCTCAGGAAATGAGATTGCTTATAAGGCTCTCACAGCAGCAGCTGCATCTCTTGGTGTTAGTCTGCCTGAGTTCAAGAGTCTTCCTGCACCCTCAAAGAAACAGCTTGAGGATGTAGGTCTTGTTGGTGTAGGCAGCGCTAAGTTGCTCACAATTACCGACAAGGACGTAAGCAAAGAAGCTAAGAAACAGAAGAAGGCTGAGAAGAAGATCAACGATGAGGCTACATCAGGTGAGAAACCTTACATGAAGGACCACACGAAGATTGAGACTGATGAGCAGCTAAAGGAGGCCCTTGGGTTTCAGTTGGTTAACTCTGACATCGCTCATCCAGTTGATCGTCTTGTCACAGCAACTCAGTTCTACCGTGCCTATCTTGAGGCTCACGCCGAGAAGTCGGACAATCCGGAAGCTGAACTTGCTAAGATCCATGCCTTCTCTCTCACTGATCTCCTTCAGGACATTAGCACTATGGTACCACCTACCTTCACCGCTTCGGGATTCGGCAAGATGCTCTGTGTATCTGCAGAAACTTCTAACAGCGTGGTATCTGCCTTCAACATGTTCAAACGAGCATGCTACGACAAGAAGATTAAGAAGTACCGTTACTCAGACGAGGAGATCGCTGCTTTCGTACGTGTTCTCATTGTTTGGTGGGCATCTTCTCAGATCGCAAACCTGAGTGACAGTATCAAGAGTTGGAACGATAGTATCAAGGCTCTGAGCAAGGACGCAAAGGCCAATGCTAAGGGTATTGAGAGTGCTAAGTCTAAGATCGAAGGTTGTCAGAGTGCCATCACCCACTTCCAGGATATGATAGCTCTCACGACAGATCCGTCGTTTGACTTGGCAGATAACTTCATCGCTATCTACAAGAATAAGGAGAACGCCGACCACCGTTATGCCGAGAAACTCTACAAGAGCGTCATGGATACCTACTATGATGATGTAGACATTCCTGAACTTGAGTTCGATACTGCTTTACTGAACGTTCAGCAGCGCATCGGTATTGTTCTCAATATGTTCACTTCGCCTCTTGTAAAGCGTGATGAGTATTCTGAGAGCAATTTGATCGCCCTATCTACAGAGGCAGAAGCCAGCGAAAAGAAGGAAGGCGAAACCGAGAGCGAAGGTTCAAAAAACTCATAGCGTCGTTCAGAGAACATGTTACAACTCTGATCGGCAAGGCTAGAGACTACATCTTCGCATAAGTCTAATGTAACAATACTATCAAAGTATGAAACGGATAACAACAATTATTTGTTGTGTTGCATTAATGATAGCAGCCGTAGCGCTTGCTAAATTTAATCACAACACTGTTGATCATCAGACTGTTATGGCAGCACAACCACTCCAGTGGAGCGTACAGCCCGGTAACTTGCCACTTGACGTCAAATTAGATTTTGACAAGAGACTCTCTCACGAGACTCCCAAAATTAAGGATTCTATCAACATTATCGATAGTGTCCGAATCGTTGAAAAGGTTCGTTGGAAGACTCGTTATAAGAACGTAGCTGATCGTACTGCAGCACGTGATGTAGGAGAGCACTTGATGCCTGCCAATCCAGACAGTATGTCAAGTGAACCTACATTAATTAGTACGCTGGGACGTGAGGAGCAACCCAGCGAAGTTGTTGATACTTCTAAAGTATCATCTATACAGCTTACAGTTAACGGTAAGATTGTATATTCGAAAAACGACAATCACTCCACGGAAGGAGGCCAGTGAGGATTCACTGGCTTCCACGCCTGTAGGCATTCCGCTTAGCGCATGTAAACGGTCTCATTAGCCGGCGCGAGTTTGAGTACAACTTGACACTGAGTGTATGGTACCCCGCTCAACGGGTTAGAAATTTCCAAAGGTAAGTGTGAAATGCTATGTTGTTGTATGTACTCTACAACAGAAAAGTTCATAGTAAGAGGTGGGAGCGTCTGTATCAAGCACCTTTGCCCCTGAGAACCGTTTGGCGAGGGGATGAACATAAAGGACGCAGAGTAAACCGAAAGAGAGATGCTACTGCTAGTTCATGCACACTCTCAAGTAGCTCTAAACTGAACCGTATCGATAGATCTACTATAAGCGATACATAGTAGTAGAATCACGTTACACGAGTTGAACATGCAGTAAGATGCCAAACCCTGCATGATGTATCAATTCACTATAGCTGTAGTCTAGTGTCACAGGTCTCCAAAACCTGCCTTGAGGGACAAGTTGAAAATATAAGTATATACGCCTAGTAGAAGGCTTTAGTCCTTGCCGTTCGATTCGCAAAAAGCTTGCAAAAGAGCTAGTGAGAGTTTAAAATGGTAACTTGTTGATATGCAAGCTGCACTCTTTCTAAGAAGAAGGAGCCGGGGATGGGGTATAATCTACGCCGTACCGTAACTACGGTCCTTTATGGAGGATAAGAAAGTATGGAAGACAACCGATTAGCTTTTGGTCGTTTATTCGGTATATAAAAGAGAAAATGACCGCTAGGTAGATGGCGCTGCCTATGGCGAAGTAGGGCATAGATGCTTGAAGGCCACGCGAGTGAAGTCCGCGAGTAAGACTATTCTAAAGGTATGAAAGACTATGGTAAGCGATAGTTAAGTAGTATAGATGTGAGATGTACCAGAGGAAATGCTGGAGTCGAAGGATGACAACCTGATAGTCAAACAATCTTTTTTAGAGTGAGATGGGTCGATTCGAAGCCTGTACAACCAGTACAGAGAGAGATCGCTCGGTGCAAAGTTAAGGATAGTATTGTGTAACACTATTGTACTATAATCTACAGTCTCTACAGAGTAATAAGCTGGTATATTGTAGAAGCGGTATAATTTGATTACTAAGATAAGCAATACGAAAGTTACGCTATGCATTTATTAACATGTTTAACAAAATTGATGTCCCTCTATGAAATCTATTACGTTATGTTCAACGCCTTAGAAAAGTGTCCTTTTGTTGTATTGAAGAAACATGACCATTTTAGACGTATGATAGAGAAATCGAGTGCCAACCGTTCCTGAGAAGCAAAACGACAAGGTAACTCCTATCAGAGCATGGACTGCAAATCCATGTGTTCGGTAGAGACTACGAAGTCATATACGTGACAATGGAGAAATCCAGATGCAAGACAGCCTATCGTGAAGCGAAATCACCTCCCTGTCTAGGAGGGGTAAAGCGACCAGGATGAACCTTATGTTTTATACGTAAGTAGTAAGAATGGAAACCGATAAAGTGAATCTTTGGGTGGGTGATAAATCTAGACGTATGAGGTGGAATTCCTCCAGTATTCGCGCACTATAATCAGAAGGAGAGACAGCAAAGTCCCGTGGATGCACACACGGAAAAAGCCGTAGAGTACTTGGGTTCTGGAGCCTAGACTGTCCGATAAAGAAACGTTCCGTATACGTATTTAAATATAAGACAGAACTTATATTTATAAAAACGGCGTAAGCATGCGTTAACAGCAGCCGGGTATTGATTGTTCTGACCGGAAAAAAGCATAGAACAGGGGCAGCTGTGCCTAACTTGGTATCGCAAGACCAGGTCACAACAGCAGCGCAGTACCGTCTTTTTTAGTTTAACTTGGAAATTACGCTGATGAAGATACACTGCACTTTATTAGTTATTATAACTTGCATCTATGAGCACTAGGCCGTGACCACAGAAATGTGTAGCTACTCTGCCAACGAGCGCAAGATATATTCACAAAACTCAATATTGTGTTTCATATTTGATGCTTGAATGCATAACTGGCATTTAGCGCTAAGTTGATCCTTTGGTACTTATGGGTATATATGTCCTATCGTTGGACTCCCGTTACATTGATTGAGCTTCTTTAAGGAATATAAAGATGTAACTACGTATGCAAAGCAAACGCGCTTCCCATTAGCATAGCACAACCAGATTATAGAAACAAATTAAGAAACACTATATAAACTTTCAGATGCCACTACGCCACCTTCTCATAAAGGGATGGCTAGGTATCAAACTTTTTATGGCAACGCCCGAGCCGAGAGGGCATATGTATCACCTTATGTCGTTGGTCAATCACTGACGATATCAAAAAGGACATAAGTATATGAACGAAGTAAACATGAACGCTGTGGCCGAGAACCTCGGCCAGATTTCAGCCCTGGGTTCACACCTAGGAGGTAAGTATTTTAAGGCTGCTGCCAAGGAAACTTGGACAGACTTTGACAACCAGAAGCGCGCCGCCGAACTCAATCCTGAGAATGGTGGCTTCATCTTGAATCGCTCTCCTCGTAAGTTCGAGGTACGCGACTTCGACGTGATCGCTCAGACGATCAAAACTAACCAAATTGATGGCACTACTTGTGTAGTATTCAATCCTGGTCTCGATTCAGAGGCCGAGGCTACTATTGTAGCTGGTGAGATTGGATTCGGCCAGACAACTGATGAGGCTCTCCTCGAGGCTCTGAAGGGCGAGAAGCGAATCTTCGCTAATGGTCCTAAGCTGTTGGCTAAGGTTAATGACCTGAACCAACATGAGCTCGACCGTCTTACTGCACTCATCAAGGCCCTGAATGCTCAGAAGGATTCTATCATCTCTACGATGAAGGCCAATGAGAAGAAGGTCAACGATTATGAGGAGGCTCTTGCTAAGTCTAAGGCTGTGCTGAAGACAGCGACTACCGATAGCGGTACAGTATCGATCCAGGTTGAGAAGGCATAATTATGGAACAGGCCAAGACTAACGAAAAACGTACCATTGGCCACTTGATTAACCTTCTTCTTGAAGAACCACAGATACGTGCTAAAGTTACTGAAAATTTCGCTGAACAAAAGCGAGATCACAGTAATGTGCTTGTTATCGTAGATACTGCTAAAATTCGCTTTGGCAAATATAGCTGGGGTGGATTTGGTGGTTTCTGGAACAATTTGATCAAGTGCTATGAAGAGATTAGCTTTGTTGATTTCTTCATCAAGGTATGGGATGCACTTGTTCTCATGACAGTTGGAACTGATTCTAACAAAGCGGTTATAGAAGGGCTTTCGCGAGAGATTCTTCTTCGTGGAGTGAAGAATAAGGAGTACGACTGGATTGCAGATCGACTCTTCGACGTATGTCGACATTTAACTTCTTCTGGTTATTGGAATCCTGAAGGAACTAAGGCTCGCCTTAGTGACGTAAAGGGTCGTAATGCAGATGGAGTAGAAATATTAGTTGATGGACGACGTGTTATTACGCCTGCCACCAACGTTCGGGTTGTAGACTCAGTTGGAGATGTATTTCAGGTGATGAGCGTACGATGGATGGGTGGACACTAAACGGTTATGTCGGTACTCTGCGGGGGACCATTGGTGACTGGGTTAGATAAAGTCTATTCCGAATATACTTATTTAGAAATACAAATCTAAAGACATATTGGTGAGAGAATGGGTGTTGGGCTCTGCGGGGCACCTATAAGCACGTATTCTCCCACCATCTTTTAAATCCGTGAGGGCTCGTAACCGTCATGGATTACCAGGTAAATGATGCTCGAATTCAGCTAATTAACATGTCTAACGTTTAAAATCAATTGCCTATGACAAAATCAATTAAGTTGAATGCAGCAAATATTCTTAGTATTAAGAAGAAGATAGATATCGAGATTACTAACGGTGCTCATATTATTCGTGACGAGAATGTAATGTCTAAGAAGGCTAAGGCCGCTGGACAGGGTTCTGGTAAGGATTTGAAAGCGCTGTACAATTATATTCAGCAGCTTCGCGCTAAGCGTGTAATGCTGAAGGGTATGATTCAGTATCTCAATATGGGTGTAACCACGTTTAATTATGAGGAGTTTAAGAAGACTAATTACTTCGCAATCTTCTCTGCTTGTGAGGCTAAGGAGGACATTGCTCTCCTGAAGATGATCAAGACTCTTAATCCTCAGCTTAAGGCTCAGAAGGGTAAGAAGAATATTGGTTCCACTGAGATATTCTCTAAGGAGAAGATCACACAGCTGATTCATGACCAGCAGCTGGAGGCTAATAAGTACGATGCAATGCTTGAGAAGTTTAATATCAATACTAATATTGAGATTGACGAGAGTAGTAGTAACAACTTTACAGAGTACTTAGCAGCATAATAAATATGGTCAGGTTAGAACGAAGACGTGTAAAGAAACGTTGAGGTAGTCTAAAGAGTTCGATGCTCTAACTAACCGCTACGCCATTAGGCGATAATTAACATTGTTTAACTTAACACATTATCAAAATGAGTAGAAAGAATTTTAAGGTGGCAACGGCTGAGAATAGCAAGACCCCTACACAAGATACGAAACATAAGTTTTCTAACGTAACCAAGACCCCAACAGGTAAGGTTAAGACAATCAAGGATCGCGAAGCTATTAAGAAAGCTCGCGAGGAAGAGTATAAGAACCGTCGAGTTAACTCACTCAAGCGCCGTGCTAAGCGCATAGGACTTAATGAGGAGCAAACTAAGGTTAAGGTAGAAGAACTGCTCAAGCAGCTCAATACACCTAACTCCTACGACGTTCTCATCTTCTATAATCCTAACAATCGTAAGATGGTAGAGCAGACTCTCAAGAATGAGGGACTCACTTGTAAGATTATCACAGATACATATCTCTTCATAGAAGCTGATCAGGAGACTCTAGGAACACTCCGTGAGATTATACCTCCTGGTAGCAAGATTCACCCGTATGTCAAACGCAAGCCACCGATCTTGCCTGTAGAACAGCCTAAGTCTCGTGGTGCCAAGACCAAGACGAAGGCTCAGAAGAAGGCTATGGCGGCTGCTGCTAAACTCGCTCGCAAGAAGGCCAATATTGAAGCACATTTCAACCATAAGAAACATTCTGAGCTACGTAAGGCAGAGCATTGCAAGAAGATGCGTGCTATAAACAAAGCTAAGAAGCTCTTCGATAAACGCTGTCAGAAGGCTTCAAAGAAGAAGTCTGGTACAGTTGTACTATTAGCTAATAAAAAGCCGTCAGAGAGCTCGAAAAAGGCCTCTACGATGAAGAAAGCAGCATAAGGAAGGAGGTGAACTATGAAGCGTAAGAGTATGTATCGAATAGTTGGTGGCAAGAAAATTCATGTCAACCAACTTGCAGCCATGTCTCGCAAATGTACCGTTAAGAATACTAACAAGAGTATTTCTCCGGTAGTAAACCACGAACGTATTTGTGACAATATTTTTAAGGATAAGCTTATAACAAATCCTCTCACTGGGAATCAGTTTGTAATGACTAATCCTCATAATATATCCGGTAACTATGGAGTAACTGTTACAGGTTATGACTGGATTCCCCTCAACGAGTATAAAACAAACAACGGTTTACTTTGGGAGCATAAGAAGTATCCACAGCCAAAACGTCTACATAAGAAGTTTAAGAAGAAGAACGATGAAGTGATTCCTTCTGATTATGCTCAGTTTCCAAATTACCCGTATACTCTACCAAAACTCAACAAAGTGGAGTACATGGAGAAGCTCGTTGAATATAAAACAGCGAAGTGGGAACATAAGAACCCACAACCAGCTGATATGTTTGTAGAGGATGTTGAGAAATGGAAACAAGAATGTGAGACTGCAAAAGAACGATTTAGAGATTTCGTCGTCTCTATATACGACCCACTACCTTTGACTGGACGATTCGTCATAGCCAAGGAAAACTCCGCTACTTATCAAGAAGAGAAAGTAGCGGAGTTAAAAGATATCAATGGAGAAGGCCATAAGGTAAATGACTTACCAAAGGATTCAAAGTTGATAAAGAAAGCTCAGAAGGTTACCGATGAGATTAAGGCAAAACGCCCAAATCTCATTGCAACTAACCTGAAAGACCATAAGCGGCAGAAAGGCAGGATAATCTTGCCTAAAGCCGCATAATACTATTCATGAACACTCCTCGTAAGGGTAGCTGAGTGAATGGGGGCGCACTACCAGAGTCCATACATAGACGTTAGGATGGTTCTTCGTCAGCGAAGCGGAGAGTGGTTCGATTCCACGGTGTGTACTAACTAAAATTAGTGAAGCATGATAATTAAAGACCGACAAGTCGTAGTATACGATATAGAAGTCTTCGAAAACTGCTTCCATTGCTGTTGCAAGTGTACAGAGACAAATCAAGTCGTCAAATTTGAAATATCTGAACGAAGGAATCAGCTGGCTGAGCTAGTTGATTTCTTCTTTTATAAGAATGAGAATATGATGTTTTGTGGTTATAATAACAAACATTATGATGATGTTGTTATAAACTACATGATTGATTTGTTTTACAAGATGGACCAACTACCATGGTGGAAAGTCTGTAGATCGCTGTATAACCTCTCTGCAGCAATCATTGCCTCCGAAAACGGGGATGACTTAAAATTCAAAAAGTGGAAGTATTCGAAGTACTTCTATTCAATGGATTTACTAACTATGCAATTCAGTCAGAAATTGCGCGTTGGTCTAAAGACCATGCAAGTAACAATGCATTATAAAAACGTACAAGAGTACGACGGAGATTTCTCGCTGCCAATACCAGTAGATGAAATCGATAATATGATTGCATACAACATTAACGATGTTGAATCTACAACAGAACTCTTAAATAGACTGAAAGACCAAATAGAACTCCGCTTATTTATTGAGCAAGAGCACGGCATTGACTGTCTATCTATGGATTCTGTTAAGATGGCAGAGACCTTTCTACTCGAGAAATACTCAGAGAAGTCAGGTATTCCTAAAAATGTTATAAAGGAAATGCGTTCTCCAATGGATTATATACCATTGAAGGATGTTATTCTGCCATTTATACAATATAAAAATCCAAAGTTACAAAGCCTCTTAGAAGATATGAAGAAACAGGTAGTATATTCTAAGGAGCGAAAAGGCTACGAGAAGGAGTTTGTCCTCTCGAATGTGGTATATTCTGTGGGAGTGGGAGGTATTCATACCAAACACGACCCAAAGATATTCCTTCCAGGGATTGACGAGTTTATAGGACACGCAGATGTGGCGTCTATGTATCCTAGTTTATTAATCGAATACGGATTCGGTCCTCGTCAAGGTGGAGAAATATTTCGCGAATTGTTTGCCCAATTGAAAATCGAAAGGTTAGAAGCGAAACATACAGGTCAGAAAGTTAAGAACGCGTTTCTGAAAATTGTGCTTAATTCACCTACAGGCAAGATGCAACAGGAAGTATCATGGATGTACGATCCGTTCAATGTATTCCGTATAAGAATCAATGGACAATTGATACTTCTTTTGCTCGTAGATAGGCTTTTAGATCTCGGATGTGAGATTATTCAGTGCAACACTGATGGAGTCGTCTACAGGGCTAAAAATGGCCTTAAACAGGCTATTTCTGATGCTATTAAGGAAGTAGAACAACTTACCCGCTTGGAGTTTGAATCTGATGAGTATGAAGCATTCTATCAATACGCTATTAATGATTACTTTGGTGTCTTAAAAGGTGGTAAGATAGAAGAAAAAGGTATATTTATTACAGAAAACAAGTTAGGCAAAGGACTTGCACCTGTGGTTATACCTAAGGCGGTAATAAATTACTTTGTGAAAGGAGAACCAGTTGAAGAATTTATTAAATCTGATAGAGATATCAAAGACTTTCTTATGAGCCAAAAGGTTGATAAGAAGTTTGAAGTGTGGCACGGAGAACATCGAGTGCAACGCATTAATAGATTCTATGCATCCACCAATGGACCATTTTTATTTAAATATAATCCAAATGGTGGACGAGATAAAGAAAATATGCTAACGAAGTCAGGAGTAACAATCTTGAATAAGTTTGATGAAAAGCCGATAGAAGATCGTAAAATCAACTATCGTTACTACATCAGTGAAGCCAAGAAGATAATCGCTGACTTTACTGAACAACAATTAGATTTATTCTAATATGATTATCGAATTGAACACAAAAATCCTGGACGAGTTTCCAGGTTTATCTATGAATCAGTTAGTATTCCTAAGTATGGTATTGGGTAAGAATCAACCAAAATATCAAGACGTCTGCAATGTTCTCAGCCTTATAAGCGAAGACGAAATATCATACTTAGTTTCTCAAGAGCTAGTAACTGCGATAGAGAGCAGTGAGTCAATTACATATCAGCCTACAGACAAGCTTAAACAGTCTGTATTGCCAAAGAAAGACTATTTTGATGTCTTTTATGATATGTACCCAGTGTACGTTACGCGAGCAGATGGGAGTAAATCTTATCTACGAGCTAATGTGAACAAATGTCGTCATTTCTTTAACACTAAGTGTGGAAGAAGTACAGCAATGGCCGAACACCTTATAAAGTGTCTCGACTACGAGATTAGTAAACGAATGCGTGAAGGTTCACTTAGTTATATGATGACTATGTGGAATTGGTTAACGCGTTCACAATGGGAAGCAATTGAGGAAGAAATGCAAGATACAACTAAAACAGTAAATTCTTATGGAACCGAGCTTATCTAATGTGCGTCCGATGAGTATTGTAGCCCAAGAGACTATCAATTATATTAGAGGACGTAAAGAGAGAAATATTATTTCACTCAAAACAAGATGGGCGAAGTTTAATAAGCAGTGTATGGGAGGTATTGAACCTAATATCGTTATGACCATAGCTGGTATTTCGGGTAGTGGTAAGTCAAGTTTTGCTAACTTACTATCTACTGATATCATAGATCTTAATCCTACTGAGGATGTAATAATATTGAACTTCTCACTAGAGATGGTTGGATTTAGGCAAGTTGGAAGGACGCTTTCTAATAAGCTCAGGAAAACGACTTCGACTTTGTATAGTTCGGAAACGAGCCTTGACGATACCACTATGGGACAAATCGTTAAAGTATGCAATCAGCTAAAGGAGTATCCTATCTATTTTGTAGATAGTCCTACTACTCCCATGCAAGCTCAAGAAATTATATACAGCTTTTATAATACTCACGTAAAGGGTACAAAGAAGCATTTCGTGATCCTTTACGATCATGCTTTGCTGACTAAGCCTATAGGTTCACAGTTGGAAACAATTGCAGAACTTGAGCGTGTGTTCATTCAGGTCAAGAAATTGCCTCTGACGTCTGTTATACAACTTACTCAGATGAACAGAAATATAGAAGCCCCAGAAAGGATTAATAACCCACTATCGCATTATCCTATGCGTAGTGATTTGTCAACGTCCGATGCGATTTTCCAGGCATCCGACTATGTCCTGGTCATTCATCGACCTGAGATATTGAACATTAACGAATATGGTCCAAATCATTTACCTACACAAAACAAGGTTTATATTCACGTTTTGAAAAACAGGGATGCTGGTAAGCCTTGTATCCTTGAATTCGAGAACGACCTGATGTACAATAATCTCCTTGAATGTTAATATCCGTCGGACAAGTATTAACATTTAAAAGAAAGGCTGAATTATGACAAAGTATACTTTTTCTCTTAAGAATAATAATAACACTACTACGTTTTTCACTCCCAGTAATAAGTCTACAGACTATTCTAAGATGCTTGATGATCTTATACTTAGTGATATAATCAACAAGAATGAGTGGCTTAAGACTACGAAGAACAACAATTCTACTATCATCCTGAAGGATATTGATCTGTACGGTGATAGTCTGGATAAGAAGGTGTGCAGTTACTTTGCTAACTACAAGTTGGGTAACAATTGTCCTTTCATTAAGGATAAGATTTACTATCTCGCCGATGGTACACCGTTCTATATCACTGATGATTATATCACCATTGGTTTCAACACGTACTATTTCTACGAGTTTGGTAAGCCTATGTTCTTCTCTAATCTGAGTGAGAGTATGAAGAAGACTATTTGCGAGATTTACGTAGACGGTCTGAAGATTACGATTAAGAAATAATTTAGTAATACGATTATGAGCTTAGTACTACCTACACAACCGGTTCCTGCGACCTCGGTGAACCCACAGTACTTGATACTGTACGGTTTACCCAAATCAGGTAAGACCTCATGTGTAGCTCAGATACCTAACAACCTTATTATAGACCTTGAAGGTGGTTCCACCTTTATTGATGCGATGGCTATACAAGCCCGCACAATAGAAGATCTTGGTAAGATTGCTCAAGCTATTCGAGCGAAAAATGAGGAAGTTGGACACAACTTTTATAAACATATAACAATTGATAATGCTACTCGTCTAGAGGATATTTGCATGTCTTATGCGTGCACGCTGTGAATTAAGATGCAGCTTTGAATAGAAATATTCATTGAAAAATTCCTTGAATTTCTGAAACCACTTTACCGAGTTCTTACGTTATAGTTATATATAACTCAATTTGGTAAAGTAAATCAGAAGCTAAGTGTTATGAAAGAAGAGACATTAAAGAAATACATAGGAAAAACATTCGGTGTAATCACCGTATTAGATGTTGCCTATGAAACTTACGATAAAGTAAAACAATCAAAAAGAACCTATTTTAAAGTTCATTGCAATAGATGTGGAAAAGATTCTATATTAAGGGCAGACGCATTAATAATAAAAGGTAAGAATGGAAAACAAGATCGAAAAAGTTGTAAATTATGTTATGCAGATTTACAGCGAGAGATTGCTGATAATAAGTATGCCGAAACAAGACATTTTAGGCAACGCTTAAATTCAATAAAAAGTAACGCAAAAGAACGTGGATATAACTTTAATTTAACAGAAGAAGAAGTTGAGAAGATGATAGAAAAACCATGTTTTTATTGCGGAAAAGAACATTCCGATGGAATAGATAGAATAGATTCTACTAGACCATACACAATAGATAATTGTGTACCTTGTTGTTCTATTTGCAATAGGATGAAAAATAAATTTTCTTTAGATTTATTTCTTGATAAAGTAGAAAAAATCTACAATCTTCATTGTAACAAAAGTTCAACGACTATTCCGAAAGGAAGTACATCGCAAGCAAATGGTGATGGAAGTGGGGAACTCCTGACTGCTGCTTAAGTAAAAGGAGATGATATAGTCTAATCTGCATGGTGACATGCAGCAGTTCATAAGAGAACGTATGTAATGTTGCGAATTACATAGAATATAATGATCGACAAACAGAGCTTGGTAAGAACTGGAAAGGCACTGATGTGACTACCTTAGCTCGTGGTGCTGGATATGGTTATCTTCGTACTGCAGTAAAGAAGGTAATTGATATGTTTAAAGATCTTTGCGATGAGTTTATACTTATTGGACATGTCAAAGATAGTATCACCGATAAAGACGGCCAAGAGGTCAATGCCAAAGAAATCGATCTCGTTGGAAAACTTGGAAAGATTGTATGTGGAATGGCTGATGCGGTGGGTTACGTCTACCGAAAAGACATGGAAACACATATCTCTTTCAAATCGGGAGGCGATGGTACAATCATGGAAGCGCGTGCGAGACATATTGCCGGAAAAGATATCGTCATTGCCACAGGGAATGAAGATGGAAGCATAACGACATATTGGGATAAAGTTTATAAACCTGAATAAATCTAAGGAACTATGTATAGTACAAAAACCGCAACAGTTGCTTTTGAGAGCAACTATATGCCAGTAGGCATCAATGAGAATATAACCTTGAAAGAGGTTAACGTAAATAAAACACCTAATGGTCGTGATTTCTTGGAGATTATCTTCCAGAATGAGCAGGGCCAGACAGCAACTATGACTGAGTGGAAGAACGAGAAGAACATGTGGATTAAGACTGATGAAGATCTTCAGAAGCGTGATGATCAGCAGTTTGGTCGTATTCTACAGGTTATAGATGCAATTAAAGGTGGTCATAATGACTTTGAGGGTTCCTCATTTGTCGAAATGATTACTTGGGCTAAGACTTGTCTTAATGACGGAGATAGTAATCCAGTTCGTCTTAAGGTAACTTATGACAAAAATGGCTATACTCAGGTGTCTAAGAACGGTATTTTTGTTGAGTCTATGAGCGTAGAAGAGTCTCAGATTAAGCTTTGGAAGAACGATCTTCTTGAGCGACCCGTAAAGGCTGATGTAGAGAAGCCTAACGATCCGCTTAGTGGTAACACTACTCCGGTAACTGAGACTACAGGTGCTGACGACCTGCCTTTTTAATCTAGAATTTAGACCGCTTGTGTGTAAACTATACGAAGCCGCAAGAATTCTAGGTCAAATTATAAATGGTCAGTGGTGCTGACAACCAATAAATATTATAATTATAAGTTGCTATACCCTTTATGATGTTAAACGAGGACAGATATAGTAGGAAGAGAAGTCGCAAAACATCTTGTGCGCGAAGGTAAGTTATAATATTAAGGTCAGTGGTGGAAGACTGATGGGATAATCCATCAGCCCCTTCAATTAAGCTTAAGCTTATGTATAGTACAAAAACAGCTATCACAATGAGTCTTAGAGACTTGTTGGAGAAAGTGAGCGACTATGACATTTACAGCTATTATCTAGGCTCATTTAAGCCTGGAAAACTCATGAACAGTCCTCTGCGCCCAGACGATAAGATCCCCAGCTTTGCTATATTTCCTAGCAAGACTGGAGATCTACTATTTAAAGATCATGGAACAGGAGAAGCAGGTAATGCTATTAAGTTCATGAAACTATACAAGAACATTAAAACACGTGACGAATTAGAACGTGAGCTGCTGAGAATCGTTAAGCGACTCGGATTAACCAGCAGTGCGGCAACTGTGACGCGAACGTATACACCAAAAGTAGATACTAAAATCGGGATAGTTCGTCAACCATTTACTGATGTTGATAAGCAGTATTGGAAACAATTTCATATAAGTACAGATACTCTTAGAAAGTTTGATGTATTCAGTATAAAGTATTTCTTATGCAACAATATTGTACGAGGAGTATACAAAGAGGATAATCCTATGTATGCTTATAAGGTAGATGATAAGTTTAAGATTTATCGTCCGCTTGCAAGTAAGTATACTAAATGGAGGACTAATTTGAATAATGAAAATATTCAAGGTTATAAGCAGCTTCCTGAAAAGGGAGACTTATTATTTATAACCAAATCTTTAAAAGACGTAATGTGTTTATATGAAATGGGATTCACTGCTATATCACCATCGAGTGAGACTACTTTCATTCCTACTGATGTTCTCGAGTCACTTCATAAGCGATTCACGAATATCATTATATTATTTGACAGGGATGAAGCCGGTGTAAGTAATGCTCGTAAGTGTAGTAAAGAATATGGCTTAGATGCCATGTTTGTTCACAAGAAGTTTAAGGCAAAGGACGTATCCGATGCTGTTAAGGCTAACGGATTCGTTGTTGTCAAGAATTGGTTAACTAAAACAGTAGAAAGATATGATAAGTTGTATAATTGGATCCCTGATAGGGACATTGATTGGCCTAGTAGGAAGTCTTTATATTCTTCAGTACCAAGTGAACAAGAACATAAAGAAGATTGAACAGCTGATTGAGGATGCAAACACTTTTAAGATAACACTTAAAAATGAAGTCTTCAGGAAGGGTTAAGAATGCGACTAAGGTCGATGCGTATGGGCTACATTTTCGTAGCAAACTCGAACTCTATACGTATGAAGCTTTTATGAAAGCAGGTATACCTGTTAAATATGAGCCAAAGCATTTTGTCCTTCTACCTAAGTTCGAATTTTTAGGCGAAAAAATAAGACCTATCACATATCTACCAGACTTCGTTGGACGAGGTTTTATAGTAGAATGTAAAGGTCTCATGGGAGATTCGTTTCCTCTTCGCTGGAAACTCTTTAAGTATTATTTACACAAACATCACGCTAAGACTAAGCTATATTTGGTCAGAAACCAAAAGCAAGTCAACGAGATGATTGAAGAAATTAAGAACAAATGAGTATAGAAGAAGCAAATAATATAGTAACCATGAGTATATGCTATTCTGCTAATGGATGGTATTGGACAATCGATACACATCGTCCATTTGGCAAGATATTAGGATATGCTAAGCACGATAATCTTGAGAAAGTACTTGAGGAACTTAAAGGATTTCTTAGATATTTCACAGAGAATGTGCTTAAAGACGGTGATACTATACGAAAATATGTTGAGAAACATAAACCAAAGAAAGATGGAGATTAAAATTCCATATTACGAGGACTTAACTCGTATTTCGAACAGTAATATAGGCTGGTTTCTACAAAAGGGACCAGCCTATTTACATAAGATGCTAACGGATCCTCTTCCAGAAGAGAAGAATCCTGTACTGGAAAGAGGTACATTGATACACTGTTACCTTTTACAGCCTGAAGAGTTCCACAAAACCTATGTGGTGTGGGACAAAAGTAGACCTTTTTCTGCACAGCAGGAGAAGTTCTGTCAGGCGTTAGCAAATACCGTTGAAATAGAGCCCAATAAAGCCATTCTAAGCGCTTATAAAGAAGCGTATAGTACAGCAGGAAAGTCGGAAGATAAAATGCTGTCAGAAGGCCTTAAAATAGCCTCTACGTTGAAGGATTATATTGATTATCTGAAAGACCCTGAAAGGAAGCAGATGATTAGTCCTTCTGAGTACCAAATGCTGAAGAAAATTCGTAATAACATTGAAGCTCATAAGTTAGCTAAACCACTTATTTGGCCAGTCGAACAGATGAAAAATTATTCTGGAGATGGATGGGAAGATGTTATGAACGAATGTGAGTATAATCATGAATTCCACATAAACTGGGGATATCATACTATCTTTGGCGATATTGACTGTAAATCATTGTTGGATAGTCTTACATTAGACTTTAAGAATAAGAAGGTTATTATAATGGATTTAAAGACTACAGCTAAACTGTGGCACTTTGAAGACAGTATAGATATGTATGATTATTGCAGACAATTGGCTTACTACAGTATGGCTGTAAGATGGTACCTAGTTAATGAATGTGGAGTTACTGAAGATGACATATTTGATTGGCAGTTTGAGTATTATATAATTGGTATTGATACTACTGGTTCAAATGAAATCAGAGTATTTAAAATCAATAAAGAAAATGTTGATAAGAGATACGATACCATATTAGATACTCTTACTACTATCGCATGGCACCAGAAGAACAACAAATGGGATCATAGTAGAGCTTATTACGAAGGTGATGGCTCAGAAACTTTAAATTTATAAATTTATAATATTATGAACACAAATATTGCAGAAGATTACGCTAAAATGATCGTTAATGATAAAGATACATTTACAAAAGAAGAAGTTATTGAATTAGTAAAAACAGCTTATCTTGATGGAAAAGCTGATGATACTATAAATAAAGATACTAATGATTTTGTAGATGATGGTTCTGAGGATTATATTCCTACAGAAGATGATGTTGACATAAACGAATTTGATGCGTTCACTCCAAGCTTTATGCAGAAGTAATTCAGAGTTGGTATTACCATACTTTGTAATGCAATTAGAAAAGTGGATTAATTTTATACTGTATATTGATCTGAAGGTTACTGATACTGATACAGAATTACTTGTTTACTTGAAAAGAAATAGTAGATATTTAAAATCTGTACTGGAAAATGAACCTAATTTTAGCAGAATTCTATTTAAAAATGGAAACCTCTGCGCTGTGTTTAATTCCCCTAAAAAATATAGGGGAATTATTCACAGTATTGCATTAACTGGATTTAACAGTGCAAACAAAAATACCTTAGTTCGTATGTACGAACTGCAACAAAAAACCCTGGCCGCTCGTGATGAGTAGTCAGGGTTTTATTGTTGTTTTATGTGTCGTATTTATACGACCATTATTTTTAAAATTTAAAGACGAATTACAATAGGATTTTTAAAATGAATGACGAATTGAAATAGGTTTAGAATAAATCAAAAATCGTTCCGCCGTTTTTGAGCGTTTGGTATGCTTCATAAAGCCAACTACGCTTATCTTCATCACTCATTCGCATAATTTTGTTTTCATTATATCTACGTTTTGCCTCAGGATCGTGTACTTGTTCCCACCAGTTATGGAAAGGTGTTAACTTAAACACGTTTCTTTCCCATCTTTTCCAACCTTTGTATGATTTACTGTTTTTTATTACGTCGTCATCAGAATTGCTATTCTTTTCCTGTTGATACACATCGTAAATATCGTACACTATTGAACCGGCCTACTGTTTACCATGTAAACTTGTGAAAAATAAGTTGACACCAGTTCCAGTAATAACATCCGCAAGGCCTTCTGTTACGGAAGTACCTGCCGTCAAACTTTGAATATTGTTTGATAGGTCGAGAAGATTATATTTTGTGTTTGACTCAAACTAGAAAGCTCTAGCTGCATATGCAAGCCACTATAAAATAATATATGTAAGTTTGTCGTCTTTATCCCAGTCATCTGCAAGAGCAGACATGAAGTTTGCTAATGGAGCTATAAAACAGTTGATGAGCGCGACTTCTAAAATAGTTTGTTTTATTTGATATTTATTAGAAATGCTGTTCGCTCTAGCTTTAGCGGATCCTTTTGCGTTGAAAAATTCTTCATCTTGTATAGCTTCTTTAAAAGACTTACGTTCAGTCTTTTTCACATATTTTTTATACATGCTATAGGTAAATGCTCCAGTACCTCCAATAAGTGGTACAATACCGAATCCACCAAATGCAACTCCTACAAAACATCCTCCTCCAAATGCGGCAAGCGCGTTTGATGCACATAAACGATTAACATATTTAAACATCGTTCTAAATTGATGGTTTTTATATTCTTGTGCATCATAATCATATACACGGTCTCCCCATGTCTATTGAAGCATAAGTGGAATATATTGTCTATGAATTAATGCGAAAGCTCCTATAAAACTTCTAGTCATCATAGCTTTTTGTAGACGAGTGGCCATACCATCAGCTTGTTCTGCATTTTTTATCGATTTGTTTACAACAGTATGTTTTACTTTATCCCAAGCATCTTGATATTTAGGATCTATTTGAAGCTTTTCGTCTCCATCTATAAATATGTCATAACACGTTATATTAGACTTGTCAAATTTGTCTAGCATCTCTTGATATCTGTCTCCGTATTGTTCTTTAGATTCTTCTATCATATGGCGAGTGATAAATTCTCCGTCTACCAACCTATAAGACAACATAGTACTAATTGCAATTGTAGCTTTTGATGCAATATCTCCAGCAGACATTAAACCATATGTACTATTCTTATAAATAGCCTACAACCAACGATTTCTATTCGAATGCTCAGTTTTTCTATCAAGTTGGTTTGACATATCCATCATCTCAAGAATGAGCATTACTCTATTTTTAGTAAGTCTAGATCCTAAGAACGTTCCGTCAGTAAATATACTTTTACCAAAAGCTTTTAAAACGATATTATTAGCTCTCCACATTTCTTTACGACCATATTTATATCCAGTAAGACCGTTTAGTATATGTGTAAAACTAGTAGTAAGAAATCCTACAAACGCTACTTTTGGATTCATACCAAGGTTTCTAGCAGTAGTCCATCTTTTCCACAAACTTAATATTCTACTAATATCCCAAGTTTTATCTCCAAGAGTTATAGAAAACGGCATTCTTTGAATATCATATAAATCACGTTCAATAAGTCGCTTTGCATATTGGTACGTATTTGATTCGTCATTATTGAGACCGCCTATTTTTCTTATCGTTTTAACAATAGAATTATAATCTGGAGTCTTAAATTGCTACATTTTTAACATATCAAGTATAGCTTCGCAATCATCTCGTACGTCAGCTTTTTGCTTATATAATTGAGCCATTTTATAATACGATGCCGTAATATCTATAAGATCTCTAGAAATATACTGAGGATTCTTCATTCTTCTAGTGAAATATTGAGGTATAATGTGGAAAGATCTTCCATCTGGATAACTGCCTCCAACTTCTCTATATCGCTAGTCAGTAGTTTCTTGTATATTAGAACCTTTTTCAGTATCATTAGGATCGTCGTATTTTCCAATAAGTTTATTAGCCGCAAGTGTACTTATATCAGGATCTATAGTTCCTATCATACCTCCAAACGTTTTTATATAGTTCCATATACCAGCCCAGAAAGGTTTTCTTCTAAGCCTGCCTAAGAATGTACATTCTTTTTGTGGAAGTAAATAGTTATCTGCATACTGACGATTGTACATCTAATTGGATTCAGAAATTGTTTGTTGAACGCCTTCGTATAAAGCTCTAAGTGTTTCAGATCCACCGACGCCATTTTTTCCAAAAATGCGTTCGTATTTAACAGAATTGTCATATATACTTCTCTTAGGAACCCACTATGTACCATACGATTCATCGAAATTAGGATTCGATAGATCATTTTCTGATTTATCTATCCATGCGTCATTTGGTTCATACTTCATATACTATGGATCTAAAGCTTCTATCTACGTTAACCAAGAATATGGTACAAATTCACCAGGATCAAATCCAAATAAATCATCAGATCCTCCATAATAATAACCATAAGTCTCTTGAAGCATAGAATACATAAAATCTTCTGTAGAGAATGCATCAAGAGCATCAGCGTCATCCTATTCGGCAGCCCTTCTTTCTGCTTCTTTTCTTATTTCTTCAAGAACTTTCTTAAATTGTCTTGTTTCTGAATATTTGATATATTTATCAGAAATTTCCTTATATTTAGCAGCCTGTTCAGCAAATGATTTATTATTCTATCTTGCGCTCTTGCGTATGTCAGATCTCTTATTGTCGATTTTAATTATAATGTTTTTGATAACATCAGGTAAAGTATTAAGATCTACTTCACCGCTTGCCAATTTATAATTATTTAAAATCTCTTGTTTTTCCTAACAAAGCCTGTCGTATTCTTCTCCATATTGAGGTCTAGCTCCACCAAATTCTTCTTCTATTTTCTTAAACACAATAGCTTCACCGTAGCTATTCTTCTTTAGATGTTTTCTAGTATTTCTTTCATCCCATTCATCAAGCTCCTTTGAACGTTCTCCGTATTTATCAATCACAGCCTATCTTGCACGCTTCCAACCAGTAACATCGAGTTTCTTTTCTCGCTCATTGCCATTCTCATCATATTTATAGAGCTTTTCATAGAGTTCTTTTAAAGCGATTGCATCTTCTAAATCTTGACCTTTCTTGAGATTTCCATACTCATCTCGTTCGCTTCGTAACGCACGGCGTTGTTCCCACAAACTATTCAATCTTTCCCAATCCTATTGAGATAGTTTCTCATAATGTGGATACCCGTTTTCATCATAAAGATCTTCGTAGTTAGTAAGAATAGAGTTGATCTAGACGCGAATTTCTCCCATGCTATCTTTAACGCGTTGTGGAAGTTTAGAATAATATTCATAATATCTAGACTTATATCTACGTTCAGCATTTTCTTGAAGCCATTCTTCTTTCTTTCTATCGAAATATTCTTTTGGAGTTATTTTAACGCCATCTACAACAGCTATCTTATTAATTTCAGGAGCAACTTTATTATTTAACTGAAGATCTGGCAAGTCAAATATCTCTCTAATTTCTTTATTTATTTTTTCGATAGCTTTTTCATAATTTTTATAAAATCTACCGAAATTAAGATCTCTTACAAGATAACCAGTAAAATTACCATTTTCATCTGTTTCGTATAGATGCCACTCCTTTTCTCCTTTCTTAAGATTAGCTTTTAATTTAAGAAGATCAGTAGCTTTTCCTGCAGAATTTAATGTCGCTGTGGTAAGAGCTTTATTTATGATATACGCTATTGTTCTAATAGCTTCGTTAGAAGAAGCATCTGCTGCTCCAGCCCACGAAGAAAGAGTACTAATATCATCTATAGCATCGGCAGCCATATCGGAATTAAGAGCGTTTATATAAGAATCCATTTCAGGATTACCTACTTCATTTGCTATAGTTTTAAGTTTATGAATAACATTCTCTTTAAGCATGTATTCAACAACATTTATACCTTCCTAAGTAAAATTAATAGCATTATCGAGATGTCTTTCTACTTCTTGTAAGTCTTCTACTGATATTTTATCTGATTCTTTAGTTACTTTTGCGTTAAATGCGTTTACCATGTCGATACGATTCTCATCATCATCTAACATCTTTTTTATACTGTTGAATACAGAATTATACATACCTAAATTAGCATGCATTTGATACATATAATCGCTATTAGTAAACTATCCACTCTCTCTACGTATCTGACGAAGATCATCTACATCTTTAATTATTTGAGGAATAGCAGTATCAAGAAGATTCTAAATTGCATAATATTTACCACCTTCGTCTATAGCAAACATCTCTAACTGGTTCTGCGTGATTTGTAAAAATCTACTCTTTGTTACAGAATCGAGATTAGAAGCTCTTAATGCATCTATTCTGGTGGATAATGCATCTTTTACTCTATCCCAGCTTGTGATTTGTACAGTTCCAGGCTTATGTTTTTGTCCGATTGTAACATTATACCGTTCAGTACCAAGTTTAACGAAATTCTTTTGTGCAGCATTCATCTATTCAAGACGTTTCATACTGTCCAAAAACTATTCGTGGTTTTGCACACCTAAATCTTGTTCTTGATAAACTTGTTTTAAATAAGATTTCGATGGTATATTTCCGCGCTTAATTGATGGCCTATTATACAAGTAATCTTCAATAGCCTTTTGATATATTCGAACTTGCTCAGAATCTGTAGCTTTAAACACGGCTTTATTTGCTATAGCAATAGATAACTTGTTTACAAGACGTTTCAAACGTTCAAATAATCCAGTATTATGCGTTCTATCAATAGCGTCGGCCATTTCAAAGGTAGCATGCCTAATATTAGGATCTGATGCAAAATAAGCAGCAAATTCCTTTTCATTATCTAAACAATGCATGCCACTTAAAACGTCAAATTTGATAGCACCATCTTTTCTAAATAAATTTGATATTCTATTAAACGTCTTTCTATTTTGCTCAACAAATGCTTTATCTTCAGCAGTTTTAGGGTTATCTATAATATCTACTGTCATTGCATGAATAATTTCATGCATCATTGTAATACCAAAATAACCTCTAGATATCTATTGAAGTTCATTAGGATTTATTAAGATAATACTACCTCCATTATCTGTAATAGTTTCTGCAAGTTCACCTACAGACATAGCTTGGCCAAGCCTTACAGGAATATCATGTTTTGATAATATATTCGCTAAGTCAGTATTAATCGGATGAAATATACCATTAGACAACATAGTTGTCATAAGATCTCTACTACTAACAGTCTCTCCATTTAACAATCTTGCAGAAAGTTGCTGACCAAAAGAATCTGTTATATTAGTAGCACTAATAAAATTAGCGTCGTCTATATTTATATTTTCTCTTATGGAATAATATATATTATCTGTATTCGGATTAAACTCTCCAAGATTTGCAATACTTTTTATCTAGTTTGGATTTTTAACTACCCATTGTCTTGTAGGTTCCATTCCGTGACGATCGCCTTCTTTATCGTAGCGTTCCATTATAACAGAATCATATTTAGGATCTTTTATAAGATTGTTTTCATGTTCTGTATATTCTTCGATAGTATTAAACTTTCCATCTTTCACAGATGTTTCTGCTGGGTTCTTCATGTTTAAATAACATGCCATTGCTACAGAATGTTTATACTTAAATGCTTTCTGTTCGCTATCAGTAAAGAAAAATGAATGTCTATCATGAACTTTATGTGCACCACGAGAACCATCCTCATCATATTCAAATTTATTGAATATTTCTTCTGTTCCGTGCCATAAAACAAGAGGTTCTCCATTTATATCTACAGCTTTAGATACATTTTCTTTTTTCGGAACAGTTATATTTTGTATATGTTGTATAGTTTCTTCTAGAAGCGAAGATTTTATATTTAATTTTTGTAACAAAATATTTATACAACGCATGAACGTATGAAAAATAGACTTTTCTCCGTCATCGATATCCATCATTACTTTTTGTAAGTTACGATTACTCATAACTTCTGCTACAAATTCTATTAAATTGGCAGAGTCATAGTTTTTAAAAATAAATGGGTCTCGGTTATCTTTAAATGCGTAATATGCATCTCCGTCATTGTGATCCACAGAGAAACCATCAGGTTTATTACTATCTATATAATTTTGTACTTTATTATATATCTCGTATAGTCGTTTAATAGAATCGCGCTGTTTATCTGTTAGATGTATATTACCATATACATTAGATTTTATACGCAATATTTGTTCTTTTGGTGTATTTGCAGAATTTTCTAAATCATACTATAGTATATATTGAGCGGTAACTGCATGAATTAATTCGTGCAATACTAGTTTTTTTATACCTTCTTTATTTATATCCTTAAAATTATTTATATCCGGAATAAATAATTTACCATGTTGTGTAGAAAACATTCCACGTCCATACCGACCTTTGTATATCTATAATATGTTTGATAAATCAAAATTATCTATTATAGATTTTATTGCCATAGACAAGTCGTCACCATCACTAATATACTCTTCTAAATCTTTTAGTATATAGTCGTTATTTATATCAACTGTCCAATTACCAAACCAATTGAAAAATTCGTCAGAATAAACATTAGATTTAGCTACAATTGCTTTTGTTCTATCCCCACCAAAATGATCTAATAACGTTTGAAATAAAACAGATGGTTTACCCTGTGGGGTCATATCGAGCATGTTTCCACCGTTTCTATCATATATTCTATAAGCAGCTTCCATAGCCCGATAGTCCTGTCCGGAGCGCTGATTGCGCAACTCCGGACTACGGAACTCTTTTTCGGTCATAGGACTGCCTCCAAAGGCTTCTATCATTTCATTGAAACCATTAAAAACTTCTTTATTTTTATAATATGGGCAAATCATATGAATTATTATAATGTATCAAATTCATCTACATCATCCGATATTGAGAATTTACTCTTTTTCTTTGTTGGTTTTTCTGAAGATATAACACCACATTCTTTATTTTGTGCTGTTTCTTTCTTATCTTCAGAAACTTCGCTAACAATCTTACTCTCAACTTGTGGAGATTTAGGTTCATTTGAATCTATATCTTTCTTATCAGATTTTGTATCGTTTATAAGTTTTTCTGCACGTTTTGTACTAGTTTGTTCTGCTATAACTTTAGCTAAATCATCAGCAAGCTGTTCTACATCTTGTTCTACAAACTAAGATTCTGTGAAACTATCAAGAGCGTTATGTAATCGTTTAGCCATTCCAAGCTTACCTACATAATTTACAGCGTCTACGTGTACATGAGCATTCTTAACAACTCCCTTAAGATTCGCAGCGGCTAATTGTATAACCTTCGAAGTATAAGTATCCCCATATTTATCAAACAAAGTATGAAGTATTATACCAGTATCTCCAGTAGCTTTTAATAACTCTGTTACAACTTTTGCAGCTTTAAACTGCTTTATTTCTCTAGAAAGTTTGTCAGCGTGCTTCCTATAATAAGCTTTATCTTTTTCTGACAACTGACCAAAAGATTGTAAATATTCTTCAATATCAGATTTGGTTATAGGAGCGTTCATATTACCGCTAGACGTAACATTTACCCATTTATAACCAATAGATAACAAATCTTTTACAGCTTGAATATTTTCTTTAGATAACGGCTTTGTTATATTAATAGTGACAACTTTATCTTCGGAACCTTCTGGAACTTTAGGAGTATTTGTATCATCAGAAATAACAAGATTGAGTATGACATTAGATTTTTTATTTAATGTATACCATGCATTCTTTCCTTGGCTATATGGAATAATAAATACGTTGCCGTGCTTAGGTTCAACAGAATCATCATATTTTTTATAAACATCAGTATTAAGAATATCGTAAACTTCAGGAATCTCTTCTGTTTCCCATTTGATATTTAATTCATATCTACGTTTATTCTCGTAATCTTCGTTATTAACAAGTTCTCCTGCAGGTCTGTTGTTATATTCGTTTACAAGTTTTTCAACTCCGTTTCGAACAGATTCGATAGACATTGTAGTACTAAGTTTGTTGTCGTTAAATAGAGATGGCGTTTCATAGTTAGCGTAGAATTCATATTGTTGAACGTCTCCCGCTCTATAACCAGCTTTTGGAACTGGAGCATATATTGAAATCTTATCATCAAGTACTTGTCCTGCTTTATCACCGACAGCGTACGACTTTTCAATTTCTCCAACCTTTCTATAAAGAACACTTTTACCTTTAATTTTTATCTTAAAGAATGGATTTCCTTTTAGTTTATAATCACTTTGCATACAAACATATTTCGGGAACCCATACTCGCCTTGACTCATACATTCAGGTCCGTATTTTCTATAATTGTTGTTATTGAAATTAGTTTGTGCACTTCCTGGATAATGTCTTCCGACAATGTTATCATTCCACCAATAATTTCTACATATTACATCTAATATTTCGCCAACGTTAATAGCCTTTGTTCTTGCATTAGAGTCAACAGACGCTATATCACCAAGCATCGCATCTTGATACTGTTTTCTAATCGATCCTTCTGAGAATGCAAGATGATATAATGCACTATTTAATGCCCAATCATATTGCTCTCTATATGCAGGAGGAACAAGATCGAAGAATGAATTTCTAACATCCTGATCATAATTAGAATAATATGCATAGAACACAAGATCCTTTGCAAAATCAGATACTTCTTGATTAGACGAATCTAATAATTGTGCAAACGATGCTATTAATCTACTCTTTTGATCTGTAGTAGTATCCCTGGATTGTAATTTGATATTAATTCTACCTATTTCAACATTCTTTGTAGGAGATAAAGGAGTTAACGCATCTAACAAGTCGTTATGATATTCTCCGTTCTCGTCAACAATATCTGGATATTTAGTAATAGCATTCTTAGATTTTAAAGCTCGTTTAAGTGTGTCTAAACGCTTATATAAAGGCTTAATATTATCAGATCCATATAGTAAATCATGCATCTTCTGAATAACAGCTTGTTTATTACCGCCTAGAGTAAGATCAATAGCATTTTCATTCATATAACGCATATCTTTTCCTATATTGAACATTATATTAAATCTAAATAAATTATCAAGTGCTTCTCCGATAGCATCTATTTTATCTTGAGAGAATTCTCTATCGTATAACAATCCAGTTCCACCATTTAATTTACACATTACAGACTTAAAAGCAAGATCGTATTCATCTGTAGCAGTAATAAGCTGTGTTTTCAATATTTCTTTAATGTTAGATGTAGCAGATTCAAATTTATGTTGTAAATAAGATTCTTCAAAATATCTACGTACAGCTTCTTTACCGGCTTTTTTACGGTCAATCTTACCTTTTTCGTCTCTAAATTGATTATCAAATCCTTCTTGGTTGATAGTCCACATAGAACTATTTTCCATAAAATGTTTGATTTTATTATCAAAATTAATGTGATCTCTAATGGTATTACCAAACTTTTTAGTGTCAATTTGAGATACACTTACAAGATCAGATATAGCTTGAGCATGATTACTAAGCTCTTCAAATGCTCTAACACAAGCAACCTGGAACTCTAAGTGGGATAATAAATCTGATTGTTTACTAGAACGCTTATTTTTGATTTGTTTGATAGCGTAATCTTTATTAAATACAAGTTTTCTATCAAATTCAAACTCTGGAGCAGACCCGTGTTGATCTCTATACTTCTTTTTAGTGTTTCCTTTACCGCGTTCCGGCATGAGTACATAATCAATATAATCAATAATGTGGTCAAGCTTTACAGCCTCTTCCGCGCTTAACTGTTTTTTGTTAGAACGTTCGTAGTCTTTACGCAAAGATTCTAATCTATCTAACAATCGTTTGTACTCAGCTTTAATTGCAGCATTCTTTGAAATATTATTGATTTCTTCAGTGGGACTATCTCCAAACGGATTGCTTCCATACAAACCGCCGGAATTATTGATGTCAGATGCGATATTCTTAAGTGATTGTTGAGATAAGAACGTAAAGGTTGACATTCCTTTACCTGCTCTTATTAAGAAGTTAGCATAATTATAAGTAGCGTGATTTACGTTAAGGTCAAAAATATACGGATCTTTAGCTACGTCCACGTGAGCGTTAACCATAGCAGACAACCAACCAGAAATACGTCTTCCGTCTTTACCATCTATTGCGTCAAGTGATCCAAAATCATACTCTTTAATTACACCTTCGTAACGCATTGTAAGATGGCTGTATTGTGTAAGAGCAAGATTTGTTACATTCAATGCAAACGGCGCAATACCAGCCTTACCTACAGAGAATTCAAGTTTTCTATTCATCTAGAAGAATGGCATGAGTTCTGTACAACTTGGTATATATGAATCTTGAGGATCTCTCAATACTCCATCCGCATCAATAAGCTCATCTTTAAGCATTTTTGTAAACGTATCAATAGATGCCCTAGATTCAGAATAGTTCTTATTGTCGCACAAGAGACTCATATAACACTCCAACAACTTGTTAGTAAGACCGCCTTTAGTCGGGTTATCTTCACTAAACTCTTCATATTCTCCGTTTATATATGATTTTGTTGCTAAGAACAATTTATCAACGTCGAAGTCAGAACCAGTCTGAGCTGTAAATTCTGGTGGAACAACAATAAGATCTCCACATTGTGGCGGCAGTACATCTGCAACAGTAAATCCAAATATAGACGAAAGGCCCTGTGTAGGAATACGATAGCCGATACTGAATGGATTTGGCTTGGAATCTTCCCCGTTTGTATTCTTACCTTTTATTATATCGTGGTCTATCAGCCATTGCCTCTACTCTTCAAACGGCTTCTTTTTAATACTTTCTGGAAGAACATGTCTAAAGAAATTAATAGATAACATCACTTCCATAGAATTATCATCTGTGTGCCATTTGAGCATTTCTCCATTATTGAAGTTTATCTTAAATGCACCTATTTGTTCAGTGACGTTACGTTTTCCATATCCAGAGAAACCAAATGAAGATTGCTGTACAGCAGTACCTCCAGGGGTATTAATGTCGATAACTTCAGAATTTACAATAGCAGTAGCACTATTCTCAAACACTTCTCTTCTAGCAAGACACGCAGCAACACCATTTCTAGCGATCTATTCTGCGCTATATCCCAATCCATTACTTCTAGCTATACTTATAACGAAATCGTGTACAGCATCCATATCTATACGATAACCTGTATTAGGATCATCCGTGAAGAAACGTTTGTGGAGATTCTATATTCCAAGGTTAGTAAGATGTTTGACAGTAGACATAATCTCTGCTTTTATCTAATAACCGTATTTACCTCCATTGCCATTTTCATCAGCTCCGTATATAGCATCGTCTATAATACTTGAGAATGCAAGCTTAAACATCTGAGTACCAATATTTCTAGACTCTGCTTCGTGTGCTTCGGTATTTAACTAATAACGCAGGTTTTGTAAATATTGTATCTCTACTGGAACAGATCCACTAGCATTGGTTTTTGTCTTTCCGTAATTTGTGTTATCTGCATTATCATCGTAGTCTATATACTAACTACTCTCTTTATTAAACAAATCATCAATAGAACTAAGCTAAGCTTCCCCTGTTGCACCATCTTCCTTCATTTTAGCAGCTTCTTGAGCAGCACCTACTTTAACAGCAGATTTAAACGAAATCATATCAAGTTCGTTACCTTTCTTATTCATTCGTTTATAAAGCTCTGCTCCTACACCATTTCCAGCCATAAAGCGGAACCATGGGAATATAGCCATTTTGTTCAAAATTGGTTTATTATATTCAAATGTAGGATTTTCCTTTCTTCCTCCATCGTCAGTAGGATCATTTTGGAAATACGTCATTTTAAGAGGATACAACTGCAACTATCTGACTGCATTATATACTTTAGGATCACTAAGCCATGAACCATTTTTATGTTCAGACTTATGTCCTTCGATTATCATATAAGCCTATTCATCATTGTTAGACCATTGACCAAGTCCTATACGTATTCTGCGATACATTTCTGGACGTATAAATACTTGTGCGTCTGATACGGTTATTTTTGTATAGGGTTTAATCTATATCTAAAGTTCTTTTTCAATAGCAGCTTGCCTGTCCTTAAATAAATTATACACTTTCTCGAAATGTGCATCATCGTCATATATCTTTTGTAAGCCATCCTCAAAAGACATACCATTATCATCACACCAGCGTTTAAATTTATCAGAATCGAGATTTCTTATATTATCTACAAGGAGCTATTTTTTGAATGATTTTTCTATAATATCCATAAATGTAGAGCGCATCTCTATGTCTTCTACATTCATGTTAGTATATCGATCGATGGATAATATACGCCTGCCTTTCTTTTCCAATTCTTCTTTACTATAGTAAAGTCTTATCTCATCTCCTGGAGACAATGTACTTCCAAGACGTTTAATTTTATCCGAAAATGCATCATATACATTATCTACTTCTACTTGTACATCTGTAACGCTACCATCCTATAAAGAAATTCTTTCGTTTATAGTAGATGTAGGGTTGTCTTTAGCTTTTTTCCTAGAATAGAACGCAGGATCTCCAGAAAATACTTTTTCAAATTCAATCACAGATATCGCTGAATTTACGGCGTAGTTGGCTATTAATGAGAATAGCGCATCTGTAAGTATTCCGTTACTTTGTATAGTAACATCACTATAAGAATCTGTTACTTGCTTATTAGCGATTTTGCCATAAATCGCATTTACATATTTGTTAAGTAATTCTACAGGAATTATTTCTGGAATATACGTGCCGTTTTCTTTTTTAACAAGTTTAACAGGACTTTGTGGATCTGATAGCTTATCGAGTTCTTCTACCGTTCGTTTCATGAATATATCATTAATAGAAGATTTGATCGCTTTAGACGGAAAACCATTTTTAAAATATTGTTTACGAATGATTTCTAATTCTTGTCTTATAAGTTCAAACCCATCTAACTCAGATTTCTACTTATCTCCAAGTGCAATTCCCCCTACATATTTGAACATCGGATCGTCTGATGCAATATTTTTTACATCGCCTTTCTCAATTTTCTTCTGTAGTTCGAATAACATCTATAATCTTTGATTGAGATTGTACGTCCTGCCATTCTTATCTGTAAATGTTATAGCATCATAGAAATACCTAAATTTACCACCGTTTCCAGAAAAGTCAAGTCTGCCATTTTCGACTTTACCATGATAGTTTTCAACACGTAAATTTGAATTCTTTACAATACGTCTTACATTTTTATGATCATAATAAGCAATTACAGCTTCGAGTTCGTCTTGCATATAATCTGCAAGTTTTGTAAGAGTATCATCGCTGTACTGTCGCAAACCTATTCCTTGAGAATAATCATTATATGTGTCTTTTGCGGTATTATCTATCTATATTCTTTCGTCTGATTTAGGATCTAAGTTTTTATACCACCGTCTAGCGTCATATTGCCAATCTCTTAATTCTTTTTCTTCTTCTGGTCTCGAATGTTCTTTTGCGTACTCGTTATATATAATTTGATTTAAAACATCCTTATACGGAGTGAACAAAATAGCATCATGCGAAAGTCTAAGATTCCTATGAGAAATAGAATACCATGTCTTTTTATCTGCCATTGTTGGTAAAACTATTTGATCTCTTTCCAACATTTGAAGTTTTGCAAGATAATCTTCCATTGAAGTAATACCAAAATAATCAGCACCGATATTTCTATTTCCATCTTTAATACCAACAAACGCATTTAACTTAAAATGAGAATTAGTATCTACAGGATCTGTTTCATTTTGAGCAATATTGAGAAGTTGACTATGACCGCAATATTTTGATTTGGACATTCTAGCTCCAAACTTCTTACCGTCAACAGATAGCATTCGTATTCTATCCGATACAAAACTATTGCTGGATATTGGATATATAATATTACCACTTGGATCTTTTACGGAGAACTATCTAGCTGACGGATGTACTGCATTCATAGAAGACGCAAATCTATATACGCTAGATGCCTCATCGTTAGCAAATCCATGGAACAATTTGTCAAGACTATGTTGTCTGGTATCACCATTAAATTTTATATAATCTTCTTTATTAGTATTTTTACCAGCTGCAATAATCGCATCTATTACTCGTGGTATAGAATCCTGAGGAAGATCTTTTTCCTTCTGTTTGCCTTTTACATTAACTATCTCCGTTTTTGCAAATTGTGAACTAAGAACTTGTAATTGTTCTCGTACAGACGGATCAGGTTTTTCAAGAGTTTGTTTTATAAATTCTTGTATAACATCTTCATCGGCACTAATACCTATTTCATCATAAAGATCTATTATAAGTGGAATTAGAGTATTTCTTATTTCACTATTAAGTTGAGCATCACTTATTAACGAATTACTATTATATTCATCTATCTTTGAACGCACGTTCTATATTTTATTAGATAATATATCAGCAAATGCAGTTGAAACAGTATTTTTGTTATTTGAGATGTCAATCAAACCTTGTCCTGTAATAGACTGTGACCATTCTCTAATAGTATTCTTATTTGCTTCAAGAGTGTTGTCGTTAGACATTTTCCATTCTCGTTGTCTATCGGCTATAGATGTGTTGGATACAATTTCTACACCGTTATCTTCCATACTATCTAATCCAGTATCGTAATCATCAAAATCAACAGAATTTCTTCCTTCTGGATCATATAAAGTTAAGAATGATACTTGAGGTTTGTTACTATTTACCGTAGCATATAATTGACTCTTTAATATGGTATTTTGGAACTTAGAAGAATCTATGTTTGTTAATTTGTCTAACAAAGCAGCAAAAAATACATTGCCTTTAGCCAATCGTTCGACCATTCCCATCATAGATGTACTAAGATATTTACCCTGATCGTCAGTAGCATCTATTGATTCGCACAACCAAAGTTTATCTGTAATTTGATTCCACGCGTGAGAGTATGACCACATTTCTTCATTTCCAAAAGCATCGTATTTTTGACTATATGTTATCTTACCATTGTCATCTATATTACGCTTCAATACAGGAATTTGTTTCATGAACAACTTTGTTCGTATAGAAGCATTATCCTTTTTCGATACAGAAAGATCAAATACATCCCACGTATTATCAGGACGTTCTTCTTTTTCTTCAGCTTCGTGTTCAACATTAGAATCTACTTCTTCAAGAGAAGATACATTTTCGTCAATTAATCGCTTAGCTTTATCAAGATCTTTAAGTTTTCTAATCTTAAATGTAAGACCAAGCTCCTCAAAGTATTCAGCAATCGATTGTTTCACACGTTCAGGATTTTTAAGAACATCTCTAAGTAAGTTTTTGTTTTCTTCCAATATATCATCGGAAGTTTCTACCCAGTTTTGTAAATAAGCCTAAATGTCGCTTACAAGTGTACCAGATATACGTTTAAGATCTCTTTCTGTTTCGAGCTTTTGAGAACTTATAAAATGTTTGGCTAATGCTGCTGAAGCATCCATCAACTATTGATGATCTACAATATAATCAAATGTCTCATCCTCTTCTTGAGTAAGAGATGGCACATAATAACCTATTTGATATATACCTCCTTTTTTATGATAAGCATCATGAAATTCTTTTATCGCTTGTTTGCTCAGTGGAGTTCCTTTATATGCACCATTACGGATTTGTTTAAATACTTCTTTATATGCACGTTTATTCTTAAATATAAAGATAGTATCCATGACGTTGTTGAACATTCTAAGAATCGATCCTTTTATGGATTTATCTTCTTCTAATTCAACCCATTTACGGAAATCTTCGGCTAGACGTTCTTCTACTTCTCCGTACTTTAGCTTCTTGTGTTTTAACCACGGATGACTATTCAAATATGCTTTATAGATAGCAATTCGCGTTTGTTCATCGTGAATGAGCAAGTTAACATAGTGCCAAGCTTCATGATATTGAGAGCCGACGCCACCACGTCTACTGAGTCCTATATAACCAAACAATTCGCCGGTTATTGTATTAACAGCTGCATCAACAACACCAAATACTTCGTTGTCGTCAACTGCAGATTTAATACCATTCATGACCATTACATTAGCTGGGTCTATACCAAGAGTATCAGCGAGCCATTTTCTAGCTTTTTCTTCATTGAATTTGCCGCCAGACTTCTTACTCTAATATACTCCAGTAACACCTTTTATAAAATAGTTTCTTTCTGACACAGCAACCTTTCTAACATTTTTATCGTGCGCTTCTGAACTCTTAACAGAATCTATTCTAATATGTGTTTTACCAGTTTCTTTGTTTTTATAAAACGTTGCTATTTCAACAGCATCTGTCTATGTCTGTCTAGAAGAATATTTTAGTACATTATCCTCTGTAATATCATCTTTAGATAAATTAGTTTTATATTCTTTATTATATTTTTCAATAAGAGACTTAACTTTTTCGTCATGCATTTGTTTATCAATGCGATTCAAATCATCGTCATTCTCTTCATCGATCAATTCACCAATTTCGCTTGCGTATTCCATGATATCATCAACAGTACGATCTTCTAAAAGAATTGCTGCCAATATATCGTTTTCTTTTACATCTACTCTATCTAAGAATTTACTATTTCTAGCTCCTGTACCAAGTAAGAAATTTATAAGTCTCTCTATCTTATCTTTAATAGCTTTTTTACTCTTTTCGAATACTATACCGGATTCTCTAATAGCAATTGGTAGTTTAGAAACAACTCGCTATTGTTTTGTTTCATCGTAGAATGGATTTTCATCAGAATTCTCAATTGTTTCTGATGTATCAGAAATAGAAATTTCTGGTTTAGTATCTACAGGCAAGCCTGTCTCCTTAGCAACTTTTTCTACAGGTTTATCTTTTTTAGGAGTTTTTACTCCGTTTGCAAATACAAATGGCGCTTTAAACGCATTTTCTCCAACATCAGTTTTGATATGACCAGCTTTGATCATCCACGCAAGAATAGAACCTTTTCTTGGCTTAAGGCTTGCAAGATTTCTAGCAGAACCAGATTCGGGCATTGTGTAGAAATCACCTATCCTGAATGATAATTGAGGACAACCCATTATAGATACTTCGCTATTAAGATATTCTTCTGGAGTCATATCATCAAATCTTCCAGATTCTGCATCTTTCGTAATAAGATGTCTTATAAGAGCTCCTAATTGGCTGCTTTGAATTGCAACAGAAGCTGATTCCTAGAATGTCGCTGCGTCAGTATTCCAGTGCATCTGTTCTGATATTGCTTGCACAATATATTGACGCAATGCCTCATTTTGTAGAATTTGTTCTTTTGTGAACTGCATTAAGCGATAGCTACCATCTTCCGCAACAACATACCCTTCTCCTAAGCTGTCACAAATCTGCTTTAATTGTGCAGTTTGTTTAAGTCCTATATTAAACATCCACATATCGTCAGATACAACTCTACGTGTTTGCTTAGCTCCGCTTTCGAGAGTTATAGTTTCTGTATGTACAGATGGACCAAAATATAGTTGTTTAGCTGCTAAATTATTTAATAATCCATCTTGCGATTGTGGTTGTGTTTCAAGTAATGTACCAGCGTCTTCATTGATAAACAACGGTACAAGGGATTTTATATCAGCAAATCCAGGTAAAACGTTTTCTCCAAGAATCATATAAAGAAGTACTTCTGCAGCACTCGGTTTATATTTATCATTCTTAACTTCTAACTTACCTGATATCTTATCTATAAGCAATTTTATCTTATTTGCGCCAGATCTAGTAGATACAGTCTCCAAGCCGCCACCGTCTGCTTCTCTATACTGAGAATCAAATTTTTCTTCTCCAAGCATAATGGGAACATTACCTTTTCCCATTAAAGAGCTTACTATCCAATATAATTTACCCGACAGCCCTCCATCTTTAAAGAATACTCGCTCTTCTTCTCCAAGAACATGACCGAATGATACAATAGATTTAGCTCCAGATAATTTTGCGCGTTCTCCTTTACCAACTCCAATAAGGATTTGCTCTTTGTCGAGCATTTCTTGTATCTCGTCGATAGATGTATCGTCATCTGTTATCGTTCTGAATATAGGAATGCCGCCATTTGTTTTTTGGTTATTTATTTTACCATTGCTTTGACCAACATACGCTGGTGTTACAGAACCTATTTTAGGACTATCTGGGAACACATAATTGTCTCCATTTTTGTCAAGATATGCATTGATTACCGCATCCCTATTTTCTTTAAGTTTATCGAGTTCTTCGTCTATACGCTCTTCTGTAAATATTGTTTTTGCAGATTTAGAGAAATATTGTCTTGCCATATTTCTAAAATGAACATGATCTGCATTCCATATAGCAAGTCTCTCGTTATATTTTTCATCCGATTCACCTCGATTTTTAGATATAGAATCCCATTCTTTTTCTGCTCTAGCTTTAGCTTTAGGATTATCTCTCATTAATTGTTGCTATTCTTTAGCATACAATTCTTTAGCGTAATCATTTACAGCTTTATTATAAGCTTTTACAACTTGTTGCCTATAATATGCAAGTTTTGCATCATATGTTGCATCTGTATCTTCAGTCTTTCTGATAGGATATGTAATATCCAATCCAGAATAAGATATTACTTTTGAGATGTCCATATTTTTTACAAGAAGCCAATTTTTTAAGTCTTCTCTTCTATTTATATGGTATTGTGTAGGATTTCCATCTCTTCCTTTATTTTTTGTATTGATTGATATTACATCTCCAAGAGATCTGAATACAGTAGCATAAGAAACATCTTTATCTTCTATAATTAATGCTACGGTAAATGCGTCTGGATCATTCGGATCTGCATTTTTAGCAACATCTGCTTGCGTAACTACATAATATGTAGAACAAGACTATAACCAAGTAGGACTTAATAATTTTTTTGCAAGTTCTGCGCCAGGACGAAGTGGTTTACCATTAAACTATGTAATTTCTTTACCATTTACAGTAAGTTTTAACGGTGTAGTTTCTTCATTAAATTTATAGAAACATGTTTGCCACACTAAATTAACAGGTACGTCTCCAATTATTTCGTCTATTGGTTTTTCTGACATGTCAGTAGTTTCGTCATAAGTAAGCGGAGTATCGTCGGCACGACTCATATCATCAAAATCTTGCCTAACCTTTCTTTCTTCTTCGTCGCTGAGAACTTCTCCGTCTACTGTTAATATACCAGTAGCTTCGTCTTCTTGTGGAAGTCCTGCAGTTAAAGAATCTTCTGGATCATACGTAGGATCTTCTGGATTTATTACATCCGGATCACTGGGATCAATATCAATACGATCAATTTCCTCGTCTTCACCAATAAATTCCTATACTTCATTTTCAGCATCTACGCTATCTTTTACTGCGTCAATGTTAGATGTATCTACGTCTTCAGGAAGATATACAGGTTCTTCTCCTTCACCTATAACTGGTTCTGGATCTGTTACAGGAGGAATTGTCTCTTCAGCTGGAACTTCTTCGTCATTGTTATTTTCACTAACCTGATTTTTTACTTCTTCTTCTTGGCTTACACTTGGTTTATTATTTTCTTTTTCTTGAATTTCTTCTTGAGAAGTTTCCTCTTGTTGCTTCTACTATCTACGTTCTTCCAACAACTCTTTTTCTGTCTTCTTCTTTTTACCGCTTTCATGATAAAAATCTTTTCTGAGTTGTTGTTCAGCCTAACTTTTTGTATCAGATGTTTCTTCTGTCGTACGCTGTATTTTATTCTCTTGTTCAACAGGCGCTTCTTCTGTTTGCTATATTGGAGAACTAACAGGTCTGCGTTGTTCCTATTCTGCTTGACGATGTGCAATCTTCTTACGTTCCAACTATTCGTTTATTCTAGCATCAATTAATTTCCAAGCAGCCTCTTTAGACATTTGTTTTAAATCTTCATAAAGAGTTTTATCTGAATATTCATCTCTTTCTGCTAAACTTAACGCATTATATTCATCGAGACGTTTTTTGTAAGAAGAAGCGTTTTCATCGAGTAATGTATTTTCTGCACCGTATCCAAACACAGCAGTTTTCAGACTTTCAGGATTGGCTTGAATAGTAATATAAGCGGCCATTACTGTTGCTTGTGCAGCTCTTATTGCCTGGTTTAAAGCATAATCGGCATATAATTTTTGATATTCTTCGTCGTCATCAAATTTAACTGATTCTCCAAAAACTTCTTTATAGTTTGTATCATTACCAACAATACTTTGCTCTTGTTTTTTAAGGCTTTCAAGCTATTCTTGGTAATGTTTTACCCATCCTTGTATCTTTGAAGGATCTACATCAAGACCAGTCATATAGCGGACTTGTTCTAGTGCAGCGGCCTGATTTTCTGCCCATTTCATATTATCAAGCACAGCTTGCATCTTTTTATATTGATGCATTATTCTTATTCTGCGTTCGATAAAATCTTTTTTAGACACAGGCTTCTCATATTCTTCGTATGCGCCTTTTAATATTTCATTTCGCTGAGTTTGGTCTTCTGAATCCCAGATTTCATCTAAATCTCCTAACCAAGGTCTTAAATGAGGTCTATTTGCAGCAACCCAATCGTTTACGAATTTATTATTTCTAAATTGTTCTTTAGTCTTAATAGATTCCTTAAACTATTTTTCATTATTAGGATGTATTAAATCATATATCTCGCGGAGTTTCCCTTGTTCTACAATCCTATCTGCCATTATTCTAGCAGCAGCTATTGGTTGTTTGCTCTCTCCTTTATGTTTACTCCCGCGTTTCTTTTTACGATATGTATGCTCGATATCTTCATCGATACCAAACTTTTCTATCGTTTTTTTACCCGCAATCTTATAAAGATCTTCGCCAGTAGTTATATTTTTCGCCCATTCTGCAAAAGATGCGTCTGGTCCTTTTGCGTGTTCTTTTAAATACGTACGGTATGATTTATTAAATGTATCTATCATATCCGCAAAATGCGGATTCGATTGCATTATATTTCTTTTATCGTCAACTGATAAATTTTCATCAAATAAATCTGCAAGAAGTTGAAGATGTTTATTTTGAATATTGTCGAGTTTATCTTTTTGTTGATCAAGAAGTTCAGAACTTTTATGAAAATCTATTATTGCTGTAGCTCCGTCACGAAGATATTGGCGATATTTTTCACTTTTCTTATTTATATCGCGTTTCTTCATTTCTTTATTGATGTTTTCATCATTAAATAGAGTCCATACAGCTGTCATAAGTTTTATATCATCTTCTATAAACTCTTTTTTAACAGTATCCGTAACTCGGTCATACTCATCTTTAGTATATCCGGTAGCGTTTTTAAATTCTTCATCGGAAAGAATATTTTTAGCATATTGTACTGCCATTGTACGCTATTCTCCAGTCTTTGGATCTGTTATTGTTATAGGAGTACTTTTATCAATAGCTTTTGCAAGTGTTGATAACGATTCTACAAGATTTGCATGATTTGCACCGCTCATAAATCTATCATAAAACATATCAATATGAGTCTAATCTTGTAATGCTTTCTATTGATCTGCAAGTATTCTTACTGCTACATTGTCGCTTCTAAGCTATCTACTAAGACCTCTGATATTATCAGAAGACGGTTGTGTTATATTACCGAACGCGTGAAATAGTTTACTTTGAACAAGAGATGACCAAAATCCAATATTCATTGCTTTTACAAGATTCTGATCTCCATTATTCGCATCCCAAAAGCCAAGCCCAAAATAATCAGAAACAGCTGTTGCCGCAAGACCGTTGTTCATTACGAATTCGTTTATATCAAACATTGACGTCTCTCTATTGTAGTCGTCATATTCGCCACGATTAAATCGTTCTTGCAAAAGGTGCTGTTGTCCTTCTTCTATTGATTCCGTAGCTCCAGTAAAAGCAAGCTTCTTAGCCTAATTTTTTGCAAAGTCTGCAATATGTTTTGTATATAACGCAGCTTTTGCGTGATTAGAATTAACAAATTTTTTAACAGCTTTATCTACAGTAACATCAAATATACCATCTACTCGATTGGCCATATCTTCGGCATATTTGAAATTCATAACTTTAGCATCAGGTGGATATAAATTTGTACCAAGCTTTTGACCAAGTGTTTTTTCTCCAATATAGAGATTATCCCTAATAGCTCTTCCAGGTACTTTTAAAGCTTTTACGACATCACCAAAATAACTCATATATGGTATGGACTAAGCCCAATCCATAACACCCAACGCATTGTTAGCGTTTATAAGCTTATTTACACCTTGCCTAGCATAGTTTTTAGCGGCTTCAAACTCTTCTCCCGCATATACATCTAATACTATTCCAAGTTTCCATAACTGCCCTTCGTCAAGAGAATCTACATCTACGCCTGCAGCTTTTCCTTGTTTACGAATTTGATCTAATATCTACTATGGATTTCCGCCGAGATTTTTAGCGAGATTCGCAGTTCTTTCTCCTAACGCTTGTATTGCCTCAAGAGACGTTTCTTCTTTTCTACTAGCCAATGCAGCTCCTACACCTGCTGCAATATCTGTTACAGTAAGAGCTGTACCAAGCCCTGGTATTTTCTTTATAAATGCTTCTGGAATGTGACGAATGGCAGCATCTACTCCCATTGCTTCTAATTGGTATTTCATCATGTCCAAAGAAGATGCAATGTCTGCTGTAGCATAGAATGGATGTAAAAATGCGCCAAAAACGCTTCCATTTTGAAATTCTTCTCTACCTAATTTCCAGTCTTCAGTTATAGCATCTTTATCATATAATCCGGAAATACCAAATATTCTACCACGTTTTAAATCATCTTGTTCTTCTTGAACATTTGTTATTCCAGCATTAATATCGCGCAAAACTTCTTCATACTTCTTTTCGAGATCTTTATCTACATTTTGTATCTTAGATAATTTATCTCCAAGATACATAATATCTATAGATTTATCGCCGTCTTGTGCGATATTTTGAATGTAATCTCTTACGGCAGTTGCATTACTACGTTCATAACTAGTAGCTCTAGTATAAGCATCTTTTAATTCTCCGTAAGCACCAGATACTATTTCTCCAATCACACCTGCAGGTTTCGCAAATAGATTAGTTATTCCTTCTATAGCCGATCCAACTAATCCTGCAGCTGTATTGTGTTTATACCAATCTATAGTAATACCACTTTGGTTCCATCCTCGTTTAATTGCTTCCCACGGTAAGCACAAATCAGTTAAAAGATTTTTGCGCGCCCCATCAAACATATTTTCAGCAATCACACGATGTGTACGTCCTTCTCCTTTAAAATAATCATCTAGATCTTGTATTTGTGAATTTAACGTGTCTAACTGATCTTTCAACTTTAATGTATAATCTCTAGACCATTGTGATACAGAAGGATCATTGTTAATTTTATATAAAAGTTCGTCGCGGCTTTTTACTAAATTTAAATAACGTTGTATATGTTCTAAATCTTCTTTATCTTGTTGAAGATCGAGCACATTAGCTTCCGCTGCGTCAATATCCTACTAATCCATTTCTTGATTTATAGAATTCCAAAGATTGGACATATTATTTTTTGTGCTTTCCCACATAGACGACAAGAAGCCTTGACTCGTTTCTGAGCCAAGTGCTTCCATCGTATCCTATGAATCAAGATTAGTAGTAATAGTACTTCTGTCGTATTCATTGTATAGATCTCGCCTATTTTTTCCATAGAGAGCAAGTTGTTGCTTGTGGTATTCTTTTAACTGTTGATCTATATCAATTGGTACTCGATTATTCATATGTCATTTCAATTAAATCGTTGTTTTCAAACTAACCTTCTAGTTTTTTTGCTATCGTTTTTGTATAATTTAGCGCCTCGTGATACGAATCTATCTCGGAATCTACGTAACTATGAGAATCAATTGTTCTAGATACAGGTAATTCGATTCTTGCAATATCACCCCAACCTATTTTCTTGTCGTCTGTTACAATTTTTCCGTTTGAATCTATAAGTACACCTCCAACGTTTCTCAATGCGTTTATTCTTTCTTCTGCATTTTTACCAAAACCGTTGAGATCAGAAGCTTTTATACTTACTGTCGAATTTATATCGTATACGCCACGTCCAGGAGAATAATCTTTATAACTTACGGTAGCCATATCATACGGAACATGTCCTTGTATATGATTTTTATCAAGATACTCCTACAATTTATTTGACCCAAATTTCACTCCACCGTACTTTCTCTATCTTAATAAAGTAAGGCTTAAATTAGATTTTGGGTTAAATTGAACAGGTCTTCTTTTTATTCCATTTATATCTCCAACAGCCTCTTCTTTACTTAAACCCGCAAACAATGCCCTTGCTGTTAACAAATCATTTCCTTCTACATTTGTTGTATAAGCGGCATAGTGTTTTGCGTATAGATCAGGATTGTGCAAATACTTTTTATTCTCATTTATTCTTGCATTTATTTGATCCATTGTCGGGTTCTTTATTCCCTCATCGATAAGCTGTTTTTTAGCTCCTGTAAACGTTGCATTATATCTAGCAATCTGTAGATCGTGTTTCAGATAAGATTTATACTTATCGTTTTGCATAACTCCTACCTGTTGACGATGCGTCCAACTTTTACTGTCACCTTCCTTTATTCCACTTTTAATCCTAGCTAAACGTTCGGCGGCTGCTTGTGCTTGTCTTTGCAATGCCATCTGATTTCTAAATTGTGTATCTATTTTAGCAAAATCATCAGCATCTCTTTTTATAGATTTATATTCTCTATTTGCGGTAGCTACATCTCGTTGGAGCTAAGCTTCAATGTCTTTTTGTGTATACGGAATTCCTCTAGATCTTACCTTCTATTCGGCAAGGTCTCTATAGTAATCGGCATACAAAGAACCTCTCCATCCAGGAGTTTCTCCGGCTGCTATATCAAGTAAATGGCGATCTGCAAATCCAGTATAATTATATCTTGGATCATACGCCATTCCAAATGATTTCACGTCATCTTCATTAAGCATTTCAGGAGTTCTATTGTTATACCAAGCTTCTGTAAGTTCTTTTAAAGTCTTAGCTTCTGTTGGAGATGTTCTACTCCAAATACCTCTGCCTCCATGTAAAGTATCCCATCCAGCAAGATCATATCCTAAATAACGTTCCTCAAGATCTGGATTATATAGACCAGCGGCTTCAAGTTTACCTCTGTTCTTAAGATATTCTTCAGCCGCAGCTTTACTACTTCTAAGCTTAGCAACAGAACCTACATCAATACTGTTAATAAGTTGTGATATAGCAGCTCTACCTTCAGCAGATCTAGATGGATCTATACCAGCAGCATACAGAGCATTGATAGTGTTCCTTACTTTTCCTATAACATTGTTGTTATACCATTCTTGATCTGCTAATATTGGCGTTATAAAATTTCCATACTCGGTCTAGAAATCTTTCATTTGTTGCTAGCCCTCATTATACATATCCTTAGCAGCATTTATGGCCATTGCCATCATCTATGTATCATAGATGTCTTTAGTGGGTAACTACACCCAATTATCATATGCGTATACCATAATTACGAATGTTTTGTTGCTAATTTACGATTGTATTGCATGGCTCCATAATAACCAGCGGGACCAAACATAAGCCATTGGTATGGATTTAAGACAGTTTGATTTTGAGATTGTTTTTGAGCCTGTTTCTGATTAAATGCCATGTTCTATATTGCTGCAAGCGTCTTTTGCTTATCTATATCGAGCTGCTCTCTATACAATCCCATTGTATCATTAAATTGCCTACGTTTAAAGTCATTAGCATAGTACTGCTACATGCCGTTTATAAGATTATACATACCAGCCTGCATGCCCTGTTGTCTAGCAGCATGAGCTTTAGAATAATAATCTAAATCGTATTGGTTTGCAGCCATTGCTATTTTCGCATTATTCATTCCGGCCTACAATGCTGTTTTTGCATAATCACTAAAATAGCTATTATTTTGCATTTCAATATTAGCAAGAGCATCTGATATATTCCTCTGTGTTTGATTGAGCGCTGCCAATCTTTGAAGTTTTCTTTGTCCAACACTTAAACCTCCAGATATATCTATCGCTCTATTAGTACGTAATTCCGCATTTTTAAGCTGTTGCATCATCGGATATGGATTAACTCTCAATCCGGCAAGAGTTTCAAAAGCCTTCATTTCATATGGATTCGCAATATAAGTATTAGGCTTATTTTCATTCTATTTAATAATGCATAAGGATCATCATCTCCATCTATTGCAGCTTTGGCAAACGACTTTCCAGTAACTGGATCGATCCATCTATCGGTAAATATTGCTGTCTTGTTCTTTGCATCTATTGGTTGTATATCTCCTGGATGTTTACTGTCTCCCGGATGATACGGTATCATGGACATTTCTCCAGTTTCTGTATCAAACATGGTTTCTCCAGGTTCTCCCAACGCATTTGCTTTTCCAAATTTATATCCACTTGGAGTATACATCCACACGTCGCCTTTTGTACGACCTGTTTTTGGATTTACTTCTGGTTGTTTTCCTTCAGAATGCCCGTATAAAAGCTATTTGTCAGGTACACCATTCTCTTCTGCATTACTTAATTGTAAATATTTAGTAAGAGCTGCTCCTTCTGCATCAGTACCTAAGTGTAACGCTTTATCGTTAAATCTGTTTACCATTTCTCGGCGCTCTCTTGCTCTTTTTGCAGATCCAACTCCACCTATAAGAGCACCTAACCCAGCTCCAATAAGTCCTCCTACAACAGTACCTAAACCAGGAATAATACTACCGACAGCAGCTCCAAATGCAGCACCTCCTCCAGTAGCTACAAGAGTATTGGTCAAGTTCTTTTTTCGAACATCTACCGTTTCTTTATTTATATCTGCGTAGTTCGGCGCTACATACCCTATTCCTCCTTTATTTCCTTGGCGTTGTCCGTACTGAGCAGATAAATCCTATTCAGATTTATCATTTGCAAAAGCATTTATACTCGCTCCAAGAAAATTTACTCCGGTGCTAGCAACATCTCCTGCTCCGGACCAGTTTACACCAGATGAACTTTTTATAGCTTTTGTATTTCCTCCAACCGGAGGTAACGTTGTTAGTCCTGTATTAGGGACCTATAAATATTTCTAGTTAAAATAATCATTTTTCCAATTATTCCAAGTTGTAGTATCTACAGGACCTATATTAGCTATAGGTTTATCATCTAATCTATTTGTCCAATCTCCAAGAGCTTGCTAATAATCTGTAGACGATAAGCCATTCGGTAATCCGTTTACAAATCCTGGAAGACTTCCAGTATTTTTTATATACTTTTTATTTTTTAACTCCATGACATTCTATATTTAGTTATAATATACTGCAATGAGAAGTCAGTAGAGTTACTGCTAGATTTAAGTTCACATTGCATTGTTTTTCCTCGCATTCGATCTCCATAAGAACTATCTGCATTCCTAGGAATATCTAAACGGAAGTCGTATTCTCTGTTTGTTATCAATGAAGATCCTGTACCAGTACTTTGTTGTTTTAACGGTGTTTTGAATGTGAATGTAAGATTATCTATACCTTCATCACCACCATAAAACCTGCCGCCAAAAGTAGATATATCAAACACCTTTACATACGGGTTCTGTGCATTGACAACATACTACAACAGTGGTTTTGCGCTTACACCAAACAACGTAGAATAATCTTTATTTCCATCGTTCCATTTATATACGGTATCACTATTTGTTAGCAACAATTCGTTATTTATCATTGCTCTGTATACAGGATTGAATGTATATGTAGATGTAAACTGTTGTACTTGCTCGTTATAAACAATAGAATAATTATTTACTACACTAGAAATAAGTTCATTAAACTTTATATCATACGATAATGAAGGATGACTTATTTCATCGTTTTGATTTATATAATTAGTAACATTTTTCACTTTTGCTAACGGCACTAATTCCATACCACCAGCATATGCAAGTATTTCTTTATTATGGCCATCCCACCAGTACTATGTAGTATTAGATTGTATTTCAGCTTCATATTGGAACGGTTTCATTCCATATAACGTAGATATGTAATCGTATCTTTGCAATACGCCTCCAGTACCAAGTACTATCTGATTATCATCTAGATCGTTCAATACAGTACGTTCATTTACACTCAATACCCCAGTTCCATTATCCTACCAATATAAAAGTCTATCTTTAAACAATCTCATGTTGGTAATCTCTCCAAATCTACTATCCACATCTATAAAGTTATTAGGCTTGAAGTTTAACCAATTATCAATATGTTCACCATTAGTCTTTAATTCAGAATGATGTACGCGAGTATCATACTTATCTGTATCAAGCTTTGTTCGCTTAGTGGTCTAATATTCTATTACTTCTGGTTCTGCGCCATATGCTGTATTATACAAATATGCATCTTTTGTTTGAGTAAACATCAAACTTACAGAAGATGCTTTATCTTGTATATAATATCTATATTTACTCTAAAGATTTGGATATAAATCTCCATATGTAGCAGATAAGTCTACATCAGATTCTACAGGTAAATAATATACAGTAGTATTTCTTACGCCCCATGCAGTACCAGCATCATACCACGCATGCGACGCATGATAAGTGAATATTCCAGGATAGCAATCTCCGTCAAATACATCAGCGTACCAATCTGGTTCTGTAAACATAGTAGAAGATGATGTTTCCATCTTCATATAATTACCGTATGAAATATATACACTATAATCTATAGTAGATGGACCTCCGTATGGTACAGCTTTCTTACGGATTTCCATTACAGGAGTGTACATTTTAGAAATAGAATAATGTACATCCATTGGACTGTCGATAGTCATTACCATACATTTTCCAGTAGACCCTATTGGAAGATACGAGTTAAATCTTAAATTTATAGTATCTTTATCAAATCCATCAGTTTCATTTTTCATATCCTCGCCAAAGCGAATATTATTATTTGCACTAGGAACACTCCATCCAATAAAAGATGTTCCTGCGTCTATTATAGTAACATCATCTTTCCATCGTATATTATCCTATTCGTCAAATAATGCATTCCAAGCAGGTACTTCAGGATATCCAACTTTTCCTACGTTAAAATAACTATTCTATTGTGTATCTGGAATCAAATGTATTTCTTGTAATGCAACAGGACTTTCCTTTGCAGTATCATCTTCAAATATTAATCCACTGTACGGGGAATATTCTTTAAGAGTATTTGCTCGTGATGCCTCAGAATCTAAAAACCAAGCGTTAGCAGGAACATTTCTTACTCCATTTGGTCCATATTGTTGAGTAGATTCGTCTTCATAATGAAACCAGTAACTATTGGCAGACTAGTCTCCGCTATTATTGTATGTTTTTATTCTAACGAAGGTAAAATTATTTGTCCAACTTCTATCTAACCATTCTCCTGTTTCTGTATCACAATAAAAATTATATTTATGCTATACTATAAGGTTATTTTTATTTTCTGATATTATATTCTTAACATCATCAGATTGATAAACATATTCTGGGGACGAAAACATCAATGTTTTACTATCCGTTATGCCCATAGATAAGAACGGGTTAGATGTTTCCGTACACTCGTCCCAAAACGTAGCATTATTTGGTCTAGTTTGAATATAATTCGTAGAATAAAGTCCTGTTGGACATACCATCTCCGTATCATTAAAATCATCATCTCCCATATTCCACGTTTTACGTGTATATATTCTATACGGGAGACCTGCAATACCCTATGTAATTGTAATCTTATCGGCAACGCTTCTAGGACATCTTACAATTTCAGCTCCAACACAACCTTTAGGCATTTCTTCTATCAAGAATCTAATACCTATCTGTTTCATTTCGTATATAGGTTCGCCAGTATATCTATCATATATCTACGGCATAGTTGTGTTATTTGGAACCATTATATCTGCAATCCAGAATACAGAAGATCTCTGTCCTTTCTTATTGTAAAATACAACTCCGTATCTGTATACTTCTCCCTATCGTAAAGATCTTACTTGATCCTCTTCCTTTTCTTGTTTAAGCCTATCTCTATACTTACAATTGGTTCTATCTACGTATATAGATTTTTCTATAAACCTCCAAGATATATATTGCCCTTTTCCACCAATACCGCTTCCCAGAGGAGATCTCCAATACTTTGAATCATATGTCAATATATTCTCAGTATTTAACTGTTCATTATTTTCAAGAGCGTATTGTTCATATTGAGCAAAATCTACATTAGGAATAGACTAATTTTCAAAATCTCCAGATGAATAAGCTCGTCCTATTCTAGGATTTGTCCAGTTATCTGTTATTATATTATCTAATTCATTATCCGTATAACGAATATTAGCTGCAAACATATAGTCATTTTTAGACTCTATTACAGTAGGTATTACGTTAAATTTTATCATCGATAACAGATCTGCCAATGCTATACTTTCAATATCAACACCTCTATCAATATAAGAGTTTACCCATTTTTCATCGTATATAAGATTTACTTCTGGAGTATGACCTATCTATCTATAATTTATTCTATATATCTAAAGATATTCGAGTTCTGGAATATTACATTGTGGTATTGTAAGTTGTACAGCCTTATTTGATTTCTCATCATTCTCGGCATATCCTTCATTTAGATTTTTATATAACGTAACAACGTTGCTTAACGCAGATAATGTAGTAGAAGCTCCTCCGAGTTTATAAAATCTATAAACATATTGTATTTTTGCAGGTTTTATTATTCCACTTGCATCTACTTTTTTAGCTTCTATTGGTTTTAATGTAGTTTCTACATCTGCAAGAAGATTTGATATTCCAATAACAGGATCTCGCCCAGACATAGACGCGTTCGCTCCATCTACGATATTAATATACATAAGCTGATGTACACCATCAGCTATATACAACTTTATGAGAGTTGGAGTTTCCCATCTAGTAACTAAGCTTAAATAATCTCCAAATGCCTCGTTCTAATTTCTTTCATGTAATTCTTCTTGGTCTCCTACTTCATCTATAGTCCACGTTTTTGGCCTATATAAACACATCCAATCGTGTTCTTCAAATGTGGTTGTAGAAGTATCCTGAACCCATATTTCATCATTAGTGTTTACTACAATAAGTAAATCTCTGATGCTTGTCATGGCTTTGATTTGCCCATCATTCCATGGTACATTCTTTTTAAACTAATCAGTTCCTTCTATAAGCCTAAGTTCTCCACTATTACTATCTGTATTAGTAACAAGTCTTAGGTTTTCTGCATACCGATACTGACTACTATCAATCAACGCGTCAGACACGTCGGTATTCATGCCTTTCAAGAATGTATTTATTTGTTGATTGTTATTAATATCCATAGAAGTAGTCGTTATAAGTTAATTGTTCTTTTCCTGTATGTTTAAAGAATGTATCGTCTCCATCCCAATCAGGGATAAGCTTATTCCAATCATTCTTTATATTCTGCATGTCATCTGCCGTAGGCATCATAGCTTCAGCATAAGCTTGGTTCCTATAGAAGTTCCATTGTGATTGTACATAGAAGTAAGTCTATTGTGCGTACTTCTGTGAGTACTTAGAACTACTTGTAGTAAGTTTACCGGCCATAAACTTAGGGAATGTCATCTTCATTACAACATACCAGTATATAGCCTCCTAGTAAGATGTGAGGTCTGGAATAAGAGGATAACCTCTTTCATCTACAGCTATTGCTTTATATGCTAATTTAATATACCCCTTACGCTGATTTGTAACAATCCAACCAGGTTTAATAAAGTATTCAGGCTTATCTACAATGCCATCATAAAACCTTCTCTGATACTTACTTAAGTTATTAGTATATAACTAATGCTATGAAGTAGGTAACTTATACATCATAGGTCCATGTGGAGGCGGTGGCATTGGCATAGGATCTGGTACAATAGCAGGTTCCTATATAGCCAAGTTTGCTGGATCATGCATTACAGTAGCTGTTGGGTGTATATGAGGTCTATTGTATTGCTTAGATTTAAATATCCTCGTCATAGTACTCATAGGTACCCAAGGGCCTGTAGGATGCTCAGAATAAGCTACACCGTCTAATACCTATAAGTCATCTGGAATAGGAACCTAGAAGTCCTGTATTTTTAATACAGGTAATCCATCTGTTCCTGATTCCCGTGTGATATACTACATAGGAGCACCAATCTTATCCACGGCCTCAAATATCCACTCTCGTATATCTGTAGTACGATTCTTTACTTCTGTGGAATCTAAATCAGCCATGATCTTTGCTATGACTGATTCACACTTTGTATATTTGTATATCATTTATATCTATATAATCGTGTTTGTTGAATATTAGTTGAGCTAATTTGCGTTTATTCTAGCGTACTAGACTTAACTAGTATTTATATCTATCAGGGAACGTTCTTGGTATCTTAGACCAGTATAATCTATATTTATACCCATCAGAATGTTCATTCAAATGATAGATCTTCTTATCGTATTCTTTACTTGCTTTATAATCCACAGATAACGAGTCTGGAGTAAGCGTCTTGGGCTTGTATTTGCCCACCTAAATGAAACCAAGCCCGTAAGGCATTTTAAAGCCTTCTGAGCGCTCTAATACGTATTCTAGAATAACTGTACACATCTCGTCTAAAATGCGCTTATAGAGGCTGTAATCAACCTCTATTGGCATTGTACGGTACATGTCTCTAAATGTCAATGACTGTTTACTTCTCATCCTCCTTAGGTCCGTCCGGCTTTATACCGTCGAGTGTTGAATTATTATCATCATCACTTGGTCTCTGAAGCATGAATGCAAGCTCATTCTTCATTATAAGGTTCTTTATATCAGGAACCATCCATGTAGGAATCTGTACATCATCCTCATCCGGATCCTCTGCATCTTCATCGTCTGCATCATCCTCTGGCACTTCGTATATAGCCAGTACATAGATGTATTCTAATTCATCTTGATCCTGCAAACCCTATACATAAATATGCTTATCGTCCATATAATAAGCTGTCATCTCTCCGAACGTATACTTTCTCCAATACTGGTAATGTCTGCGTATATGGTTAACATACTAAATATTCTCACCGGCCTCATCGTGCACAGCAAGAATACTAGTCCATTTATTACCAAATATGTTCTCAAAAGTATCTTCAGTAACCTTAGTGAATGTGTCTCTATCAGGATCCCCAGAAGGCACTTTCTTGAGCTTGTGAGGCCCTGTTTCCTTTAGGAGGATAAATTCTCCATCTACGAGATCTTCGAGGGATGCACCAGCCTTTTCTTGCTCTTTAATGCGATCCAAATGATCTTTCCACAGTTTCCTGCGGTAATGGTCTACCCATGCAGCTATATGAGACCTTGAAAAGTCTTCACTCTCACTAATGTTGCTATTTCTTGCCAAGAGAAGTATATCATCTATTATCTCCCTAAGAGATGTCTTTCTTGGTGAAGTCTTCATATTACTTATCTGTTATTTCGACTACTCTTACGTTGTCAGTTTTAATTATATCATTAGTATTATATATCTCATACTTATGTATATTTATCTTCTTCCAATCCCATGTAAATAGTCGTTTTATGAAATTCTTTTTATTCTTATACTGTCTTTCAGTATATAAGTAGAAATACATATCATTCTCTACTTTTAAACCTACATTAACAGTATCAGTACCTATAGTATAGTATACAGTAGTCAAAGGGTTATATTTTATACTATCCTAATAAGTAGTATCTTTAAGTATAGTAATTATATTACCCCCCTCAACTCCCTTACTATCGTTAACGTTTATAATCTACGACTAGGTTGCAGCTACAGAAATTGTTTTAGGTTTGAGCTTCAAAAGCTTCCTAATACTATCAACTCTATGCAATGCTTCATCCTTCTAGTTCTACAAATCTTTAATGTCCAGTCTTAAAACATTATTAGCCTACTAGGAGCTGTCTAACAACCCCTAATAGGCTTCAATGTTGTTCTGAGCCATTTCTAGCTCCTGTGAAAGCTTTATATTGTTTCTGTGGGTATTACATCCCCAGAGCAATAAAAACGCAACAGAAGCCGCGCAAATGCCCTTAATGACTGTCTTCCAGTGGCTCTTTAGCCACGCCAGAATCGTCAGTATTTCCATCTTCAAAATCAAGATCTATTCCAGTATAGTCCTCGCCCTTCTTACGCAGGAACTTGCCGAGTAATCGCCATGGACCTTTAGGATCTAATGTATTTAAATTCTCTATTATCGACCAAATCTCAGTTAATGTGATGATTACGGCCGCACCTCCAGTAAGCAGGAATACTCCAGATTCGTCGAACACAGCCCATTCTAAGCCGTGTAATAAGGCCAATATTATGCCTTCATCTTTTATCTTACGAATTGTACCATTCCAATTCTTACTACTTTCTATCTTCTTTTTTAGTTTCCTAGCTACCTTAAAGCCATAAACCATGTCTATGACAGTAGTGGCGAAACATATTAACAACAGATACCATATTGGGGCAAAGTAACTTACTACTGCAGAACAAGCCCCCAATAGGAACTTACCTACAGCACTACCATTAACCATGGTGTTTATAGTAGATCCTATGCTCTGTATTGTATGTGATAAATGTTGTATCATAATTTATTAATGTGATTCTACTACACGTACTTCCCAACTACCACCAATTGATGTACTTTCTCCTGCAGACGGATGTACGGCATATACGGTATATGCAACAGAAGCTCCATTCTATATAGTTGTTGTAGATGTAAAATTAAGATTATTAAGATATCCACTTCCCCAACTATGATATCCAGCTTGAGCTTGTCCGGGACCAGATCCGCTAACATCCCATTGGTTGTCTATAGGAGTTGGACCTGTCCAAGAAATACTAAGGCTTGTTGCATGAACATCTACGTATACAATGCCACCAGGTGCTACTCCTTCGCAGAATATAGCATAAGGATTTTCTGGAGTCTACTCTTCGTACCAATCTGCCGTATATACTTCGTTTTTGTCAGCCGGATATAACGTTGGAAACCATCCACCAAATACATAACCTTCTTTAGATGGAGTGTTTGGATCAGGAGTAACTCCTTCAGCAACAGTCATTGTTTGATATATTTCTCCTAAAGGCGTCACAGGACATGCAACATTTACATGTTTAATCAATCTTAAATTTGCAGTAACATTTGCATATTGATAATGATCAGCGTATGAATATGTAGTGACCTAGTTTGTAATTGATTGATGTGTCTAATAATCAATTCCTGTTATAATCGTTTGTGTTAACTATACTGGACAATATACTGTAACGCTAGATAAATCAGTATCTTTGTAAGTACAAGTCCAATATGGATGTGATCCGCTGTGTATCTCGTATGACTATCCTTCTGAAATAGTTAACTAATCAAATAAAATAGGAGATCCTCCTATAAAATCCATAGCATTATTTATATCACCTAATTTACCTATAATAGACTAAAGCTCTAAGGTAGTTGGAATATACCACGAATTATACATATCTCCCAATGTAGCTCCACGATTTGTGCAATGAGTTATAGATGGCATAGGAGACGATGAATTTTGTTTTTGCATTAATAATTGTGTGGTATCATATCCATGATAACCCTATGAGTTGAATATTGTTTCTGCATCATATTGACCATTTACCTATGGGTATCCAAACTAAATATTTTCTGCATCGACAGTATCTATTAAGAAACTATCTATTGGATTAGCAGCGAGATAAGCTACGCCTAATACATCAGAACTATTTATGGATCCAGAAGAGGAAACAGGAACTACGGTATAATTATTCATTACAAAATATATACCAGGACGATATGTTCTATTTTCTGCGAATACAATAGTATATGTATTTTGTTGAACATCCTGTGTATATGTAGCAATGTAATCTTGATTCTGTGTTGCAGTACTTATTGCAGGACTCCATCCGGAAAATGTATAACCGCTTCTAGTAGGATTAGCTGGAGGAGTTGGATTAGATCCTGCTGCTACTGATTCGGTTTTTAATACAGTACCATCCCAGTCCAAGAATCTAATAGTATATGTAACTATTGCGGTCTGTAATGCACTAACAGGTATTAATCTATTGCTAGCAGCATTAGCTACTATCTATTCTATTTTACTAGCATCGGCTCCGTTTGCAATAGCAGTGGCTTTACAAATACAATAATTACTTGGAGACAGCGAACTACCTAGGATCGCATTAGCCTCCGAATAAACTGCCATTTTTAACATAAGCATTAAATTTAAATTGTACTATCATAAAATCCAGCACCAGTAACAGATCTACCATTCTTAGCAGTAAGAGTAGAGCCGTTGTCGGTCCAAAGTCCCTCGAGAACAGAAATACGATTTATAATATCAGCAAGCTATTGATTTATATTAGCAACTTGTGATGCTTGATCTGTCGGCAATGTTATGGTGTTAGAAGAGCCATTTCCTTTTGTAACGATTATATTATTTCCGCTCTATGTAACACTAGTTACAACATCAGAAAGATTAGCTTTTCCTGAAATATCTTGTTGCTGTGTAATTGGAGTAATAGATGTTCCACCAAGAATAATAGTACCGTTATCAATTCTAGCATCTGTAATACCATAATCAGCAAGAGTAGTAGGATTAGAACCAGATGTTACTATACCTTGATTGTTTACCGTTACTTTAGTATATGTACCTGGAGTCATATTAGCTTTGTCTGCCTTATTCTGAGATAAAGCACTTTCCGCATTTCCAGCTCTTTCCGCTTCTGAATTTATAGCATTTTGCAAATTAGATGTTTTACCATCTACTTCAGATTTAGTATAAGCATCTGTGATACCATAACCAGCGATAGTGTCGGGATTTGATCCTGCGGTAACTATACCTTGCCCATTAACTGTAACTTTAGTATAAGAACCAGGAGTCATACTCGATTTATCTGCTTTCTTTGCAAGTTCTGTTATAATACCTGTTGTAGTATCATTATCTGACAATACAGCTTTGATTTCACTTACACCAGCTGCATCTATACCTATAATATCATCTAAATGATCATTCATATCTTGAATGTCTGCGTTATGCTTCCTTTCAAGAGCATCAATATCATTATTAAGTCCTTGCTCAGCTGCCATTGCACGAGTTATTTCAGACACTAAACTATTATTTATAGTAGTTTCTGCTCCAGTAGCTCTAGCAATTTCTCTTTCTAAAGCATCGTCTATTTCATCTTCTGCAGCCATAGCACGTGCTACTTCTCTTTGAAGAGCACCGTCTATAGCAGTCTCAGCTGCTGTGGCTCTGGCTATTTCTGCTGCAAGAGCAGCGTCATTTGAATTAATATAAACATCAAGTTTATTTTCAATCCTTTGCTCTTCTCCTATAGCCCTATTGCGTTCATTTTGGATATCTTGTTCTTCTTTTTCAGCAAGATCTCCTATCAGTTTAGACAGATAATTATAATTATCTTGAATAGTCTTTTCATCACGAGTAAATCTGCCATCAATATTATTAAGAGCAGTATGTACTTCAGAACAACTATCTTGTAATTTTTTTATCTCGTCCATGCACTTGCATGTATCCCAACATGGTCTACAACATATTTCTTGACCACATGCTATTTCTGGTTCACTACAAGCGCATTTATTGCATTCATTGCAACCACACTCTTGAACAGGTTCTTCTTCCTGACAAGAACTACATGTTGTTCTCTATGGTTCCCAACATGAGCTACAATTAAAAATTCTAAAATTATTCATCATATCTTTACAAATTATGCGTTCATAGTAGAATCATAAAATCCTTCAGCTACAGCTGGTCTATCAGATACAACTCTAGTTCCATCTGCAGAGAGATGCCACAATTGTTTAAGAGCGTTTACTTCATTTTGCAATTGTGCTAACTGATTGAGTATATCTGATGGATCGAAAGATTCACCTCCTCCGCCTTCGCCGTTGACAATAAGATCACCGTCGATAGTAAGATTACCGCCTATATTAGTATTGCCTTTTACAACAAACATATACGGATTACCTTGAGAATGGTCTCTATTTTCAATAGTAGTAACACCGTCTGCATATGAAATAGCAGTAAGACGCTTATTAATCACATCCTGGAAGTTATTTGCATTAGGAGTAACACCAAAGCGATCATCATAAAGCTGATATGCATATGCAAGCGCATCATTGTGCGTATTGTCAGATATATTTCTATCTAACGTATGGTTCATAAGAGTACCATACACTCTAATTTTCTTATTTGCTTCCATTATGCGAATTTAATTTTAATATTCATGTCACCAGACAAAATAGGAGCTGCACTACGATAAACAAAATAATTATCTTTAATTACAGCAGTTGTCATAGGCACTCTAAATCCAGAAGATAATTCTGCTGCCAATTCTTCATTTTCGTCTTCAACAGCCTTAACGTAATGAATTCTCCTTTGAGAGAACACCCATAAATAACGACCAGATTCAATATTAGCGATAGAATATATTTTACTCTTACAACTATATTCGCCAAGATTTGCATTATCTGCAGACATTTGGTTAATATCGTCTGTAAGATCAAATCCTATTTTAATAGTATCCACTTGCTTTACTTTTACGGTATAACTAAACGAAAGATTTTCATCAATGTCTTTTACTGTTATAGTAACAGTATCTTCTACAGAATTAATATCGTGAGCAGTTAATGTGCCGAATTTATCTACCGATACTACATCAGGATTAGATGATGTAAATACCAACTCTGGGAAATGCCAATCATACGGATTATACAAAACTGTAGTATCGTCTTGAAGGATGGCGTATATATTATAGTCTTTTCCTTCTAGATCAGATCCTCCAATCTTCATTTCACTACTAGAAGCGATTGTATAATTATCTGTCTCAGCATAAATATATTTAAATGGGTTTTCTCTTGTTCCTGTTGCATCTGCGTCTATAGTTATAGCACCAGATTCTCCAGTTTCATCATCTACCAGTTCAAATACATCGCCTCTATCGATAGTATACGTGCGAAGATTGTGACGTCCCCATCCTTGTTCAAATACAGTCAGAACGACAACTAATTTATATGTACCGCACAACTTCTATTGAACTGCGGGGAACATACAAGTGATTACATTCTTTACGTTTGTGACTTGAGAATCAGCAAGGTAATAAGGTAAGAATGGATTAGGATGTCTGTGATCTTCTACAGGACGTCCATAGATATCATACGGTTCTGATTCTGGGAAATGAGGTAACGCACAAGCAGGAACATGTTCATGTCCAATATGTGGATCTATTGGATTATACCACGGCTCAAATCCGCATTGAGACGGCTTTGGTCTTGGACCATGCTGTATATGCGGGCAATGATCATGAAAACGCTCAGGATGTAAACCAAATCCTCTAAAACCAGGCCACCAATGGAAATCGTGGAAATCAGGTTCAAATCTATCGTAATTACACATATTCGCAGGCATCATATGATAACTAGGAAAACCTGCATTATTTATATTATGATGTTCTGGACGATAGAATTCTGGGAACCCAACTCTCTTAAATGGCATCGGACCAGCTGGTTTCTTCTTTCGGAAGTAATCCACATTGATCAGATAACATCTGAGCTGTTTAACACTAGACTAATCAAACTCATCAATCTTGTCAAATCCAGCTTGGGTATTCGGCTCAATCTTGAGTTTAAGTCTAATGTCATTACCAATTCTTATTTTTCTCATATTGCAATATGTTAATAAAAAAGGCTACAGATGGGCGTTGCCCACCCATAGCCAGTTTTATATATTTTTGATAAAATTAACCAACAAAGGCATCGAGGATAGCTTTCAAGCCAGCGAGCTGACCAGTGATGCCATAAACCTCTACAGTCTGCTTTGTCTTACGGAAGATGTCATCAGCAGCACGGTACATGTTCTCAAACTCGAGAGTAAGAGCATCGTACTGAGCAGTGAGATCAGTCTCCATAGCAGGCTTGATGATAGGCCAAGTACCCTCACCACGGTTCAGGATTCCGAGATAACCCATAGCCTGAGACTCACGGTCACGTACCAGTTTAGCAGAAGCAGCGTACTGCTTGCCAGGAACCTTATCAATCTTTACTCCTGTTGGGAAATGCTTGTTTGTTGACTCCCATCCGTCTGCAGCAGGATCGGTGTAATAAACATTAGCATTGAAGCGAACCTTATTGGCCCAGCTGAGTGAATCAACGCTATCGTCATCATCATAAGGCAGAGCTGTCAGGACAACCTTACAAGCGGTGCCAGTAGCAGATACGCGAGCGCGCTTCCACTCTGAATTAATCTTATTAGCAATGTTAGTTGCGATAGAAGCTGCGTCGTCACCAACCTCGGTAACATACTCATATGACTCAGTCCACTTACGGAAACGATGAGGCATATCCTTGAATGTCAGACGAACGATGATACGCTTGCCACCCTCTGCAAACTTGTTCTCAAGCTGTGCATCGAGATTGCTGAAGTCGATAGTGATTACGTCCTCAGTATCAGCAGCATAAGTCAGGGCGTTCAAAGCCTTGATATCAGCAGCCTTAATCTCGTTAGACCACTTGATGATGGGGATGTACTCAACAGTACCATCCTGCTTGCGGAGAACAGAGTTCTTCTTCGTTACGATACCAATCTTAATAGTATTGATATCACCTGCATTACCAGCGGTAACATCATAAAGCTTATTAGCTGCGATATTGTCGTCGCAGTTCATAATGATAAACTTACCAGCATCAGCAGATGCAGTATTGATTGAAGCTGCAGAAGCAGGAGCAGCGTTCAGCACAGCACCAGTAGCCAGATTGCTAACAAGTACAGTATTTACGTATGTAATCATAATTTAAATTAATTTTTTCTACTCCCCCTATACGTTCCTTTCGGAGTCTGGACCTAACCAGCTGGGGTTTCCACGTTAAAATTATTATAGGTCTTACTCTTGTGTAAGTACCTAATCTGTTATAGTACGATATCTTTGATCAGCTTGATTCTCAATATACATTTGAGCAGCCATCTTAATAATCTCGTACATTATATCATCCTTGAAATCCACGTATTCTGCACGCGGATCGTCAAGTGTAAGTTCAGTAGGCCTTTTTAAGTAGCCTAAGGTATAGGATTTAATTGTGTAATTCTTATCTGTCAGAAGTTTACAACCACTATCAAAGCGTATACGCAAAGGTCTAGCTCTATGATACTTATAATGGAAGTCAGTAAGACTATTATTTATTCTATACATAAAACTATCTTGTGTACATTCGAATACACATGTATCCATCTCATGTCCACCGCTAGCAGAATCTATAATTACATCTTCATTGAGAGCATATAAAAAATCTGCAGGATAGTTTACAGTATATACATCATAATTAGCATGTGTTTCGGTCTTAGCAACATTTGAGAATGACACAGTTCTGAACAGAGAAATAAGATCTTGTCTACGTTTCTCAGTTTGTTCATAACCTGTTTTATGTACAAAGTCTCCGTTAAATCTAAGTTTATAAAACTTTGCTATACCTTGATTCAACCAAAACAAAGAATCTTCAGTGGCTGGCTTATTGACAGCATCATTGATTTTATTAATCTCACGCTCAAAATTAGCGATTATTTCAATATTTGTCATTCTTCAGTCTCCTCTCTTTGTCTACGTGGTTGTTGTTTAGGCTATGTAGCTGTAAGATGTCTTATATATAAATCAGTAGCACCAGCAACAAGATCATTAAAACATTCCATCGGTAACTCACAAGCAGTATCAGTAATTACACTAAAATCAGCAGGTAATTTAATATAAGTAAGATCTACATTGTTAATTGTAGTATACTCATCATGAATTACTTTAATACCATCAGATTCAAGTATGACTACAGGATTTCTAAGTATTCTATGCTGATCATATGCTTGATTTATAACCATGTTTGCATCAGGTTGTTTAACAAGTACATTAGATAACTTAGCTTGTGCATTAGCATTCTTATATGTACCTGTTATATCTGATACAGAACGTACATAAGCATAGTAATTAGTAGGGAATGCGAACGTCTTACTTTTAACATCATTTGAGCTCCCTGTTGAGCCGTTTGTAAGTATCTGGTGAGTTGTTAAGGTATGTAAGAGATCTTCGATCAGAACGGCTGTTCTGGAGCCAGATTCTACCTGATCGTTCTGTCTATACAACTAATCTATATACTACTTCTGAAATTGATTAAGAAAAGCGTAGATATCTTCTGTATCTATCTTATTCTCAAGTTTAAGTGTTGGCAGAATAGTTTGAAGCCTACGCTCAACTTCTATGCCTAATTGTCTAGTTTGTGGTAGTGTCATGCTTCAAGTCCTCTTGTTTGTGCTTTACTTTGCAATCTTGTAGATTCTACATTCTCAAGAGCAAATAGTACAGCAAGTGATATTAATTCTTCTGCCATCGTATCATTAAGCTCAAATGTTCCATTAAACTGTTCTGTGAACTTCTCTGGTTCTTTTATGTATGTCATATGGAAGTCACTTGGTATTCTTACAAGACCGCTCATATCGTGCATGTAATTATCATACAGTGCAATAATACAATCACCTTCTATATAAGCAACAGCATTCTTTATCCAAGGTCTATTAGAAATAGATTGCTTAAACTTTTGTGCAATCTCATGACTAACAAGTGTTACAGGACAAAGTGTACCTGATATATTGATCATACCTGATACATAATATAAGAAATCATCAGGAAGATCATAGAATACTGAGTTTTGTGCTGTAGGATGATTAGGATTAAATCTTGCAATATTCTCAAATGTAATAAGCTCTTGTATATCTGAGATAGCCTTTGTATCTGCCTCGAATGGAGCTCTGCGTACATTATTACCAGTAACCTTTTGAGCTATCAAAGCTAAATAAGCTTTGTTAAGAATTACAGCAGCTTCGTATTTTGTAAGCGACGGATATGACGAAGTAACGTTAGCTTTGTCATATTCTATCATGAATTTTATATATACATCGTTGTGCGCCATATCTCGTTGTTATTGATCGTTAGATCACTTATTTTCTACTTCGTTAATAATTGAAAGTTTTAGATCCTGATTCTTCTTACTATCAAGGTATGCAATTGCATCTGCAAGTGTATCTGCAAACATATCGCTTCCGTAGAAATAATGTGTCTTATCTTTACGGATAACACCTTTAGCAATAGCATTCTCAAGCAAGAACTCTGTTTCCTTAGTCTTATTGTTAACCCACTTATCAAAGAACTTCTTAGGATTCTTATCTACAAGATTAAACAAAGTAGACTCTACAAGCTCATTTGACATACGATCGGCGCTCATACCAAACAGGCGCAGACACTTACGCATTTGCTCAAGAGTAAGTGAATCAAACTCTTTAATAGCATCGCGACGAAGCTTATTCTGCTTGTTCTGCTCAATAGCCTCTGCTTCACGATTGATCAACAAATAATCTTTACCTGCATCAAGCTTATCAAGTGATGTAGCCACTCTTTTATGACCAGTAAGGAACTTGATAATCATAGCCTGACGGGGAATTGAATCGTCGAGCAACAATGTACGTGCGCCAACTTTTACAGAGAAGGTTGTCCAAAAATCTGATGTTTTTGAAAGATGGCCCTCCTCGTAACCTAAAGCTTTCTCAAAATATCTCTCATCTTCTGGGGTGAGACCCGTATATATCGACCCGGAACGAGTATAATAAGGAGCAATATAATCAAAACAATTCTTATATTTAATCAACCCGATCCAGGGATTCTTCTTTTTGATTTTAAGTTCAACTACCATAGTTTACTAGTATGTTGAGTATCGAACAGGGGGTCTTTCGACCCCCGTCGAATACTTATTTGTTTATTATAATGATCAGATACCGTCGTTTGAAATCTCAGTATCTTCTGCATCGCAGTACAGAATACCGCAAGACAGCGGGTTACGTACGATAATACCAACCTCACCGAGGAAGTGTACCTGGTAACCATCACGGCTGTTAGAACGCAGGGTATTGATGCTGTTAGCATAGCCATTAGGAGCTACAGAACCACCAGTATACCACTGTACGAACTCACGACCCTTGCGACATACCTTAACGATATTAGACTGACCGTCGAAGTTGCTAATGTTAACGAACAAGAAGGTGTAAGACATCAGTGGCTTACCAGTCAGCGGATGAAGCTGACGGAAGAGCTCCATATTGTCAAACATAGGACAGCGCTTCAGTGAGAGCTCAATACCGTTCGTCATCTTGTAAGTAGTGAACTGACCACCGAGAGTCAGGTTCTGACCGCTACCAGTAACGAAGATATTCTCACACATGTTGAAGCTAGCTACCTTATCCTTCAGGATACGGTCGAACTCACGCATACCCATCTCACCAGTCAGAGCAACGAAACGACGCTCATTGGTACCCAGGATATTGTAGCAGAGATCGAACAGATAATCCTCGAACAACTCAGCAGTAAGCTTGGTGTAGTAACGAATGTTAGCTGGGCTAATCTGCTCGAACAAACCAGACATCGTAGGAACCATGTTGTTCACCTAGAATCGCTAATTCTAGATCGGAAGGACTCCGGTCTGCCAATCCTTCCAGCTCTACATTTCTGTAGAGATCAGACCATATCAAAACCCTTTCTAATAATTTAGAAGTCGGGTTGTTTCCATTTCGGGACGCTTGCCCCTACTCCCTCGCCAGGGATGGTCGTTGAACCTTCACGACAGGTTCTTTGTAAATAAGCCAATCAGTATAAAATCCGGATGGAACTGGTTTGTTTGTATTTGCATATTTATTTATAGTTCCTATCTAATACGCTTTGCCAAAATATTTACTGATTTTATGAGCATTACTAAATTCTAATTTTTCTTTTGTTTTAGAATGAATAAGAGTGTATTTAAATCTGTCTCGATTTCCAGAATCTATAGCGTGCCATGTATTCTCTTTCGGAGTCATCCATCTGAGATTTTCTACACGATTATTAGTACGATTATTATCTATATGATCTACTTGCGTTTTATGTTCAGGATCATCGTTTTGAATAAATGCAAGTGCTACTAATCGGTGTGCCTAAAATTTCTTATTTCTATCACCATAATTTATTTTGTATCTTACATAACCTCCTTTTGTACAGTAAGGTTTTAAGAAATCTTGCATGTATTCAGAAAACACTCGGCCATCATTTGTGACCTTGTAATTTTGCTCATATCCTCCCAAATCAATTGGGAATGGCTTAAAAACCAAGTCGTGCTTGGCTGCTGATTGTCTATCCATCTTTATATCCATATGATGATTATACAAACTTAATTGTAATTATATTTAGAGTTTCCAGCAATTAAGAAACTTAATCGCGCAGAGATTACGCTCTGCGTGCCCATTTATTTAAAATGATAATTTTTAAAAGTTTAGGACGTCCATTTGTACCCTTATTGATATAAGTACCATCGCTCAGACGGTTGCTCTTAGAGAACAGCAGAGCTGTCTCTTCACGCTTCTTCCACTCACGCAGAGCCAACCAGTACTGATAATCAGACCACAGATAAGACTTCTTACCGGTCTCGGGATCTGTCAGTGCGATAGCCAGTACAGTGCTGTATGCGTCACCAGTGATGTTGTATTCCAGACGGAGAGTCTGCAGGTGGTTGCGCATCTTGAATGGAGTCTGATAGTTGATGATATCAGCCTCATCGCTGTACTCCTCGTAAGCAGAACCAATACGGCTTACCTGACGACCAGGAAGCAGGAACTCACCGGGAATATAAGCAGCCTGTGAACCATCTACTACATAACACTCATAAACCCAAGAACTACCATCCTGAGTGGGAACACCCTGAGTACGAACCTGGAATTTATAATCGTCAAAACTAAGTATAGCTCCAGGACCAACAGTCCTGTATTCGACGCAATTCGTTAATTTGCGCCCGCTTGTACTACTTAGGATACAAGCAGCTTTATATCTCTATAAAGATTAGACTATATCTTCATCCACTTGGGATGTTCCGCATTTCCCCTCACTTAAGGGTACGTCATTATCGACTAGTCGTTGAACCTTCAAATATTCTGAATCTATTTTTAAACCTTTTAAATATCCATTTTTTACAAACGCTCCAGTATTTTCATATTTGTGCAATATTGCAGAGGCGTTTGCTTTTGTACATCCGAATTGACTTGCAACATTTTGTATGCCTATTATAGTAAACGACTTATTATTATATATGTTTGTAAACGTATAAGCCTTACATATAGTAAATCTACCGGTATTATTGTTTCTTAAAGACGGTCTGTCGTATCCATTTCGACCGTTTGATATACTATAATGAGCATTGTCATAATTTGTACACCATTCTAAATTTTGTACAAAGTTGTTAGCCCTATTGAAATCTTTATGATTTACTTGTGGCAAATTATTTGGGTTTTCTAAAAAAGATTCAGCAACAAGCCTATGAACTCTGTATTCTCTTCTATAAGAACGACCTCTACATAAAGCAACTCTTTCATAGCCATCTATTGACATGCGAGGTTTTAAATATTTATTACTTCTTATAGAAAATACTCTTCCATCTGAACTTATTGTATATAAGTCTTCCCATCCTGGAATAGGCTTTGTTAATATTTGCTTGGCTGCTGATTGTCCATTTTCATTATTCATAATTCTATGTTTTTAATTGTTACTCTACGGTATAAAAACTTTTAGGAGTTTCCAGCAATTAACGGAATTTATTATCCATGCGGTTACCCGCAAGTGTGGCTCAGCCCAGAGCTAACCACCTCTCCTCCAAACCAATATAGATAGGAGTATTATTCAAACCTGGGGTAATAGTAGCATAATTGGCAGTAGTAATTTCCTGGCCATTCCATCTAGCCCAGCGAATATTTACAGCGTGATCGCTGTCAATCTGCACAGCCCACTCAACCTCGCGGTTCTCAATGACCATAGTCTTACCGAGACCGCCAGTCAGCAGGTCGATAGTAGTTGAAATACCATCATCCTTTGTACCAAATACCAGTGAAAGCAGACCAGAAATCTCATGAGGCTTGGTCAGCAGTGCGTTTGAAATCATGTTCTCATCAACCAAATCGCTGAAACGACGTCCGCGATAAAGCTGAAGATTGTTAAGTAAAGTATTATTCATATATATTTATAATTGTGTGCGTCAGAACATACCACCTATAAGGTCGGTTACTGACTTTTGTTTATCATCGGCATTATAAGTGCTATGATTCTTTGCACTATGCCTTAACATTTTCCTAAGTTTTTCAGCAGCGGATGTTTCTCCGGTGTTCTTTGCACTAGATATAAGGGAGTCAGCCTTCATTGTGAAGTAGGCCGATTCGATCAAATTCTTTGATAGATTTTTGTTAAAGTCTTTAGTATACTGAGACTGTCCGTTTTGATCCACTTTGAAAATATAATCGAACAAAGCTTTACGATCTTCTTTAGGAATTGCTATACCCCTAATGTTAGTAAGCTCATTTATATCCTTACTAACAGTATTGAAGAATTCTCTTGATTGCTCTTCTTGCTGTCTAGCCAGTTCCTCTTGCTGTCGTGTAGCTTCTTCTACTTCTTTCTGGCGTAATGCCTTTAATCTATCCAAAGCATCCTCTGATTCCTCATACAGCATATCGCTATCTTCGTAGCGGGAAATCTTTTTATTAATTTGTTCATCAGTGTAACCACTGCGCTGCATAAGTTCACGTACAACTGCTTTTTGATTATTCTCGTCTTCGAGATCAATGTTATCAAGAGTCAAAGCCTCTTGCTGTTTACGATAGAAATCTTCAAATTTACCTCCATTCTTTACGTACTCGTCGAGCGCCTGTATACGATCGTCCGCGTACTCAGGCTTGGAGTTCTCGTTTACTACAGCTTTCATATAATCTGTAAGCTGATCCACTGTAAGAGGTCTATCTTTCTCATCGATCTCATCCATATTCCACCCGAGAGATTCTCCAAGAGCATCAAAGAAAAGACCCACTTGCTGAGCCTCTATGATGTCATCTTGTGTTGGATCATCATCCTGTTTATTGTTAGGATCTGGATCCGGATTAGGATCTACTGGTGGTTCGGGATTGCCGGTTACCGGAGGTTCCGGAGTATCATCCACGTGTGCATTTGGATCCGGTGTATTTGGATCCGGTTTGTTGCCGTCCTCAGGATCTTTCACTGGCGGCTCATCAAGTATCTTTTCACCATCGATCGGATCCTCAAATGTATTCATATCATCAATGTTGGTAACACCTTCCCCCTCTTCAGGATTAGTAAAGATGTTATCAAGAATACCTTCAAATCCGCTCGGAATTGTATTCTTTTTCTTTGCCATATAATTATATGTAAGTTAATTTGTTTCAGAGTTTATTCTCTGTATCTTCTTCATGAAAATCGTGATAGCCCATTGACAACCAAGGGTATACTTTATATTCACTAAGTACATTTGCAAGTTGTTTGATCAGTGGGGCTACTTTATCATTTATTACTCTTTCTGGAACGTCACCTAAGTCTAAACTTACGACTTGTCCGAGTTCTCCTGGAGCTACATTTTGTTTATTTGTTGCATGTAGCATTGCTCCGTCATATATTCTCATAATTTGTACAGTTTATTCTGTTATTTTGTTTTAAAATGTTCCTGTAAATAATGAATAGTCTAAATTGGTGTTTGGAATTATGGGGTTTTCTTTGGTTTAATTCCACGTTTGTATAAAAAGTTGAACAGACTTCGTTTTACTGGATATACATACGAACCTTCTTGAGCTAAAGCAGTTCTCTTTCTCATTCTTTTTTCGGAAGCTTCTATAATTTTTTCCCTAACATTGGTTCTAGAGAATAAACCTTTTTGAAAATATGGAATGTATTGTTTCATATCGCCAATTCCAAAAGATACAGGTATAAACATATCCTCTGATCTATTTGCCGTATCCCATCTACCATGACCTTCGGTTATATTATTGGTAACATCTAGTTTTTTTGTTGTTAGTACTGCCTTGCCAGGAGCCAAAACTTCTTCTGCATCAGAACGCAGGTTGTCAATTTTATCTTGCAGTGGTTTTAGCTTTTGCTATTCAATATTTAACTTATTTTGTACCGTTTGAAATTTTTGTTTAAGTTTATTATATTTTTCTACTTTAGCATATGTGTTTGCTTTTGTATAATCTATTTCTGGGAAACGGTCCATGTACGCCTAATAATTAGAACCTTGTTTGTTCAATCTGTAAAGTATATTAGGCTGTGACAATTCTTGAATTTCTTTTGCAAGATTTTCTAATTCGTCTTCAAGAGGTTTTATTGACTTATCGCGCAATTTCCAATATTCTTCAGCAGTTTTTGTAACTCTTTGCGTAGCTTTCTCATATTCGGGCGAAAATTGATTTGTAGGTTCATTATTTATATATGCACGTTCGTTTGCAGCTTTTACGTTTCCGTGACCCATGTATTCAGCTTCTACAATATTAGGAGTAGTCCTTCCATGAAGCCTTCCGATAGCTTTAGACATTTGCTTGTTAAATGGAAAATAATTGGCATTGAATATTTGATCTTTATAAAGCCTTAACTGTTGCTGTATAGGTAAAGTATTTGGTATTTGAAAATCAAAATTCTAAAAGCCAATATATCCAGATTCACCTTCTAGTGGTGTTAAGGTGTGTCTAAATCTTTCTGCCAACTCTAAGGAATTAGATTGATAATTTCCACCATCACTTCTAAGTCTGTCGCCACCAGACTAAAATGATCTTGCTTGAGGATATGCTTTAGTTAAATTTTGTTGTATTAAATTTTTATCCGATGTATGAAAACCTCTAACCGAACTACCTTGTAAATCTAAAAACGATTTTACAGATTCTTGGTCTAGTGGATTTTTACCTGTTCTTAAAATAAAATATTCGTACTCCGGAAATTCTTCAAACAACTATTTTATTTCGTTATAAGACTCTTTATTTCTCTAAAGTAAATCCTGTTCTAGCTTATCAAATCCTGGAAGTCTATCTTTTAATTTTTGTAAATCTTGATTGTAATAATGTCGTTCTAGTAAAACTGGATCGGATTCTATTCGATTTTGTATTTTTGTACCAGTTTCGTCCATTGCACTTATATACTCATTTTCAATGCCACGACCTAACTAATCATTTTTCCACAATACAAAATTTCCATAATCTCTGTCTAACTTTCTTGTAAAATTTCTAATTGGTTTTACTACGCTGGTAGCAGCATCAGTTATCGGCGTTAATGTAAATTGCGGAAGTTGTTTAAACGGAGTTATAGCAAAGATTCCGTTTAATGCTGTATTCAAACCAACATTATCATTCAAAATATCTTCACAAACCCGTGCTCCAAAATAAGGAACTGCCGTATATGGATCTAACGCCATTGCTGTTTCTTTGACCATATGTGCCATATCCGCGGCATCAGACAGCCACGTTCTCTCTGGTTGAGTTTCAGCAATCCTTCTTGCTGTATATTGTCGATCAGATTCAACATTTGGTCTTCTGGCTGTGACAACAGCTTCCATTCCAGGATTAGTTAAACGTATCCAAGATCCGTCATCTCCTTGTATATATTGCTGATTTTGTGTCAGCGGTTTTTCTACAGGATATATTGGATTATATCTTACGCCGCCATTTTCTGGCTTACCGCCTCTGTATCCAGGCAGCTTTCCATTCTTAAAACCCAAGCGTTTCCCTCCAAACACATTCTTAGAAAGATTATCTTTTAAAGCATCGCTTACATCTTTATCATTAAACAATATATCTTGAACAACATTATTTATATTATTGGTTGCTCTACGTGCATATAATCCAGATGTATTAAATGCAGGACTTGTTGGATTATTCCAAGATGATATTGTAGATGGTGCAGGATTGGAAAGACTGTAATCAGGAGAATGATAATTGGACCACGGCTAAAATTTTTCTTTGTCCTATTGTTCAAGTAACTGCACCAATTCGCTTTTTGGTTCTATGTTTGATGAAGTTGAATAATTTTTCCAATAGTTTACATCTGCATTTATTCTAGCTCCATAACGTTTGGCGTTTGCTGGATACTTATAATACGCGTCAAACACACTATCCAAATCTCTATCCCCAGAAGCAACTGCATTTAAAAAAGCCTTTCCTGTTATACTATCCGGTGTGATTGCCATTAAATATGGATGACCTTGCCATTTCATACCGGCAAGTCTGGCATATCCTTTCTCGGATATTTTGTCCTTATATTTACCGTACATTTTCCGCAATGCAGGAAGAGTTGTTTTTTCAAAAGTTTGTTTTCGCAACATCTCTTCTTCAGCAACAGTTAAATACGGATTGTTCAATCTACCTTTTGATTTTAGATAATTATATACAATCGGGTTATTTTCTTCTCGTATATCCAGTCCACCACCTATCGCATGAGTATCCCATTTACTAGAATCTGTAGGTGGTCTCCATACACCGTCTGCCAAACCTTGTTTAGTAGGATTTTCTATTGCAAGAATATACGGCATCATTTGTTCTATAGGAAGCTCAGTGCCTTCTGCGTATCTAGGAAGCCCTGCATCATATATCTCAGATATAGACTTACCGTTCTTAAATCTAGGTACATATTTATCGTACGCAACTCCTGGCTTTTTTGTATATTCGGATCTAAAATCAGCACCATCTTTACTGTAGTACCAAGCATCTTCATGCATCTTAGTACTATGCCAATTAGGTTTCATGAATTCATATTCACCAGTCTTCTTATTTAGAGCTACACTATTTGCATGCCAACCGTTGTCAGTAAAGTCGTACGTAAACATTCTTTTACCAATAGCCTCACCGAAGTTCTTTGGCTTATCGTTCAACTCCCAATATCTATAAGATCTGTATGAAGATTCTGGAGTAAGTCTTTGGTTATCTGGAAGAGAATTAATATATTCATTATACTAAGGATCCGGTGTTATTACAGGCTCCTTGATATAACCCGCGTCATAAATCTCTTTAACAGATTTACCATTTTTATAAGCTTCAAAGCGTTGTTTAAACGCCGTAGGATCCTTTCTGCCCATATCCATCCATTCTATTGCTAAGAAGATTAGCAATGACGTTGGTCATGAAATCATTACCTTCATCGTGCTAAACTAATCTTAGTATAAGTTTTAATAATTGATTGTTCTCTCTAGTAAGCTCTAGAAGTTCTTTCAATATCCTTCTTTTGCTTTGCTTCGTATCTCTTAGTATATTGTTCAGAATGCAGTTTCTATTCTTCTATTGCATTCTTATACATGACTTCAGGATCTATCCTGCCGTCCATATCGACGTCTTTGTTTTCAGTACCTCTATAAGTAGATATCTCAGCTACTGCAATCTTAGTCTGATTGTCAGCATCAATCTTGTAACGCTCAAGCTCCATCTTAGCTTCTTCAAGCATGAGCTCTTGTTCACGCTGTTCATTCTGCATCTGCTGCAACTGTACAGCTTGTTCCTGTTCAGCTTGCTGTTGCTGTTGCATTTGCTGTTCCTGACGCTCTTGCATTTCCTTAAGCTTCTGCTTAATAATGTTGAAGTTATCATTTGTAAGTACTTCAGCTGCCTCAAGTAAGCTAGCGCCATTCTGCATAGCAGGTTGAATAAGCTGCTGTAACTTCTGAATGTTCTCCATATCCTTAGAAGTATCACTTACAAATACATCCATATCTTCATAGTAGAACTTATCTGTAATATCAAGATATGCACGCTCTCCATTATCAAATATATAGCTAAGCTTCTGTTTACCAGTCTATTGCCAAGCTCCTTGTGCAGTATTAAGCAACATATTAAGAGCATGACGCTTACATTGGTTATGTGCCCAGAACAAAGGTTCTGTAATATGTGACGACTGTATAACAGATCTCTCAACATTACCTACAAGCTCATTAGAACTAATAGCACCTTCACGTTGTTCTGTAATACCAGATATAGTACCTGCCAATTGCTCGATCTTATCCATCAACTGAATATACTCAGCAATTACATTAGACATAGTGAGGTCTAAAGCAGTGATCTGATTAAAAGTAGCAGGTTTACCTCCCTCACGTCCAGGGACACAGTTGTGCACAATGGTCATGTCACCAAGTACAAACTCATGTTTATCACCTTCAAGTGAAAATCCGTAATATTGTCCACGACCTGCAAATTCCATGTCAAAATGAGCATAGTTACTATTAAATACTCGTTTTGTTGGCCATATAAATTGTTTTCTAGTGATCTTTGTTGGTATTGTATATTTACCATCAAACATTCTCACTTTGTAGAACGGTTGAGTAATTGTAATAGTCTTATTGTGGTAAATCTTTGTTATTTTTGACTCCACCTTCTTTACACCAACTTTAAATCCAAGACTTCTTGCAACCAATACAAACATATCTACAAGTTGTTTACGTTCTTCACATTGCGTAAATTCCATGTATCCGCCGTGGTTTCCTTTTCCACGATAAACGCTTCCGTCGGTATCAATAAGTCCTGCGAGCAATTGGAGTCGTGTATCAATGTCGTAATTTAAGAATTCTTTTGGTATATGTTTATTTTCATATACATCAAGACTTCTTAAGTCTTCAATTAAAGCATTTTTACCACATTGCCCAGTTTTTTTATTGTTAACCGAACTTAGCCTAATTGTCATAGACTTAGAATCTTTTCTGTACCGATACGAACATCTTAAATCATGAGTAAGAGCATATTCTTCAAGATACTGAATTACTTCTGGATCCATCGATTCGAATTCCGGAGTACATTTAGTGCCGTCTCCTAGCCACAGTCCTAAAACATAAGGATCAAGTCCTTCATATTTAATACCGTGAGGGAGTTCTTCGATACGTTCCAAATAGCATCTTTGCTTATAATAAGGATTTTGCTTAAATTTAAGCATTAAATCTTTTGCTTTGTCGTAACGTACTTCTGCTTCAGCCTTCCCGTTAACTCTATACCTATACCTCACTATATGATCTGCGGTTACAGTTTGCTCTTCGCAGCCGACAGAAGGAATAATTTTGTACATTTCATCGGTACCGGCAAACAATCGATCTGCTTTTTGATATACGTTCCCTAATGCATTCTTTGTTGGAGTTAATATAAGATCGCCTTTTCTAATATCTTCTATATTACGAACTCCATCGATGGTCATCACCTTTGTACCAGGTGCGAAGCACCAACCCTCCTCGTAAGGATTTATGAAGTTTACACCCACGCTAGACAGATAATGCATCCATCTGTCAGGAGTAATATTCATAGACTTAGGAATCTATGTAATATCCATATTCACTACCTTACCTTTGTCTCTTGCTATAGCCAATTCAAGTCTATACCACAGTACAATATACATATACTGTAATGGTTTAAGAATACTTACAAGTGACCTTGGTCTTGAATTTGTGTTACTGTATATACATCCGCAATATGGGAGTTTCTGTGAGTTTGGATTGTCTATTGACACGTGCTGATATTCAAGAGGCTAGATACCAAAATACAAATCGCTGCCAGCACGATATCCCTCCCAAACTTCTATAATCCAGTCTGATTCTACAGAGATTTCCATACCTGTTTTCTTGTATGATTCATCTGCTATTTCTACTTGTGCTTGTCCCGACTCATCAAAGTATGTGACATAGTAAATCTTCTTAAATGACTTCCAGCAGCAGTGCCATACGTTTATAGCGTATCTGCTCTTAGATTCAAATTCTGGATTGTCATATATATGCATCTAGATACCACCACCGAAGTTATCTACAGGTCCATGATCTCCCATAGTATTAGAAGAATGTCCTGTAAGCATTTCGTTAAGCTTATTTAAATCTTTCTCTGTAAGCTTATTATAGTATCTATCGTATATCTCAGCTACTGGTAAACGCATTCGTCTACAGCACCAAGAACCGTCCTCTATAAACTCTAAGTCCGGTGCTCTATCGTAGGAGAAATACATTGGGTTTACTCTCTCCATATAAGGCTCATCGTTCTGTACTCCTACATAGTATATCTCGGCACCAGCGATAAGAGCATCCTTCCAACCTTTGATAAACTCGTTATCTAAGCTAAGTTTTTCCCTTAAGTATGTGAGAGTGTGATATGCAGCATTCTCTACAACGTCTTTATAATCCTTAGTCATATACTTAGCAATAGCTTCTGGCGGCATAACTTCACCACTCTGTAACTGTTGCTAGAATTGCTATGCTTCTTCTGGACTCATTCGAGCAGTAATAGATGCCATGATATATTGCATAAGCATCTCTTTCTCTTTGTCCATAATATCTGATGCAGCTTCTTGTGATGTTCTCACTACCCTGAAGTTCATCGGCCTCTTTGTCTCTTCACCTATAAGGAGGTCCACCTTAGGCCTTATTATATTGAAATCTTGAGGAGTAGCGGGGAACCCGTCTTCTACTTTAAACGGGTTTGTGATTCGTTTAAAGTCTTTCTCATCAAATATAGAATTATAAAGGTTGTAGTAGGTCTATATCTCTCCGAAGCGTGAACTGGATGTTCCTCCAGACACAACGTCTCCCTCGCCTATGATAAAGTTTACACAGTCGTGCTGCCATTGTTCGTTCTTCTTCTTTAATGGCAACTTCTGTTGAGGAAATGATATGTTATATAAATTATCTTCTACTCTAACCATTGTTAAAAGCTAAATAAAGGTATATCATCTTGCGTACCGTTATCTTCAGCAAACCATTTGTCACTAAATAACGGCATTTCGAAGAGTTCAACCTGTTTGTTCTTTTCCTTTGCAGCTGACACTTTAACCTAATAGAGCTCCTCTCTGTATATCATAACCATACATAGAGCAATAACACGGTCTACGTTTCGCACTCCGTCATTCTCTATCAATTCTTCTATTAAAGGTTCGCTGTATATTCTTTCTAGATTTGGATGGCCTTCTTCATATTCTTCCATTAACCATTCAAGAATAAGTCCTTCTCCATATGCCCTAATCTATTTTGTCATGTGACAGCCTTTACGGCGCTGTACTTTACTGTCTTTAAAGACTTCCGTAATTATTTTATCTGGTTGATCAGCCAAGAGATAATCGCAATGTTTGTTTGTGAAGTAAGGGTAAATACCCTTACGTTCATTCTCAAACAAAAGACGTGCATTATAAAACATCAGTAGCTTGCGCACGTTTTCATAATACTCTTCCGCAGTATCCGGACGGCCTGTATATTCAGCAACGATTACATCATTCCAAGCTTCTCCTGCTCTAACGCGTTTAAATATAAACGTCGATCCTAAAGAGTTAGTGAACGACTCGTCGTGATCATCAATTTGTTATCGTAGAGTTTTTTATCTCTACTTCTACATGTCCCCATGTAGTTCAGCGTACATCATCATATTGATTATGTCGAGCACTCTTGGGAGGATTATATTTATTCACCTCCTACGCGTTACACTGTCTTACTGCCTTTCGCAATCAGTAAGATTAGCACGGTGTTGTCTGTTCTAGATTTTCACCGTTTTTGCTCGATTTTAGACCCGCTGATCTGTTAACGGGTCGCAACCGCCAATGTATAATCCAAATGGGGGATCTGGGATCGGGTATTCCCATATAACTACTGATCCTCCTGGTTTGTCATCTTTCTTCAAGTGATAAGTTGTTATATCTCCAGATTTTTTTTCATGTGCTTCAACTCCACCTTTTCCATCCCACACTAGATCAACTATGTGCTTCATATTCTAGAGCTTCTTATTAGTTCTAATACGAGTTAATTGATCCATTAGGAGTTTACGTGGGAATATATTTTTACCAAGTTCAAGTACGGCTTCTTGTGGTTTAATAGGTCTTTCTGATATATAACGGTCAATAGATGTTTGAGTAGCACCTCCATCTTTAACTTTGTTACGCTATTCAATAGTATCTTCAATGGCTTTTTCTACAAGACTATTACCGTCTTTGTCCATGAATCTTCTATTGCCATTCTCATCATATCCTTCCATGTTAAGGTAGAACGGAGAGAAATAACCACATTTAGTCTCTTCGGCTTTATCATCCCATATATTAGGAAATGATAATATATTGAATGCCTCAGGACTATAAAACATAGTCTTCAGTCCATCAAACGACGCTCCTTCAGTACCACCTGTACCAAATACAAGCATCAGACCGAATGCTGTTCCATCATCATCTTCCATTGAAGGTTGACCTACACGCCAAGCTGTCTCTAGATTTGGGAATTTACCACCCTCTTCAAACAACACAAGTTTACCACGAATACCACGAATACGTTCAGGATCATTCTTAAGTGTTATTCCAGTGATGGCAGATTTATATCCTTGTTCGGTTTCTTTACCAAACTCATCTTTTATCTTGAATCCAGATTCACGCTCCATACGAGTTGATACTAATCGTCTTTTAGACCAATCAGTATTCTTATCTATGAAATCCATGATTTCCCAAGCTTTCGTTAGCAAACCATCTCCGATTAGGAACTTCTGTTCCGATGCTACTGCAAAGTTCTTAGATTTCCTAATCAGAGCATAGTTTCTAACAAGCATTGATGATCCTTTAAAACTGAATCCTTTTTTACGGGCTTTAAGAACAGCAAGGTGTTTGCCCTGCTGTTCAGCCTCTTCTACAGCCATAAAAAAGTAGTAGTCTCCATCCCAGAAGTCCGGGAAGTCTAATATACGTTCACGTCTGGTTCTTGTATCACCATTACGATCTTTGTATTTAGTGTCCACACGTTTTATAATGGGACTGTAGTTTAAGTAGAAATAATGGTAACCTGTAATAAAATCTCCATCTGGAGCCACATAACCATTCAAACACCGCTCCTCTTCACGGTCCCAATATTGTATATAATCAGTTGTTCCACGCGGAGCTAGTGTGTAGCATTCATGTTCTTTAAAGAATAATGCGGCTTGCTAAAATTTTGAAGAATTTTTGATCTTTTTATTGAAATCAACCATTTTTACGTTCCCTCCATTTTATCCAATGATCAGTATGTCTTTTGTGAAATGATTTTTTATATTCTCCAGATACATAATAATTTATTTTATCTGTAAGAACTTCTTTAGAAAAAGCAAATATCCATCTTTTGTTTGCTATAAATCTTCCACCATTTTTATAATTTTCATTATTACATATGTGGCCGATATTTCTATAATCTACTCCAGATTTATGTGACATTTCAGCTATAGATTCTGCATCTATTACACATTTTGTTAAGATATCATAACCGTATGTTTTTCTAGAAGCATCTTTTGCTGCTTTTGGAGTATAATTCTTATGAGTCTATTTTATTTTTTCTATAGTCTCTTTTGTGTGTTTAAACCCAAGTCTTCCAGAATCTCCTCCGGGAGTCATGTTATATCCATCTTTATAAGAATTATATAAGTCTATATAGAAACATTCGTGATAATTTAACTCTTTCTTTATTTCATCTTTCGTTTTGCCGAACGTATTTATTATCAATAAAATTCTAGCTTCAAAATTGTCAATTCCGTATTTTTCAAATGCTTTATAGATAGCAAGTTTTCTATTATGATTATTATTTGCATGACACATCAATCTATCTCTTATATCAATTGCTTGTCCGACATAACATTTTCCTGTAATCGTATTTGTTATTTTATAGATTCCAGTAAATTTCCAATCTGTTTTATTTACCTCGGTTAACGAAACCGGAATTATATAACTTGTATCCATATATTATATGTTATTTATACAAGGAACTTATCTGTGTTTTTAATCTTTTTATTAAAGTCTACCATTATTATATATTACATTGTAGAATCATAAAATCCAGCAGCTTTTGCAGGATAAGATGTAGTGACATATCCTTCACTAAGTCGCCATAATGATTTTAATGTGTTTATATCTTGTATTAAACTAGCTATATCAGCAGATGTTAGATATCCAGCGTCGTTTGTCAACTATGATACTTTAGTAGGAGCTCCTGATATTTCACTATAGGAATAACTTGGTTTAGTACTAGCTTTAGCCCAACTATATACATCAGATGCAGGTCTAGCATTACTAAGTCTAGAATCATTGCCAGCACAAGCATCATTAGCTCCAGTTCCTAACGGCCTCCATGTATTTGTATCTGTAGTAGGAGGAGTATATCCTAAAGCTGCTGTTACTAAATCTTTTGTTAATGATAATGAAAATGTAGTATTATTAAGAGATAGTCCTGTTCCAGCAGAATATGTTGTATCTTTATCTGGAGGTGTTTGCCACGTACCATCTTCTCGTAAATATTTAACTGTACCACTACCTGTTCCAAGAGCATTCTTTACTTCATCTGTAGTAGGTGCTTTGTGCACTTGTGCACCACTTTCTATTCCACTAAGTTTATCTGCTAGAGCTTTTCCTTTATCACCAGCATAAGCTGTACTTGATGTTTCTCCTAATGCTAATGATTTACTTATTTCTACATAAGTACTACCTGACCATCTATATGTAAGATCTGTTGTAGTATCTACATATATCTTACCAGATTCTCCAGGTCTAGGGAAGTTGTTTATAGAGTTATACTCTAATACATCATCTACGTATGATGGAAGCTGAGAAGAAGGAACTATGCCTGCAGAATCCAACGTAGCTACTCCGTTAGCCTAAGCTTTTTCTATTTTATCTATCTTAGTATCTAATTTAGTATCTATTTCTGTTCTATTGTAAGTCTAGTTCTTTAGATATATATCAGGTTTATTCTATATATAAGCATCGGATGATGTATCTTGTTCATCCCAATTAGCTTGTACGTTTACTTCAGCACCTTCTTCTATTCCGCTAAGCTTCTGCTTGCTAGTATTAGTAAAATCATTAGTCGACAATCCTTTACCAGATACTCTATCAACTTTATTGCTAACATTAGCGGATATGTTAGTTGTTGTTTTATTTATATCTCCAAGTTTAGTTGTAAGATTAACTCCACTATTATCTATTACTTGAGTTTCTCTTATTACTGTATTTTGCTTAGGAGGCTAATGAAAATATCTTAATACTGCCATATTTAAGCAATCTCATTATCTTACAACCCCTACAAGAGGGGTTGAATAATTAATTAAATAAGATAAGCGCAGCGACATAAAGAGCATGCGATGCAGCGTTATAGGACGCATTGCCGCCGCCGTCCGCATAAGAGGCAATAGCTGCAGAAGCCACATCACGCAACCAAGGATATTCACCTCCAAAAATTTCAGTATGGTTGTACTTCTGAAATACCTCTAATTGTCTGCATGCTTCACCTGTATCATACAAACTAGAACTACAGATAGTAGCTCCATATACTTGTACCTCGCTTAATGCGCTTATATAACAGTCTGCTTCCCATTCCCAGCTGTTAGAACATCCTGCTACAACTCCACCAAACTTATTAGGTCCATTTGAATCGACAGAATTACTTAACAGCTTATAATGAGAAATAAGATTATCTGATCCAAGATCTGTTCTAACTAACGGAAGAATAGTGTTCTTAAGATAGTAGTGCAAATCTGAGTTCTTATAACCTGCTCCGCGATTATCAGCTCCAGTATAAGTATTTCCACTTGCGTTCCACGCCTGAGTAGTATGAGGAATAACTATAAGTCCTACGTGGTTCTTATTAACACGATATGGAGTTGTAGTACCCTTCATTATATTAAGTTCAGCAATCACATACGTGTGACCATTTATAGTCTTTTGGTCACCTACTTTCAAACCATATTTCTCAAGATTACCATCTGCTACAGCTTGTTTTAATACAGAAAGATCAAAATCAGTCTTACGTGCATAGTTTGTAGCATCACTGTCTTGGAATAATTTCTCTGCAGTAACTACATCAGTAGTAACTCCATTGATAGTCTTTGTAATCTTCTTATTAGTAGTATCATAAGATACTGTAGATACAGTAGCAGACTTATCAGCTTTGCCAGTTATATCCTGATGTGAAGTAAGAGGAGTTATTGTGTTACTGCCTAATGTAATAGTACCATTTTCTATTTTAGCGTCAGTAATACCATAACCTGCTATAGTTGTAGCTGTATCTGCTTTACTATTCCAAGTGTATTTCTCTCCAGTAGATACAAGCGAAAGATCAGTACCCCCCTAAGCAGCTGTCTTACTATCTACAGGATAACGTCTGTCCATCAATTGTGGAAGAGCTACTCCATTAGAATCTCTTACAGCATTAATATGGGTAATAGGGAGAAGCACATTACCATCGGTTGGATCTTCTAAGTATTTAATATTTCCTTCTAACATAAGGTTTGTATTTTATTAAGCAACATTTACAAGACTTGCTAACTCTTCCTGTATCTCATTGATACGATCTCTAGCAGCTTGACGTGCAGCTGATAACTGTTCAAAATCATATGGATCCTGTTCACCCTTCAAACGAGCCTCATAGATCTTTATAATCTTCCAATCACCAATAGATGATGTGTTAGCTGAAAGACTACTCATCAACTGTGCCATTTCTGCTTTAAGTGCATTAATTGCATTAAAATTTTGGTTCTCACCCATAATAAAATCTCCTATTAAAAGTTAAATAATGTATTTAAATCTTTTGCATTTAAATTACTATAGATGTCAGTACAAAGTTCGTTCCTCCCGATTCGTTTTTCGGGTTCGTGTTTTGTAAAAAGACTATTATATAATAGATCCATATTACGTAATGTTTTGTGGCAAGCGTTATGATCGATAATCACAGTACCTTTCCATGACTTATAACAATTCAGTATATCTGTTTCTGTCATCTTACCTATATCTAACATTCTACGGAAAGCTTTTAGTCTTCTTCTTTCTCTAACTATCTTTCCGTGAGAAACACGTTTTAGAATCTTACCTGTGGATAGTATGTTATATTTTATTTGCAGAAAAGTAAATCCATGTGTTAGCTTTACTATATGAGTTTTCTTATCGTTTATCTATAGTTTTAACGTAGATAGTTTATATCTTATTTCTTGTAGTAATGCACTAAGTTCTTTTTTAGATTTACCTATGATGAATATATCATCCATATATCTGCCATAGTATTTTACGCTTTTAACTATTTTTATGAATGTATCCAATATGTTTAAATAATATATTGCAAATATTTGAGGAGCTTCACTACCTAGATTTAATCCTTTATTAGTCTTAGAACTAGTATCTATAATATAGTAAATCAAATCTAACACATCTTTGTCTATATTTCTAATACGAGGTGTTATTATCTACTTTAGTATATCATGATCTATACTTTCAAAGTACTTCTTTATGTCTATTAGAAGTACATATCCATCTGTACCGTTCTTTCTAATAAATTTTCTAAGCATTATCTCAAATCGTCTTCTTGCAAATGATGTACCTCTATTCTTTAACGAAGCATAATTATCATATATCACAAAAGGTACTAAAGACGGTATTAATACATTCTTAGTAAGCGTTTTCTGAACAATTCTATCTCTTACTGCAGGAGCTTCAATATTCCGCAAGTGGCCTCTTTCATTAAGTTGAAAATCTGTAGTAGGACTTACTTTGTATTTATAACTCAGTACATCTTCCTACAGTTTTATATTGTTCACAAGTAAATTACTTAAATATCGCTGAGTATTCTCTTTCCATCTGCTCTATCTAGTAGATTCATAAGCACATTCGTTGAGCGTATTCAGCTCCATTAAATATTGCAATGTTATAAGTATCATTTTAATGAAAAAGGCAGGGCGCCTATAGCCCCATTAGACGTATCTAGGCGCGTCACCCTGCATATTTACCACATATGTGGAAGGTTTGACCCTCCTTATCCTAACTACCTCCGGCATCTGTATGCCGGTACGTTGGGGTTAATCGCAGCGACATAATTAGCATTTGATGCAGTGTTATTGTTCGCATTGCCGTTGTTGTTCGCATTAGCGGCATTAGTTGCAGAAGCCACCTAACAGGGCCAAACCTGCAATAAAATCAAATATTTGTCTCAAAAGTAGTTCTTAATTTATTATCACTTTTTCTCCAAGCCTTTAAACTATTTATCATATGAATCACATCTGAAATATTAGTTGTATATTTATTATCAGATATTCTTAACCTCATCATAATTCTCTAATAGTTTGTAAGAATTGCATAGCATATTCCTATAGCTTTACCCATAGCAAGTCTACGTTCTTCCCATTCAGCTAAACAAAAAGGATAAATAGAATTTGCTACTTTTATATTATACAGTAAATCGTCTGTTAGCTTTTCGAGTGTTGCATATCTTATATTAAGGAATACTTGGTTCTTCTATAATAGTTCAGCTGTTGCGTAAAAGTTATGTTCTATTAAATTATCTATACCATCTGCAATTTTGAAATATAATGGTTCGAATTCTACTTTACTTTGATTTCTTTTACTTTTTACAACACTCATGATTATTAATTATTACCCAACCCCACATGGGGGTTGGAATTATTAGTAAACTGTTTATTTAAACAGAATAAGCGCAGCGACATAACCAGCATGTGATGCAGTGGTATAGGCCGCATCGCCGTCGTCGCTCGCATAAGCGGCAAGAGCCGCAGAAGC